CAGGTAATTGGTAGGGCACAGAGACCAGGTAGGAAAACAAAACTTAACATTTGGAATCTAAAATATAAGAATGAGGTTTAGATAGAATGAGATGTAAAATAGTATATGCCGGAAATAGAAACGAATGTTTTATTTATAATAATCCATATAACTTACTAAATGATGGTGTTTATAATTCATATATTTGGATAATTCTAATTGAGTTCTAAAAAATATATAGATGTAATGCAATCATCGTGTAGGCACCAGTTATATTCAATATGAGGCATTTGTAGTGTTTTTAAAATGATATAGGAATTATGAATATGTATTTATGTAAATTGTAATTTCTATTATAGCTATTTTATAATAATGTTTCTTTATTTTTCTTAACCGACCCTTTTTTTCTTAACCGACCCGTTTTGTTTTTCTTAACCGACCCTTTTTTTTTCTTCCCAAAATGTGTTGTTTTGATACCCCTGGATAATTCTTCCCATTTTTTAATATCGGCATCTGTTGGGTGTCTGTCAAGTATTTTAGTGAGTAAATCATAAACACTTTTATTTTTGATTAGTTTATTAGAATTAACACCTGGGTGTTTGCCATTAAGAAGTGCAGTAATAAATTTGTATCCCCCATCAAATACAAATGTTAAAAAATTATTATAGTTGTCTTGACTATCTGCCCAGACACCCCCAGTTGGTCCATATTTAGAGACTTTGATAATTTTTTTTGCTAAATTGATATATTTAGTATCACGCTTACAATTATTTATTACGTTTTTGAGTTTTTTAATTAATGTATTTAGCATATTGGTTAATTCATCCTCTCTGTCCTTTCTTTTACCTGTTTTAACATTATTCCATTCAACCGAAGTATAATATATACGACCATCCAGAGCTTTATAAGGTTTCATTTTTGTTTGACGTATAATAGATAAATTATACATATGTATTTCATTCATAATTAATAACAGCTGACCTATGTCTTGTATATTTAAATCACAAGTTAATTGTCGATCCCTTTCCATACAATTTAAATATATAATTATTATATAAATCTATATTTTTTATTTTTGTAATAAACTTTCTTGGATGACTATAGTTTACTATAGGCATTCTAATTCTGATATTTAATATATTTTTATCAAACTGATGCATCAGTCTATCGGTGAATCCTTTAACAACAGAGTACGATGAACCAAAGAAATCTGGGTTAGAATTTTCGCTATAGCCTTCAGAGTTTGATATTAATTCTTCATGTTGTGTAAATATACATCCTGTACCTAGATATGTTAGATGGATATCTCTTTTTTGACAAATTAATGCCAGTGATAATGGTGAAAACAGATTATCTCTTATATTATCTACTAATTTGCTTGTATAATATTCTAACTGTTGTTTTTTAATAATTTAACAAACATAGAACCAATCCAACCATTACTACCATAAACTAAATATTTCATTATAATATATGAATAAATTATTTATTTTATTATTATTTTAACGAAAAGTCTTTTATACCGATGATATTATTCTACTCCATTCACTCAATAAAGAACTCAATCATCAGGTAATTGGTAGGGCACAGAGACCAGGTAGGAAAACAAAACTTAACATTTGGAATCTAAAATATAAGAATGAGGTTTAGATAGAATGAGATGTAAAATAGTATATGCCGGAAATAGAAACCAGAAGACATTTACATACATAAAAAGACGTTTACACAGGAATTTACCAGTTGGAAATTGATGTGTCCCATAATTAACATTATATGGATTATTGCATTGTATGAAATAGTTTACTAGATAAAGAATGCTGTTCATAAACTGTCCACCCATACCAACACTTAGACAAATTGTAAACCTATTTTTTTTTCCATAGATATTAAATAGAAAGGCAAACAGACAAAACAGTGCACAGAATAGTGCATGTGTACCTTCAATAACCCTACTCCAGTCATCTTTTACAATCATATATTCTCTATCAGCATAGGCGCCATATTCAGCATAAAAAATATAGGCCATTTTCCAGGGTAGAATATAGGAGATGTTATATTTTGAACTCCACACATGTTCTTCTGTTGCTATAAGGGTTCTTGATATATTGTTAACATATTTATAGTGTGTGATAAAGGAAAATTCCCATAATCCTGTCAGGATTGTAAACATCATCCAATAATAGACAAATTTATTCATACGAGTTAATGAAATGACATTTTTCCTAATAAAAAATGAAATAATAATAAAGATTCCTACTTCTATGCCTGCTATTTCAAGTCCTGTAAACATTTATAATAATAATAGTCATATCTTTAATTGTATTTAATAAAAAATTGATAACCATTTTAATTTATAATTTTATTAACCCATCATTATATCATGAGTTTTTCTAACACAATGCTTCGTTCTATTATTTGTAGTGTTGATAATGCTTTTGTTAATGGTAAGTCAATCGATTATTTTAGATGCATCATTGACCAATTTAGCAAGCACGAATATAAAGAGTTTCTAGATGATTTCAAAGATAGTAATAAGGAAAGAATTAGTAGTTATGACCTACTTAATACAAATGGTTATTCAAAGTATCAACTATACAAAAATAATAATTATGAAGTAAATATGATTGAATGGGAGAAACAAGCTAAAAGTAAAATTCATAACCATTCTCCAAATGGATGTGTACTTAAACTAATTGATGGTAGTCTTATTGAAGATAAGTTTATCTATCAAGAAAACTATAACACACAAACTTATAATCTTGAACCAATTAAACACACTGAAAGGAATGTAATTGTCCCTATCCATTCTTTCAATAAATCCAAAACTCATTCATATTATATGGAAGGATTTCACCAGATTACAAATATTAATAACGATAAATCTTATTCGTTGCACTTTTATTCACCGCCAGATTTCATTCCTAAAACTTACTAAGACATTTTACATAATTTATAAAACCAGTAATAATTTAGACACATAAACATTCCTTGTATATATGTAATAAATGAATCGAGGTGATATATCTGATGGTAAAATAGATAGGTATTTAGAAGAACTCTGAAAGGAATATATAGAACAATAGTAGTTATACTTGCAATTGTATACATAGGAACGTTCTTTTTTTTTTTTAAATGTAGCAACCACGTCACATTTAATGGAACTGTTGTAATTTCGCTTAAAAAATTTAGTGCTACATAATAATAATAATTAGGCAAAAGTGGGTACCAACTTTTATATAATATAGTTGATATAACCACTGTGTGATGGAATATCATTTGATTTTTTATTTTAGAATTATAATAGAGTAGATAAACAATATCAAACAGATTATAGACCACAGAATAATCTAGGATTAGATCATAGAAGTATACATTCAATATGTTACCTAATTTTAGGATACTACAAAATGCTAAAATAGAAGCATGGATACTAGAAGTATAACAAACAATTTCTTTACCATTTTTTGTGATATTGTTATAAACAAAATTACTACATAAACAAGTAAATATAATCTGGTTTGTATATCTAAAATTATACAAGGATGTATACGCCACTAAAATTATAGGCGATATGTATATATTTAAAAAATTTAATATACTAATAACAAAAATACTATTATATATAATTTCTGCGAAACGTTCAGAAGCCATTATATAAATAATCAAAACTTATTTAAGTATTTTAATAGATATCATTTATAATGCAGATTTTCGTAAAAACACTAACCGGTAAAACTATTACACTTGATATTGAACCAACAGATACTATAGAAAATGTTAAGTCTAAAATCCAGGATAAAGAGGGTATTCCACCAGATCAACAGAGACTTATTTTTGCAGGAAAACAATTAGAAGATGGAAGGACTCTAAATGATTATAATATTCAGAAAGAGAGCACACTTCATCTTGTTCTAAGATTGCGAGGATAATATTTGTATATAGTATGTTTTTATTTTTGATTACAATAGGATTAGATATTGCTATGATTATAGGTTGGTGGACAACTAAACTTACTTTTAGGATAATTTATTACGGGGGGAGCTATATATTTGCCTATTATAATAGCAATAGATTAATAGAATATAAAGCTTAAAAAAAATAGGTATATAATGTCTATTAAAAATGTTGATATATGCTGTGGTTTAGCCTGGGGTGATGAAGCAAAAGGTAAAGTTGTAACTGAATTAATAAAAGAATATAACTATGACTGGGTGTGTAGGTGGTCTGGTGGCAGTAATGCAGGACATACTATTTATTATAATAATATTAAATATAATACTAATGTGATACCATCAGGTGTATTTTATGATAAAAAATGTTATATTGGTCCTCAATGTTTTATAAATTTGGAAGATTTAGATAATGAAATGAAATATATAGAAAATATTGGATTTAGTATAGAGAATATCCGTGTATCTGGTAGGGTTCATATTATTACTAGTGAACACAAAAAAGAGGATGTGTTAAAATATAAAGGGTCACAAGGTTCTACTGGAAAAGGTATTGCGCCATGTTCCAGAGATAAATATGGACGTACTGGTATTAGATTAATGGATATTCTAGACACCTATGATTTTTCTGGATTAAAATGTTTTGATAAAAACAAGCATATTATGAATGAAGAATTAAGTGGTAATATATTGTGTGAAGGAGCACAGGGTATATGGTTAGATATAGATTTTGGTAATTATCCATATGTTACTTCTTCAACCACCCTTCCATTTAGTGCATGTTCGTTGGGGTTTTCACATCAAAAAATAAGAAATATTTATGGAGCCGCTAAAATATATGATACACGTGTAGGGGTAGATCCAGACTTTGGTGATGAACTACTAAAAAATGGAACACTAAATAATATTGCTATTATCGGAAAAGAATTTGGAACAACTACAGGTAGAAAACGCAAAGTTAATTGGCTAAATCTATTAAAATTGGTAGATGCAATAAATATATCAGGCACAACTCATGTTATTATATCTAAAATAGATATTTTAAAGGAAATAGATACATACAAATTAATAGAAAATGAGATAAAAACCTTTGGTTCATTCGATGAGATAAAAAATCATATTGATAGTACTATAAAAGATAGATGTGAATTTGTAAAAAATATTATTTATTCTGATAATCCCAAGCATATTAAATTCGAACAAGTAAAATTATAGTAATATAAATATTTATAATAATATATGGAATACGACGATATTAATTCTCTTTTATCTGGGTTAGAATTAACTACAACTAAAAAGGAACAACCAAAGATAGAAAATATAGAAGATGAAGAGGAAATATTAAAAATAAAAAGAGAATCGAATAATCGTCTATGTTTTAGGGATATGGACCATCAAAAACATAATATATTAATCCCTAATAAATTTAATAAAAAGGACGATATAGACGAAAATAGTTTTGATAATACAAAAAAAATTAATAAGGAGTTAAATAATCGCATGTTTGATTTAAATTCAAATATAAAATTAAAACCTATAATGGATTTTTATCCAAAATCTTCTAGAATGGTTAACAAAAAAAATAAACCTAGTAATTAGATTGGGCAAGCCATGGAATAGAAGAGGCGCATTCATAGGAAACTTCAGTTAGGGCAATGAGAACATAGTAGCCACCGGTTCTCCTACTCTCGGCGTCTATGCCAGAGGAGACTAATTTATTCATTTCTTCTAATACGATTTTTGATAAAATATTTTTTTCTTGTGGGTATAGATTAATTATATAATTTAATTGGTATTTGAAAATGTCATTATTGGGAACAATTTTACATTTTTGTTCCATATTTATCTGAACGCGGTAATTCCATATATCTTCTAGACATCTATATAATTTTTTAATATAACTAAAACTTAGATTTAGAAACCAATTTACGTTTGAACCAAATGATAGAATATTCAATGAATCAATTTTTTCAAAAACATTTAGTACCTTATTTCTAATAACTTGTTCTTCTGATAATTGCATTGGGGTTTCTATAATAGTGCTTATTTGTTTTTTTTCAATAAAAATAATTCTATTTTTTATAGATTTTATAATTGTTTCAGAGATTGGTCTACGGTTATATGGATTTATATTCGAATTAGATAACAATTTTTTTAGTGATCTTATATCGAATCCATATCTAAAATTTTCATTATCAATATAACTATAAAAAAAAATAGGTTCTATTTCTATAAATTTATCAAGTGTAAAAAAATCCTCATCATTAACGCATTTTGTTGCATATTTCATTCTAAATTTATTCTGAACTAAGATAATAGTTTTTTCGTATTTGCTATAATAATCAATACTGTTATAGTGTTGTTTCAATCTTTCTAATAGAACTGGTTTTTTTCCAATCCAATTCATATTTAATGCCTTTAGTGTTTTTCTAATAGTATCAACATATATTCTTTGTTTATTTTTTAGTTTATAGTCTAAATCACTAGGTGTAAGTATTTCTTTATCATCTATCATTAAAATAATAGTATATATTTCTTTAAATTTATTAGAAATAGATTTAAATTAATTAATTTAATTGATTAAAAAAAAAAATTGATTTTCAAAATCCTCCAATGAAGAGAATACAAACACATAAACATGTCTCTCGTCAAAGGAAAGAACGTCTCTATGTCTGCTGTTGCCGTCTCTGCTGCCAAGACCCTTGACAATGGTGCTAAGTTGGTCTATGTAAATTACAACAAAGGTAGGTTTAATATTCAGACACCTCCTATGGAGTTGGCATGGGATGTAAACTGTTATAATGAGGGTCCTTATCCTAAATATAGTTGCGAGATTTCCTTCAAGGGTATGGATGAAGATACTAAGCAAGGTCGTGATCTTAAGGGATTCCACGATAAAATGGTAGAACTAGAAAATAAACTTATAGAAGAAGGTGTAAAGAACGGTGTTTCTTGGTTCAAACTTGCTAAGGGTAAGGTGAATAAGGATGTTATTAGTTCTAAGTTTGGTCCTATTATTCGTGTTTCTAAGAATAAGGAAGGAGAACCAGATGGCAAGTGGCCTTCTACAATGAAGGTGAAGCTACAGTATAAGGACCTTAAGTTTGGTTGCAAGTTGGTTGATACTGATGGTGCACCTATGGATATTAATAATCCAGAAAGTGGACATGATATTGATACGACACTTGCTAAAGGAGCAAAACTAAAGTGTGTTATTCAGTGTGTTGGTCTATGGATTGCGTCTGGTAACTATATGTGTCAGTGGCAATTGGTTAAGGCTGAGGTAGAGGTCGCAGAAGGAATGGTTAGCGATGATTTCCTACCAGAAAGCGATGGAGAACTGGATGATGATGATGAAGAACAACTATCACCTAAGATGCTTGCAGATAGTGATGATGATGAATAAATTGTTAGTTAGAATAAATAAATAGATAAAATAAGTAGTATAAATATATTTTTTTATTATTTTTTTATTATATTTCTATCGTATATTATTAACTACAAGTATAACCTATAGATAAATTTAGTCGTATAATATTTTTGTCCTAATGTTTACACCATATTTAGTAGTAGCATAAAAATAATATATTAAAAAAAAAAATTGATTTTCAAAAACAACTTAAGATATTAAATACAATCATATAAAACCATGTCTCTCGTCAAAGGAAAGAACGTCTCTATGTCTGCTGTCTCTCTCTCTGTTGCCAAGACTCTTGACAATGGTGCAAAGCTAGTTTATGTAAATTACAACAAAGGTAGGTTTAATATTCAGACACCTCCTATGGAGTTGGCGTGGGATGTAAACTGTTATGACGAAGGTCCTTATCCTAAATATAGTTGCGAGGTTTCATTCAGGGGTATGGATGAAGATACTAAACAGGGTCGTGAACTCAAGGGGTTCCACGATAAGATGCTAGAACTAGAAAATAAACTTATTGATGAAGGCGTAAAGAATGGTAGTTCTTGGTTTAAGCTTGCTAAGGGTAAGGTGAATAAGGATGTTATTAGTTCCAAGTTTAATCCTCTTATCCGAGTTTCTAAGAATAAGGAAGGTGAACCAGATGGAAAGTGGCCTTCTACTATGAGGTTGAAACTACAATACAAGGATGATAAGTTTGGCTGCAAACTCTATGATACTGAGGGTGACCAGTTTCTCATCAATAACCCAGATAGTACTCATAAGATTGATAGTATCCTATTGAAGGGTTCTACAACAAAATGTGTTATTCAGTGTGTTGGTCTATGGATTGCCTCAGGAAACTATATGTGTCAGTGGCAACTAGTTAAGGCTGAAGTTGAAATTCCAGAAGGAATGGTTGGTGATGATTTCCTACCTGATACAGATGATGAGGATGAAGATGACAGTGGCGAGACCGAAGAAGTTGATCCTAAGATGCTTGAAGATAGTGAAGATGAAGAAGTAGAAACTCCTGAACCAGAAAAGACAGAAGAACCAGAAGAGACAGAAGAACCTAAGGCAAAGCCGACTGTTCTTAAGAGGAAGAAGAAGGTTTCAGCAAAGAAGACAGATGCTTAATACGATTATATAGAATTAGAATAGTTTTAGGGTTATAGATATATATATATTTTTTTTCCTTTTTTTTAAAATTGATTTTATTTATTTATTTGTAAATAAATACACATCAAATATTATCATACACAATCATGACTAAGGGTGAAATTCACATTATTATGGGGTGTATGTTTTCGGGGAAGAGTTCAGAACTTATGAAAGTTATAGGCAAATATAAACTTCTAAAAAAGAAAATACTAGCAATCAATCATATTTATGATACGCGATATGGTAGTGAAAAAATTATTACACATGATAAGAAGGAGGAAGAATGTATACAGATAGAAAAACTAAATAGTATTACTGATAGTCAAGAATATATTGATGCTGAAATTCTTATTATAGAGGAAGGTCATTTCTTTGTAGACCTATATGAATTTGTATCTAATGCTTGTGATAGTAAAAAGAAGGTGTATGTAGCTGGATTGAGTGGAGATTTTCAACTAAATCCTATAGGAGATATTCTAAAACTTATTCCGATTTGTGATACTGTTAAAAAGTTGACTGCATTATGTCTTAAATGTGGAGATGGTACAGAAGCTATCTTTTCTAAAAGAATAGAAAAAAATGAGAAACAGATTTTGGTTGGCAGTGATGAATATATTCCGGTTTGTAGACACCATTTTCATAACGACAAGTAATAATATTTGTAAAATATAAAGATTTAAAAGAAGAACGCTATTTTTTATTAATGGAAAATAATAATAATAAAAAAATACAAAAGAAAAGAGGAAGAAAACCTAAGATAATAAAGAATGATGCTAACAAAAATAAGGAAGATATAAAAAAAAATGAGAAAATTATTTTACATTTGAATATTACTGAAGAAGATCTTAAGTCAGATGAAGTTCTACCGAATGAATCGAATATTGTTTACCATAAGTATAAAGAGAATGAACCTAAAAAAGATAATAAGGATTATATTAATTATATCAACAAAATAATTGAAGACAGGAATTCGATTTCTACATCAGAAAATAGTTTATTTCTTGAATATAACAATGCAAATAAAACAAAGGTGTGGCCGACTAAAACAAATATAGACTGTCTATGGTGTTCTCATTCATTTGAAAATATACCATTTGGGATACCTATTAAGAAGGAAGAATGTACGATGCATATGTTTGGTAATTTTTGTAGTCCCGAATGCGCAGCGGCCTATAATTTTAATACAACTGACGATAATATATGGGAAAGGTATAGTTTGTTAAACGAACTGTATTCTATAAACAATGAACCAATTAATATTGCCAATTCTAAATTGTTGTTAAAGAAATTCGGAGGGACATATAGTATTAATGAATATAGGATAAATAATATCAATTCAAATTTTGTTATTAACATGCCTCCAGTTGTATCTCATATACCAACAATAGAAGAAATTTCAAAGAATTATAATAAGAATGAACAGCTACAGCAAGTGGATGTAAATAATGAATATAATTTGTTTCGTCAAAATAAAATATTAAATCACAAAAATACCTTAGAAAATATTATGAATATTAAATATATATAATGGCTATTAATCAATTATTCATAAAAAAACCACCGATTGAATTGCTCGAAACGATTTTTACTTTAATGGGTATTAATTTAAAAGATGGGAATAAGTTTTATTATAAAAGTATAGAAGATAATATAAAGGAGATTATAGAAATTTTATTACATATTAAATCATATTATTTGAATTGTAAATCCCAAATATATTATAACAACTTAATACCGAAAAAAATAATTACAATTATAAGGCATTGTCTTAAACTCTATGACTATAGACTATTATCAAGTGAAATTTATAAGAATAAAAAGAAGATATTAGAATTTACAGTTATAGAAATTAATAAACCAGTTAAAATATCTCTGGATTTTAATTAACTTAATTTTAAAGTTATATAATTAATATATGACAGATTTAGATTACTTGTCTAAAAACAGCAAAAAACTAATTTCAAACAAACAAATACTATTTTTTTTTAGTAGTTATTTTATTAAACATATTACAAACACGTATGAAAAATTTAATGACTATAACAACTTTACTGAAATAATTAAGTATGCTTGTAATGTTTTTTTTAATGTATTTTGGATCGAATTTTATTCATCCTTTAATATATTTCAATCACTTTTTATAGCAGAAAAATCAATAGTACTGTATTGTGAATTCATATTACTTTCGTATAATTCTAATTTGATTATAAATGATAATTATAGACCAACAATTATTGATGCTGTAATTTTTACATATAAAAAAACAGTTGAAAATAATAAAATTAGTGAAATTAAACCTAAAAAAAATAAAATGGAAATAGTAAAATGTAGCTATTTCATAAAGGAAATAGTAATGTTACTTTATTTAAAAAATATAAATCCGAACCAAATACCTTCAATTCTAGATACTATAAAGAATAAATATTATAGTTTTGAATCTAAGGAAGGAAATATTTGGTTTTCTAGATTATTATATAACTATAATTTGTAAATATTTTTTTTAATTTTTATTTTTAAATAATATGGATGATGAATTAGACATGCTATTTAATAATTATATGGAAGAAGAAAACATAAACATAAATGATTCTACTAATAGATTAATCATTAAATATATATACACGATCTCATTTATTTATTGCAATATGATGATTTATATTTTGAATATATGGTTTATAACACATCACAAAAAAATAATATAAATAAATACTTAAAGTTTTAACTATTAGTAATAGTATAAAATGCCGTCTAAATCCAAAGCCAAATCTGCAACCAAGACCTCCGGTCCGAAGACTCCTTCCAAGAAGTCTTCTTCCAAGAAAACCTCTAAGACGACCTCCGTTAAGGTCGCTGCCCCAGTTATGGCTCCTGAACCTGTTAAGGTCGAAGAACCAGAACCGGTTAAAGTCGAACCCCCTGCGCCTGTCGAGGTGGCTGCACCAGGTGATGAGGTGTCTCCTCATGCCGCTATTGAACAGCAGTTCGCTTCCCTAACCGAGAAACTCGTTGCCCTTCGTGCGATGGAGACTTCCTTGATGTCCGAACTCAAGGCTCTCCACAAGAACACCCTCAAGCACCTTAAAACTATGAGTAAGAAAAAGAAACGCACTCCTAGCGATAAGAAAAACCGCACCCCGAGTGGTTTTGCTAAGCCTACGAAGATGTCCCAGGAACTCTGCAAATTCCTCAACAAACCCGAGGGTACTGAAATGGCCCGCACTGAGGTGACCAAATACATCACCCAGTATGTTAAGGACCACGACCTCCAAAATCCCCAGAACCGTCGGGAGATTAAATGCGACAAGAGTCTTAAAGCACTACTTAATGTTGAGGATGACACGACGGTCACCTACTTCAACCTCCAGAAATACATGAAGGTTCACTTTATGAAGGCTGAGGTTGCTGTTGTTGTCTAATTATAATAATTTAACTATTGTAAACTATCTTATTACCTATAAATTTACCAATTGGATCTCCTACAGACCCATCATCTAGTTTTTCATAAATATCTTTATGGATATCCTGAGTAATATAGTATTCACTATCATCAATTGTGATAAGTTCTACTTCTATATCCTCATCCTCTTCTTCATCTGGTTTTTCTGGCTTGGAGTTTTTTAGTTCCATTTGTTTTATTTTTTTTTTTAAAAAAACAATTTCATTTGTTTTTTCAAAAAGTTCCTTATCTTGTTTCTTAACAATAGAAACACTTTTATAACGATTAAATTCAGTTTCAAGTTTTTTATATTTCTTTTGCAATTGGGTAAAATCTTCTTCCAATTTAGTTTTATCCTCTTTGCTAGAAACAATCAATTTATTCATAGAACTATAGAATTCTCCAAGGTGTTTATCCATTTAATAATAATATAGTTTTGTCTTTATATTTAAAAAATAAACTATAAGAATCTATAATATAGATATGAATATCGTGTCCAGATTTGTTTCTGGGACCAGACGTCTTTTTACTAATAGTCAAATTAGACGTGTTAGTACTATAAATTACGGTGATATGAAGGAAGAAATTGTTACTCAATTAGAATATCCTATTAATAGGTGTCGGTCTTCTATTTCAAATAAAACTATTACAGTATTGGGATATGGTCCACAGGGGAGGAGCCAGGCACTTAATATTAAAGACAATAATCTAAAAGTAATTGTGGGTGTAAGAAAACACGGTACAAGTTGGGAAAATGCAAAAAGAGATGGATGGATTCCTGGTATGGATTTGTTTGATATCGAAGAAGCCACCAGTCGTGGTAAAATTATCAAATATCTACTATCTGATAGTGGTCAAATCGAACAATGGAAAACTGTAAAAGATAATCTCTATACAAATGATACACTTTATTTTTCACATGGATTCGGTATTCATTACTATGACTATACAAAAATTAACCCACCAGAAGATGTAAATGTTGTTATGGTGTCCCCAAAATGTTCGGGTAATACTGTTCGTAGAAACTTTAGTAACAAAAATGGATTTTCTTCATCCTATGCTATCTATAAAGACTATGATGGTACAGCCGAAGAAACATGTTTATCTCTTGCCTTTTTGATTGGTAATAACTATGTTTTTAAAACTACATTTGAGAATGAAGTAGTTAGCGATCTTACTGGTGAACGATGTGTTCTAATGGGTCTTATCCAGGGTGCATTTCTAGCACAATATAAAGTTCTTAGAGAAAATGGACATAGTCCTTGTGAGGCATACCACGAAACAATAGAAGAAGCACTACAGAGTCTTTACCCATTGATTAACGAAAAAGGTATGGATTGGCTATATAAAAACTGTTCCACTACCGCCCAGAGAGGAGCACTTGACTGGGCTCCTAAATTTGAAGAAAAACTTACACCACTTATCGAAGAATGTTATGAAAATGTTAAAAATAATACGGAAGTAAAAAGAGTGATTGAATGTAATAGTAATGAAAACTATAGAGAAGAACTAGATAAAGAATTAGATTTGATTAAAAATCAAGAAATGTGGGATGTAGGAAATCAAATCAGAAAAATAAAAAAAGATATTAATAAACATAATCTTACAAATAACTATAGAACTTACAGATATAATGGGGTCTACTACGATAACTAACCATAAGCAAGTCTTTCTATCCTTGAAATATAGTTTAATTCAAGACACCTTGGACATTCATCAAATGTATCCTGTGTATTATCCCCACAGTAACAAGGACGTTTACTAAATTCTTTTGAATAATTTCTATCTTTAAGAACCCTTTTCTTTAACACACCATATCTTTTACAAGTACTTATGCAATTATTATTACATTTTGTAGAATATAAACAATCATCTATTTTTTTATTACTCGGAATAGTCACTATCTTCTGGATATAATTAATACAGTCCCATATATTTAGTTCTATATCGGAGGTAATAGTAACTATTGGATAATTATAGGGAGAGTTCTCCAGTTTTTTAAATTTTAGATTACATTTAAATTTTTTTGAAATATTTTTTAGATTAGTATAATTATTACCAAGAACGATTCCTACCCTTTCTGGGTTAATAGGGACGACATAACTACATTCACCTATTTTTGAAATACCAAATTCGTTTACTCTGTGTTGAGTCATAATTATTTATATTAAATACAAAATTATAAATCAATTTTTTATTTTTTCCTCTGAATATATAAAATATGTGCATGATAGGAGGCAGCTAGAACCCCAGTTACTAATAAAATAAGACTCATATTTTTAGATATTTTACCATTACCTACCCCGCTATATCCAATATAAGAAAGTAGTAGACCTAATAATATATGAGTAATCCAAACAGTTAAACCAGAAACACCAAAATGATACATCCTTTATACAATTATATTATATAATTATTCATACTCATCATCACTATCATTATCACTATCATTTGGGTTTCTTAGTGGATCTTTAACAATTACATTTCCATTTTTAATAGTTTCGCAGGTATAATCACTATATTCGTTTTGACAAGCGGTTTTTTCTATATTATCTTTATTAACATCTAAATTTTGGTAATAGGAAGAAAAGAAATAATAGAATAGACTTCCTCTGATCATACCAAATAATAGATTAAACATAATTTTTTGATAACTTGTTTCACATCCAATACTCATACGCGACCAAATAGTAACCAGGGTCATGAATAAAAGGAAAATAAATTTAAACCAATTACCAGAGATTCCACCCTTTGACATCATTTCAGTATAAAAGAAAGATGTTACAAAAGAAAGAATTTCAGAATGATAATTTGGTAGGAATCTACTTGCACCACCAATATTCTCAAATACCGCGCAACTCGAATTAAATATTATATTGCTGTATTTGTTATATAGGAACCCAACTATATCATTAAATATTAACCCAACCATAAGGATAATTGACCTATAATCTTTATAAAGTGTAGCAGAAAAATAGGTAAAAAAATACAATCCTATCGGTATAAGCTTAATAAATAAATGGATTAATTCTTTTACCATATCAACACTTTGTAGTATATTCATTATAATAAATATATATAATAATTTAGAGAAAAAACTATATAATTATTATAATGCGGTGGTGTTGTGTTGGAAATAAAAACAAGTCTTTCCATATATCTTCAACCTCGTATAATGTAATTAATAATTTTGAAGAAACAACCTTGAATGAATGTCTTAAAATGGACCAACTGAATGAATCGATATATACAAGTCTTTTATCAAAGGCAAGTAAAGCACAAAAAAATGTAAAAAATAGTTCTATATATATGACTATAGAAGTACCTCCACCTCCAAGACCATCTAATAGAGATAGATATACTATATGGCAGAAAAGAACTATTAGTAGGTCTGTTATTGAACAGAGCGAATCTGTTTTATTTTTACAGTCCAAAGGTTTAAATTATGATGTTGATTACGAAGCATACCAGGCAATAGAACTTTCAAAGGAATATAAAAGTAGACATAATATCAAAGAAAGTAGTGTAGATAAAAGTAAAATATTTGATAATGTATTTACAATGAGTGATACAAATATAATAAGAAAAAAATCTCTAAAGTGTGTAAACTATGTTGGAAAATCCAGAAAACTTTCAGACGAATACCTGGACGCACCTGACTATGATTTTGATAATTTCGAAGAACCGAAATCACCAGAACCACAAAATATAATAAATATTAATACGACACTGCCTTCTGCGCCACCCGCACCACAACAGTTATATCCACAACTACATTAAAATTTATTAAATTTTATATTATTTTCTACTAAACATAGTTCTAGAACCTGCCATATATTATTTACTGGTCTAAGTTCTATGTTTTCAAGTATTTGTGGTTCATTATTTTTAATAATCTCAATGTCCTGATTATTTGATTCTGGATATAATAATAATTTTACCCCTGCCTTTTTACCACCCTCTATTTTAGAACCTAAACCACCTATCTGGTTCACATTACCATTTAAATCAATCTCACCGGTTAAAGCAACTGTATTTAAAATAGGAGTATTCGTTAGTAAAGAAATTAAAGCTAATGTTATAGCAGCACCCGCGGACGGGCCATCTTTAGGAGTAGATGTGTCTGGACAGTGTATATGGAACGACCATTTGTTTTTTTTACCTTCTTTATTAATTTTTTCCTTAAGTTCATCTGGTATTATATTCCAGGCTAAGGTTCTAGAACAATTCATACTTTCTTTCATAACATCTCCTTGTTTCCCAGTAAGATGCATAGACATATGTGAATCACCAATCGTTTTAAATATTTCTATAATAGTTATACCACCTACACCAGTTGTAGTCGCATATAATCCATTTACTAATCCTATATGTGGGGAACTATGTATTTTTTTAGGAATTAATTTGTGATTATTTTTAAATATATCATCTATTAACTCCATGCCAACTGTATATGGATAGTCTACTTGTTGTCTAAGATTTCTTATATTAATTTCTCTCATTATTTCATAAATTTTTTCTTTTAGTTTTCTTAGTCCTGATTCATTTGTGTATGTATTTACTATATACTCTATAATATCATCTGGTAATATAATATCATCGATTGATAGTCCTATATCTTCTAATATATCTGGCATACTAAAATTATTAATAATATGAATCTTGTTTATAGTTGTTAATGCAGAAAATTTAATTCTATGGATACGGTCCATAAGAACTCGGTCTATAAGTGATGGATCATTATAAGAAAAAATAAACAAAATTTGCGATAAATCTATTTTAATTCCTGAAAAATATTTATCTTCAAACTCCTTGTTCTGTGACCTATCTGTAATATGGGTTAGTATACCAATTAGTTCTCTTCCTGTTTCGGTATTACTTATTTTATCCAATTCATCTATATAAATAATTGGATTCATACATTTAGAATCCATCAATATATCTACCAATTTTCCCCATTTAGAACCCTGATAGGTATATCCATGACCCTCAAGTATAGAACCATTACTTGTACCTCCCATTTGGATAAAAGAAAACGGCCGAGTAGTATTATCATTTCCCTTTAAACACTGTGAAATACCTCGTTGAACTAAAGACGTTTTCCCTACACCAGGTGGACCCTCGAACCCTAAACAATAGCCAGACATAGTACCATTTATCCATTGCCCGATTATTCTAATAATCTCATTTTTTGCAGCATGCTGTTTATAGATTGCTTTATCTAAGAGTTCTGATGAATTATTAATATATGTTAGAATATTAGTTTTGTAGTTATCCCATTTCTGGTTTAATATATCAAATTCTGAAAGTTCTTCGTTATCATCTACAATATCTATACCAAATAGCAACCCTATATTAATTTTATCCTTTATAGAAGTTAATTCTATAATCTGATTTATTAAATTAGTAAACATTTCTTCTTTTTTACCCCTCTTTATAACAAGTTTGGTTTCAAGAAGATAGTTACATTGTTTCGTAAACTCTAAAATCTCAGAAACCTTATAATCATTATAATATAGTAACTCTAGTTTTTCAGTGATTATAGTTTCAAGTAAACTATTATTTAGTTCATTATAATTCTTTAAAAATTTTATTATCTCATTACGATTTTTTAATTGGTTGTTATTATTTAATTTATATTTTTGTATATAATTATTAAAATCATTCCGCAAATCTTCTAAACAACCAAAAATATACTCTTTCCTAAATATACCAAATGGTATTTTTAACAACCCATCAAGATATTGTGTAGATTTACTACTATCTGACCTATTATTTTCTATTTCCTTTAATTTATTAAAAGCCTTCGCCTTAACCTGGTCATCGGTTTTCATAAGAGTAATCCTTTTATCATAGGGTATATTAGTTTCATTAAAATTTTTTGCCAAGTCATTTTTGGTCTTATATTTACTAAAATTAATTCGAAAGTTTTTCTTTATACTCCAGTGAAAACTATTATATATTTCTTCTGATACCGGTGTAGCCTTTAGTATAAATGAATCATTATTTATAAGGTCAAATAGAAGAAAGGATAAATAGTTAAAGTGAGATGTTTCACCATCCAGGAATAGTGATATAAGTAGTTGTCTCTGTTTAAATGGCGTACAGGATAAAAACATTTTTACCAAAGACGAAATTGTTTCTACTTTTATTTTATTAAATAAATTATACACTTCTGTATATTTTAGTATAATATCTTCATTATCTAAAACCAAAAATTCTTTCAAAGACAACTGATTTATATATTTAGTATAAAACACCTTGTTTATTTTCAAATCTATAGTAGAAGGTAAGACACTTAAATTCGTGTATTTATCTATAAAATATTTATTCCTATAATTATCAAACGGATCATGAACCAAATAACCATCACACACTAAAACTAATTGCAACTTATTTATAAAATAATAATATCTAGACCCATAAATGATTTCATCTATACTTGATTCATTATACATATTTAGAAAAATATGATTCTTATATTTCTTTATATTTCTCTGGTCATATAACTGAATACATTCCTTTTTGTTTTTAAAACTATATTTTATATTAGAACGATATGTAATATAGTTCGTTGGTATAAATATACTATTAATCATAGTTAGATAATCATTTGTTTCTATGGAACCTGTTAACAAATATAACAAATCTAAAAATGAAAAACTCCCAGTTGATTCCGCCAATATTTTTAATTTTATTATAATTGAATCTAATATTTCTCTCAATCCCTTAATAGTATTTTTAGAATTAACCGATTTTACTAATAATTTGTTTATTTCTTCTAAACGTGTATTATAAATAACATAACCATCACATTTTAACCTATTTGATTTATAATTCTTTTCAATAACAGACATTATATTACTAATAACCTCTTCAATTCTATCTATATCATTTTTTAAATTTTTTCTTGCCAACAATTTCAGTCGAACGAAACTCTGAAATAATGATATTTTCATATTATATTATTAACATAGAAACTATATTATTATTTTACACTCGCCTGAATATATTAATACTTATAAACAATAGACTATTTATAGCAAATGGGAATCCCTTTGTTTTTTAAAACAATGTCGTCTAAATATGACAATATTATTATGGAATCTATTAAAGAAAATAATAATGCTTTGTTTTTTGATCTAAATTGTCTTATACACCCCTGTGCTAGACGCATCGTTGAAAATTTTTATACCAAAGATAAACAACTACTAGAACAAAAAATTTGTATAGAAGTAAATTCCTATATTAAAAAAATACTGGACTTAACAAACCCGGAATTTGTCTATATCGCCATTGATGGTGTTGCACCCTTCGCTAAAATGACACAGCAAAGAACCAGACGTTTCAAATCTGTTCTCGAAAAAAAAGAAATGAATACTATCAAAGAAAAAGAAGGAATGAACACAAATGGTAGCTGGGATACAAACGCTATTTCACCTGGAACAGATTTTATGAAAACCCTATCTGAAAGTATCCAGAGCTTTATCGACACAGATAGTCTATTTAATAAAATCCATGTTATTTTTAGTGATAGCAGTGAACCTGGAGAAGGCGAACACAAAATCCTACAGTACATCAAAACATTCCAGGTCCCTGGGAATATTATTGTCTATGGTCTAGACGCAGACCTTATTATGCTTTCTCTAACAAGTAATACTGATAATATGTATCTTCTAAGAGAAAAGGTAACAAATGGTAAAGTAGAAGACGATAACTATATCTATGTAAGTATTGATATTCTAAAAAAAAATCTTATTAATGATTTTATCGACCGATACTATGTCGGACAGGAACGGATTAAAATAGAAATAAACCATGATATTATTCGGGATTATGTCTTTATCTGTTTTTTTCTAGGCAATGATTTCCTACCCCATATGCTTTCTCTTGACCTACGGAACCAAGGATTAGATATTATTATGGACATCTATATTTATGTTTTTAATATGCTTGGAAAACCATTTACAAACAAAGGTAAAATTAATACTGAATTCCTAAAATTGTTTGTTAACAAACTATCAGAAATCGAAAACAAAACTGTTGCAGATATTTTTGTTAAAAGAAGTAAACAGAATAAATATTTTAAAATTAGAGCGGAAACAGAATACGACAGGAAGATGGAACTTCTAAATAACAAACCTATACTAGAAATGGACAAAGAATTCAAAGTAACCAGGAATAATAGTAAATCAGAAAGCTGGAGGAATAGGTATAACTACTATTGTCTTAAAAGTGATACACAACATGAACTAGATTCTATTTGTCATAATTATTTGGAAGGAATCTTCTGGACACACGACTATTATTTCAAAAAATGTCCTTCCTGGTTGTGGAAATACAACCATCTCTACCCACCAACACTTTATGATCTAAATAAATATTTGGAGAAAAATGAACTAAATTTTACTTTTAAAAAGGATGCTCCTGTTAAACCAGAGGTACAGCTACTCTGTATCCTCCCTAAAAATAGTATTGAATTGATATCAAAAAAATATAAAAAATATATGACCGATATTAGCTGTGGTCTAACCCATCTCTATCCAGAGAAATACGAACTATCTCACTATTTCAAAAGGTATTACTGGGAATGCACGCCTATTCTCCCGCCGATTACTCCAGATTTAATCAAATTAATTGTATAATATTAAACACATACCACTTATTTAATTACAAATGAATGTTCGATACAAAAATAATATCTATTTTTTTAAAAATAATGACCTAGAAATGAATATTCTATTTCTTGAAACAAAAGAAAAATATAATCTAGATGATAAATTCACAGAGAGTATCGTAAAATTGTATATGTCTAAGAAAAGATATAACTGTTCCTATTCAGAAGAAACCGAAGGTGTTATTAGGAAGTATTTTAATAATAAAATTGATTGGTTGATGAGTAAATAATATGAAAAAAAACATATTCCATAATGAGTATCATATATGGTACAAGACAATGGCTTGATGTTAGGGCAAAGGTAACTGGAGAACCATGGTGTGAATGGCCTGAATATAATTCTAAGGGGCAAACAACCTGTAAAACGTGTATGATGTATTTTAGTAAAACTTTGTTGCCACAGGAAAAGACAAGACATGATCAGCATGTAGAAAAACAAAGGAGATTGATTGAATCTATAAGGACTAGGAAAAATCAACCACTAACATATTACAGACCCAGTCCATCACGAAAAGTTATATCCTCTAGTGCAAAAATGAAACTAACCAAATACATTCAAGAAATAGAAGAAGATGAAGGTAATCGATTACAACTACATAAAAGCAAAGAAATAAAAGATATAAAACCTAAACCTGTTCTGACACCTGAAGAAAACCGGAAATTAGAAGGGGAATACTGTACCTATCATCACGCTAGATATGGCCCACAATGTCATTGTAGCCGAGATAGAGAAGGGTTTATTAAATGGTATAGTAGGTATGATAGGAAAAAACAGTGTGTTAAATGTGATAGTATGAGCTGTGATTGTCCAAGAACATCAGAAGGTTATATAATTAAGAAAATAGTAGTAAAAGAGGTATATGAAACGGAAGGAGGAAAATGTGAAATACACGGGAAACCAAACTGTGATTGTGGCGATTCTGTAAAATGTTTAGTTACAGAAACACTAGATGGTTCTATTATTCGTAAATATTGTACACTACATGTTGATGCTGAGTGTGACTGTGGTAAAGATCGCAAATTCTATAAAATTATAAAACAAGTCCCAGGAGAAGGTCATAACTATGATAAACCTGGTATATCTGGTAGAGTATAACTATAGAGAAATATTTACTTTCTTGGTATATTTAATACATTTTTTTGTTATTTTATCACGTCTGGTTCCATTCGGGCAGCGTTTTCCTACTGGTCTGGTTAGAGTTGCCTTTTTCGCTGGTACCCTTTTAGCAGGAAATTTTTTAGTTTTTATAATACGTTTCTTTTTAGGGTATATGACGATTTTCTTTTTGATAATAAGTTTTTTGGGTTGTTTAACATAGCCGTCATTGAGTGTCAGACATGCTTTAGCAATTTCATCTACATTAAATTTAGTATAGGAGTATTTATCTTCGAAATAGAAAGGTTTAAGTATAGTGTTATATATTTTTTTACGTAAAGGTTTTGGTGCCTTCTGGTTTGTAAATACATCAATATAGCAGGATAGCCATCCGAATATATCGCAGTTTTGTTTAAAGACGTTATTGAAGAATTGTTTTTTGTCGAACTTACCCATTTTATTATTCTTTACAGAAAAATGTAAAAGAGAGAGTGTTGCGTGGGTTGCTATAATATTTGCAACTGTTCCAAATTCTGGACTGTGTCCAGGTATTGGTTTGTTTTTTTTAAAGGTATCGTCATATTTGTTACATTCTTTAATAAGTTGTGATATATAATCGACATGTCCTATACCAACATAAGCGTCAATTGTGTTTTTATCCTTAAAAACGATTTGTCGTAAAAGAATAAAAACATATGGTTTAAGGTGCGTAATAAGGTCAGTTCCGTTATAGGTTTTGATTAAATTTTTGATATTCTTACTTTTTATAATGTTTGCGTATGCTTCCTGAATAGTTAAATGTAAAATTGTATTGGTTAATTGTTGGTTATACATAATAGGCCATCCTGTTGCTTTAGTAGGTAACTCAGTTTCCTTTACAACTGTAGTTAGTCCCCAGTCAATTAAACGCGCAATATCTTCATCTTTGGAATAGACTACATTTGGACCTTTAATATCCATATGAATAACATTCGCGTTTTTTAGGGGGACTATACCATCCTTTAGTAATCTAACGAGAGATGAATTGATTTTTGGGAAAAGATCAATAGAGAAATTTTGAGAGAAAAAATGGAAGACATCTTTACCACCATCCGGGAGTTGTAGTAATCTTAGACCTTTATGTTTGTTTTTTACATCATTAATCGTAAATCCTTGTCTATTCATAGCTAAACAGTTGGGTCCAAAATCATTGAGGTCGTCCTTAGTAACAGTTCCAAGTTTACATTTTTTTATACCACTAACAATAAAAAAATTATTGTGGTTTGGAACTTTAGTAGTTTCCTTTTTAATTTTTGTAATTTCCTTGAATTCATCATCAGCATCTCTTTTAGACATTAGTTTTGATACGTAATTAGGATTACGAGCTGTTTCTCCTGCACATGGAAGTTGTGGTTTAAATATACAACCATATGTTCCTGAACCTAAAACTTTTCCACCTTGCATTATGTAATAGTATAATAAATTAAATGGAGGTATGTTTTAATTTAAAGAAGAAATAATAGAATAATTTAATATGTTTATGTACTTGATGGTCTATCTTCTTGGGTTTTATAGTTCTGTTATTTACAAAGACTATACCATTATCCAGACAGAGGTAGGTATACTATTTGATAAACTAGTAAAAAAAAATAAAAAGGATGAAGAACAACGCGACAAAGATAGGCGTGTTCTTGAACGTATTTCAGAAAGTGTAGACCGGTTGGTTAGTCACCAAAGGCTTGGATTTAATGTTAGGAGGGCATCTCCCTAAAATATATATTTAGTATGAACGTCGTTTAACCGGGTTATTAAGAGCTTGGAAACGCACCCTTTTGAGTGTATTAGACTTTTTTTTCTTTGATTTTTTCTTATTGGACTTTTTCTTTAAACTTTTTTTGCGTCTACCTCCACTGTTATTACCACTATTATTATTCTTCTTTTCTTCTCCACTGTTATTACCACTATTATTATTCATCTTTTCTTCTCCACTGTTATTACCACTATTATTATTCATCTTTTCTTCTCCACGAGTATTATTCTCTTCCGACAGGAATGGATACTGATGTTTAAGAACAGAAAGTCCTCCATATTCTTTAGTTATGGAATCCGCTAGTTCTTTAGCTTTCTTTTTTGAGAATTTTTCTTTCATAAACCTGCTAAGTAGTTTAGACTTGGTTTTATTAGATAAATTTGGTAGTTTACCTCCTGCTTTTTGGTTCATTTTAGATTTCATTATAATAATATATAAGATTTTAATTAACTACGATAATATATTAAAATACTATATCCTTTTCTAAAATTCCAGAATACAGGGTCTTGGGTGTTATCCCAATTGGATCCGTCAAATGTCCATGATTTATCTTTTCCAATAAATGGAGTCCATTTAAACTTGGATAGTTTTCTATAACTAACTCCATCAAATCCACATTGGTCTTTACCTATATTAAGTAGAGCGCAGAAATGGCGTTTGGTGGTATCTCTTACGATTGCACTATCTAAAACATATTTGACATTATTGAATTCTAGAGTAGTATTATCATTAGGATACTCACTGGAAACTTCATCTATTACACCTACTATAATTACTTCAGGCATGATATTTTTTCTGTTAAAAGCACTTTTAATATGATAATAAATTGTATTTTTTATACTACGGGGGCCTTGTCGCACGCCATCTTTACCCAAAACACTTGTCTTAGATAGTAATTCAAGATTTAAATATTTTACGCCTTTAGTAACTAAAAAATTAGTAATAGCCACATAATAATTTACTGGATTACCTGCTTGTCCTACGTTCTTTATATAATATCCTTTTAACTGATTATTTTTCCTAAATGATTCTGGTATATTTTTATAAATATTTTGTATAATAGTGTTAGTATCGAATGAATCTAATATATTTAGATTTGGGTTCATACTTGCCTCAATTGCTAAATTAAAATATGCAAATGTTTTTTGTAAACCTGGTTTTAGGGAGGTCCCGTCTGATCTTTTTCCTTCTATCATTAGTTGTCTAAGAAATTTATAGAATTTTCTCCCTTTATTACTAATAAAAAAAGTCATAAACATAGAATTAAACCAGCAATTTGATGCCATCTGTTTTGGAGCAGTAACATCTGTTATTTTAAGGTTATTTCTCGAATAGGATAGTAAATTAAGAAGATGTTTTTTTGCTTTCTCAGAAAAAACGGTATAGCATTTCCCACCTACCATAATTTTCGGAATTTCAATACCTTTCCTTGAATAAATATCAGATAGATTTTTTGAATTTTCACATAAAAGTTCGTCATATTTAGGCATCCCAGACTGTCTAGCAATCAACCGTTTATTAACCAGGGGTGAAAACGAACGCACTAGTTTATTGATATTCTTTTTAGTTACCTTTGGGGATTTAGATTTTACATTTAATTCAGACATAATTTTATTACCTACTTTTTCTTGAATAAAAGGAGTAGCTGAAGGAATCTTTACATTTATATTAGAAGATTCACACAAACCTGTCTTTTTATTTTTTTTAGTGCCCTTTGGACATCTTTTAATAACCGTCTTTGTTTTAGTCGGTGTTTTTTTAGTCACACTCTTGGGTTTTGCTATTGTCTTTGTTTTAGAGTCAACCTTTTTAATACATCTATTAGTTTTGGGATTTCTTACCTTACCTGGTTTACACGGAGGAAGTTTCTTAACAGTTTTAATCTGTTTTTTAATGCATTTACAGTCGTTTGTTAATTCATAATTATCATCTGGACAAACCGGTTTCATATACAATAATTATATAAAAAAAACTATCTTATACTAATCTACACTAAACTATTTTTATTCTATTCTGGTTCAAGCAACCCAAGGAATGTGTCAAAGCTTTCACAGATTTGGTCTGTTTCATCCTGGTCCCTTTCAATTGAAAGGAGTTCTGTAAGCTTTTCAATCCTTGAACTAATCATAAACCTATTTTTCTCACGCGTCAGTTTCTGTAGTTGTTCCTGTTCTCTAACAAGGTCTTCCTGGAGTGTTTCAAGAATATGCCTTTCTTCCTCCAGAACGGCCTCTGCTTTGGTCACATGTACGAGTGTCCCTTTGTAAGTAAGATGGGTTTCGTTTGTTTCATTTTTGATAAATTCAACGAACGTTTTATCGTCGTCTAAAAGTCTCTTGAATTCGTTGAGCTCATTTGAGAGTGTTTTCAGAAGTCCATTTGTCTGGGAGAAAGGTTCGAGATTTACTTCGACCGAAAGTGTGTTTATTTTCTCCAACTTTTCGAGTTGTGTGGTAGTATCTGCAATATCCTTTTCGTGAGCGCGCTGTGTCCGAACGGCGCTCACTAGTTGACTTTTGTAGTTTTCGTATTGTTTGTTCCATTCAGAGGAAATGTGTTTCCTTTCTTCCAGATTGCCGGACAGTCGCTTGAAGTCATCTTTACTATCGGAAATGTCTTCCAGTATATTTTCAATACGTTTGTTGGTCCTATAAATTTTTGTGTCAGTCTCGTAACCGGGAATGTCGTTGGTCATCATCGAGAACATATCCATGTTTGTTTTTGTTTTTTAGAAGTCGGTAAGGTTTGTAGAAGGTTTGTAGAAGTTTTGTAGAAGATTTGCTGGTTGGTTGGATGTATTGATTTGTTAATAACAAATATATAAATGTCTATATTCAATTTTTTTTATGTAAAATAAAGTGAATATTTATAGTAAAATATAATTAACTAAAATAAACTTATATTATATGTCTAAAATTTTAAATAAGGATGGAGACTTATTAGATTTTGAGTTGGAACAAAATTATAAAACCCCATTTATTAGAAAAATGTTAATACCCTCGAGTTCGATTACTCGTGTAGAGTTAAAGATAGCATCCCTTATTCAAAAAAATCCCCATCCAAATCTAGTAAATGTCTATAAGATTTCTAAAAGTCCACCTTATATAGATTATCAATTATTAGATACGAATTATACTGTCTCTAAAAAAAATAGGTCAAATTATATTGATAATATACGGCAGGGAATCTTACATTTACACAATTTAAATGTAGTTTATATAGATTTTAAAAATAGTTATGGGGATAATATTGGATATGATAAAATATCAAAAACATACAAGATATATGATTTTGATGTTTCAGGTGTAACAAAAGGAAATAAAAAGGAATGGTTTAAGCTTTATACTCCACCAGATTATTTTAATTATAAAAAATTTTTAGAAATATGCAATAATCCAATAAAGATTTCTAAAAAGTCGAATAAAATCGAAAAAACAATATCTGATATTTGTAACAAAGAAGTTCTAACAAAAATAGATGAAGTCTTATTTTACTTAGATTATAATGAATTCTTATAAATTCTAGAAATCAGCATCAAGCACAATGTCTTTGTTGGTTGTACCATCAACCTTAACATTATTTTTAGAGTATTCACCTACTCTTTTTTCGAAGAAGTTAGTTTTACCTTCCATAGAAATCATTTCCATCCAAGTAAATGGATTAATAACATTATAGAGTTTATCATACCCAAGTTGTAGTAGAAGACGGTCTGCAACGAATTTAATATATTGTGTCATCATACCAGAATTCATACCAAGTAGTTTACATGGAAGAGATTCAACAATAAATTCATTTTCAATCTCTACAGCCTCACTAATAATTTCATAGATTACTTCCTGAGACAATTTTTCTTCAATACTAGAATAGAGTAGACAGGCAAAATCTGTATGGAGACCTTCATCACGACTAATGAGTTCATTACTAAAGCATAGACCTGGTAGAAGACCACGCTTTTTCATCCAGAAAATAGAGCAGAATGATCCAGAGAAGAAGATACCTTCTACACAGGCAAATGCAACAAGCCTCTTGGCAAAATTAGAGTTCTGGTCTGTAATCCATTTTAGGGACCAGTCGGCCTTTCGTTTAATACAGGGGATAGTTTCAACCGCATTAAACAGTTTTCTTTTTTTGTCATCGTCTTTAATGTAGGTATCGATAAGAAGTGAATATGTTTCAGAATGGATATTTTCCATAGCAATCTGAAGACCATAGAAACATTTGGCTTCAGGGATAGAAACATCGCGTAGGAATCTTTCACCTAGATTTTCAACAACAATACCATCACTTCCCGCAAAAAATGCCAATACGTGTTCTAGGAAATACTGTTCATTTTCTGAAAGTTTTTCCCAGTCACCATAATCTTTAGAAAGGTCGACTTCTTCCGCCGTCCAAAATAGACCGAGTGCTTTTTTGTACATTTCCCAGATTTGGGGTTCATCTTTTCCGAGAAGTAGTGCGAAATTATTTGTTTTAGATTCCATATTTTATATACTTAGATTTTAATTTTTAAATTGGTTTAATTAAATTATAGATATATATATTATAGATATGAATGATTTAACGAATATTAGGTTAGAAAATTCGACACAATATAAAAAAATTATAATGTTATTTTTCGGGATTTTTACATTTCTAATGATTTTTTATTTTATCTCAGAAAAATATAGAATTGGATTAGTTTTGAATAAAATGGATGTTTATAATAGTGTTTTAACCCTCAAAAACACACCGTTTAAAAAAAAAGATGGTTATAGATTATCTGATTATTATATTGCCAGTAGTTTTAGATCTACAGTTGGAAAAAATCAGATGTTTGATTACTGTTCTGAAAAAATTCTTGAAAATACTATAAAATCTGGTGCTCGTATGGTGTGGTTAGATGTTTTTAATAGTAATATGTCTGATAAACCTAATCCGGTTGTATGTAATGGTAAAAAGGAAGGAAGTTGGCAGGTTTCGTTGAATAGTGTTCCATTTGATTTATGTTGTTCTACTATAGCTAAAACTGCATTTACTTCTGGAATTGTTAATAACTATGATGATCCCTTTATTATTAGTCTAAATCTTAATACAAATAATAAATTGTATTGTCTTAAAAAAATCAAAAAATCTATACTAAAACATTTAGGTTCTAGACTTCTTGGAGTAGAATACGGATTTAATAAAGTTAATATGGGAGAAGTAGCTATTTCGAAACTATGTGGTGGAGATGGTAGGAAGGCAAAGGTAATCATAATGTGTAGCGAAGGGTTTGAAAATAGTGATTTAGAAGAAATCATAAACCATTCATGGGATAATTCTAAAATGAAAAAAATAGTTCATAAAGCAGTAGACCCTAATATTAAAGTAACAGAATATGTAAAAGAAAACTTAGCTTCATTAAAAAGTCATAATACAAACAATCTAACTATGATAACTCCAGAAGAAAATACACTCTTTACAAGACAGTATTTACCTACCTATTCTTTTGAAACAGGTTCTCAATTTATTTCTATGTATTATCAAAACCCGGATAAGTTTATGGAGGAATATCTAACTAAATTCAAAGATTATAGTTTTATTCTAAAACCAGATAAATTACGTTCTAAAGCATTCAAAAAAACAAATGTTTTAGAATTAGAAAATGAACAGAATGAAGAAATATTAAAATCTGGTGACAAAAACTTCTCTAATTGTCCTATAACTAAACAAAATAACACAAATAGTGATACAGTTTCTGAAATGGTTCTAAAGGAATCTGGCGAGGATAGGGGATTGTGTTTTATGACTACGAATAGATGTGATAATAAAGATAAATGGCTTAGTGTTGATTCTCATGGATTACATTTTACTATAGATGAGAATAGCAAAGACTTCCCTGGATTTAAAACAGGTGGTAGTCATAATATAAATGCAGAACATAATAGTGAAACTGGTTCTAAAATGATGGATACCAAGGTTGGGTTGTGTTGTTCTAAAAGAGAGAAAATAGATATAAAAAACAGACTTGTTCTTGCTCCTTCCTGTGATTCTCCTGAAAATGAGAAGGGGTTGATTGGATTTAAAGTACACAAAGAAGATAAAGAAAGACTTGGTAAAATTCTTACTACAACTTCTACTGAGGGTGATTACGCGTGGACACATGCTAAGATGTGTAATGCTCCTAATAAATCTTCTTTAGATAATACACATTTCTGTCTGTTATCTGAAACAAATTGTCCGCATTTTTATGATGAATTTAAAGTAGAAAACAATTATAAATTATGTTGTAAAAAATAATATACTATATTAGATATAAATATGAATACATATGATAATATTCATTCAATATACAGCGATGTAGCATTAGATAAAAACAAAACTTCTATTTCAAAATCTAAAGTAGAAAGTAGTGCTTTTGAAAAATTATTAATGTATTTTTTAGACTGGAAGGTTGTATTTGGTGTATTTGGTTCTATTGTTATAGCTATAGCAATCGTTTCAGATAAATCTATACAATATTTAGAAGGACTAAATCGTTATAGTGAATATGGTTTAAAAATGATGAGTTTTTTTGTATATGGGTTAGTAATAAATTTATTTATAACCCTGTTTACACTTTCATTTTATTTTTATAAAAAAAAAATAGTTGGATCAAAGGGTCCAACGGGAGAGATGGGAGAAACGGGTATACAAGGTGAAGATGATTTATGTGATATATGTAATCAGAAACCAGAACGGATTAAACGTAGTAAAAAATTAATGGAAACTACACTTGTAGAAGAACCAGAAAAATTAGAAGATTTAAATAAAACTAAAAGTGGATGGCATAAAGAAGAGGTTAAACTTAGAATAGGTAATAGTAACTATTGTAAGGATTGTGAATATAAAAAATATGTGTATAATCCCGATATTAACTACATGACTGGTGTTATTGCAAACTTTAATACTGATAAAAACAATATAAATAGTTTCCAATTTATATACAAAGATACCAATAATACAACTAAACTACAGGGTGGTAAAGATGGTAAGTGGGGTTCTAAAAAGGATAATGTTACTGAACTTATGTGCCCTTCTTCATCTGCTATATACAAAATAGAAAGTATGTATCTAGATTCAACACCTGATGCGAATTCTGCCATAAATGGTATCAAAATTCACTGCAAAGATATAAAAACGAATGCTATAAAAACATTAAAAAAAAATTCTATTGGTATAGATTTTGATGAAGGCAGCAGAGTATTTAAACATACAAGTCTAAGTTGTAAAGATAAATCACTAAACGGTAAAAATATTAGTGGGTTTTTAGCAGATGTTTCTGGAACCTATGACAAAAAAAGGCTAAATCAGATTACATTTACTAAGTGTAACTATTATTATTAGGCGTAGTATGAGAGTCCATTTTGAAACCAACCTTCCCAGTATCCATGACATTTCGGTATTTTCCAGATTGGGCTATTTGGTGACTTCTCGAATGCCTCAAAGAACAGCTCCCTTCTGTCATTAGAGATGAGTAGTTCCTTTTTGTTCAAGAACTGATTTTCTATTTCCCATTGTGAGACTGGTTCGTAATCGTTGTAAATTTCAATCCTTTTCCCGTGTTTTTTTCCATACATTTTTGAGCTGTGTTTGTTGTTCGTAGAATATTTTTTACCCCTTTCGAGGTGTTTTGTAGCTGTGCGCTGTTTTTGTTTTTTTTTGTATTCCCTTGGATTTGTTTTCCAAGGAGAAATTTGTCGGGTTGTCTTGGTGACTGTAGTTATACTTGTTGCAGTTCGGATCGTCGAGAAGGTTGTGGAGGAATTCATGATGCTTTCTGTTCTGGTCTGATATGTTTTGTTGTGTAATAAGTATATTGTATTGTTTACTAATCAATTTTTTTTTCAATAAAACGAAAGTTTTTAGAAACACTACAACTACAAAAATGCCCAATAGGAACACGCTGTTTATAGTTCGTCCAGTTCTTCACACATTTTGTAGAGCACCGGGTATCAATAGATTTGATGCTGGGTGGAGTTAGGGGAAACATTTATTTATATTATAATTGACTATAATTTTTAACTAACTTTTTTATAATTTCTTTTTGTTCTTTAATTGCTTTTTTTTGTTCTTCATTAATCGTTTTTTGTTTTAGATATTTTATGAGCCAGAAATTATTTCCATTAAATTCACTACTATAATGATTATAATAACCTGGCGGTTTCTTATCCATTATTAGTATATTAATTTAAAATTTTAAATATAAAGAATAAACATAGTTAATATCTATAATGAAAATTAATATCATCCATCACGATAGGTCCCATAATATGATGACAGATGCAGAGACACTGTCGTATATTTTTAAAAGACTAAAGGAAAAACCTACGGTTTCTCACGTCCATATTAATGGTACAGATATCAAGGAGGCAACAGTTAATATCTTTCTGGAGAATATGAATATGCTTCATGTAGGCAAAGCAAAATATAATATTTTTATTCCAAATCAGCAGTATTTCCATAAGAATTGGCTAGAGATGTGTGAAAGTTTTGATATGATTATCTGCAAAACCCAATATTGTTATGATATTTTTAAGGAATATATTAGTGAAGATAAACTAGTTCATATTGGGTGGAGGAGTCCTGAGAATTTTACTCTATCTATGGAGAAAGACCGTTCTGAATGGCTATTGCTATATAACGAACCATTTGTTAATGACCTACAGAAGGTGCTTGATGTCTGGACGGTGGATCATCCTAATCTAAATATTGTGTTTAGTGGTGGTGTTAACAAGAATGTGAAAAGGGTAAATCTTCCTAATATTGAATATATCGAAAATATTAAACCAGAAGAATTTTCTAAACTATTTAGTAAATGTATGGTCCATCTCTGTCTGGATGAAACAGATTGTTTTAATCATAATGTGAACCAATGCCAACTTACCAAGTCTGTTCCTATTGTTACCAGTAAAGGTCCAGTTTCTGAAGTGGTTTGTGATGACGCCTGTTTTAAGGTGAGTTCTACAAGGAAACGCTATAGGGAAGGAATGGGGTCTCTCTATAAATACTCTAAAGATGACCTTAAAGAGGTTATTGATAAGGTTATTGGTACATCTGACACTACACTTGAAATTATGGGTAATAATGGTCGTCTGCATAGTGAAAAGAGACAGCATATTTTTGTTGATAGGATGACTAAATTTTTGACCAGTGTTTTTGAAAAAACAAAAAGTGTTAAATTTAATAGGAAAGAGACATTGGACGAAGATGTACCAGAACTAAGTCTTGTTACTCCAGTTAAAAACCTCAAGGATATTTTCAAGATTTGTGTTTTGAACTATACTACTACTAAATATCCAAAGGATAAACTTGAGTGGATTATTGTCGATGACAGTGATGAAGGTCAAGATGTTGAATCACTACTTCCTAGCAAGGAGAACCGTGATAGGTTTAATATCAAGTATATTCGATTGGATGAACCTACTTCTGAAGGTAATAAATTGAATATTGGTGTTGAAAATAGTAGTCATGATTTTGTAATGATTATGAACCAGGATGATTTTATTTATGAGCGTGGTTCTCTTAATATTGTAAAGGAACTAATTAAAAGTGAGAAGAAATGTGTAGGCGTGAGTCATCTTGGATGTTTTGATATCAATAAGTATATTTCTATTGTGAATACTTCTTCACCGGTGCTGACTTATAGTAATAAGTTGTACACGGGTGGTCTGTGTTTCAAAAAGGAATTGTGGGAAGAAAGCAAGTTTGGAGAAGAAGATAATGCACTAGAGGTATTTTTGAAAGACAATCTTACAAACTTCAGGGAAATTAGCTATATTGATAATATTGTTGGGTTGATTCATACACGTAACTCTCATCTCAGGGCAAATGATATTAAGGAACCGAATGGCTGTCACTTCAAATTTAGTGAAAAACTATTTAAATATGTTTGTAGTCTAGATGACCAAGCTAAAAAGGAAAGGGAGGATAGGGAAAAGGAGATGGAAGAGATCCGTAAATTGGCTGAAGAAGAAAAGGAAGAAGAAAAGGAAGAAACTAAAACAGAAAACTCTACGGTAATCAAGGAAATTTAATTACTTAAACTTAAGTTATTACTATAAATATGGATTCAGAGGAGGCATGTTACGAAGAAAAGAGGTTCACTAGCAATGACTATAAAAATAAATATAAACAAGTTCTTTTAATTACCAAACTAAATCCAGTTTCTAAATATCCAAGTTTAGAAGTGGTTGGTACATCTATAACAAAATAATACTTTTCTACTATATATTATATGAATTATTTATTGATACTATTACTTAGTTTTATCGTTGGTACATCATATTACAGTATGATGGAATCTACTATACCCAAGGAATCAAACTGTAGTTTTGTGGCATCAATTTGGACGGATCTATTTGCATTCTTGGCTGGATTTATTCTTATATACAAGGGAATCGAACATGATGATAATATTATTGTGTATTTAGGTGGAACTGTTATAGTTGAACATATATGGCAATTGTTCCCTAAATATACATTAAAAAAAATGATGAATAACTAAATAACCTTAAAATATTTAGGTTTTACAATATAAGTAGTTGGTTGTATACTTGCCATTTTTTGTATACTTTTTTTTGAAATACTTATATTTTTGTTATAATACAAAAATATAAATAATATTATTAGTAAGATATTTACTGATAAAAACAGACGTAACATTCTATATATATATTATCATTTTTTTACAAATAAAAATATACATATACACTAAATTATAAATTAGACTAGATTTTTTTTATATCTATGAGTTTTTCTCTAGTAGATTCGGTCTGTGGTTCCCATTTGTTAAAGTTACTATTAAATTTACAATCAACAAAGACTGATTCATTATGATCAAATAGTTTTGTAATAAGTTTACTAATTCTAAGGGTTGATACACGAGCCGTATCAAACTTTACAATATCTTGGTCATTCAGACAGTATAGGTCATAGATTTCTGGCTGGATTGTTTTCCTTAGTTCAAATGTTTTTAGAATACTTTTGGTAACATTAGAGTTGTTTTTGGGTTTTGCAACTAATTTCTCTTGATTTTTAGGGTAGAGGAACAGTTGGTTTCTATGGTTGGGATTAAGAGAATTGAAGTATAGTCCACGGATACCATATGTTAGTTTTGGGATAAAGGTAGTCAGAAGACTACTATATTCTTTGTATGTAAATAGTCTTTTAACAATAAGAGGACAAATATCTAGTTGTTTATCAGGAACAAATTTATCTGTGAACATAGAATACATTTTATTGAAACGTTTTTCAATGTTAGTTTTTTTGATATTCTTTCCTTCTGAAACAATCATATCAGAAATGAGGAACATCCAGTTGTCATTTTTATCTTTAACAATTTCACCATCTAGTAGGGTATCGTTAAAAACATCATCATCAAATCGGTATTTTACTGAAATAATACGAGGACATGTGTATCCTTGTTTTATTTTGCGATCTATATAAAAACAATAATTAATATTATTAAATTTGGTAATAAAGAGAAAATAATTTGTTCCGGTTGTTTTAATTGAAATCAAATGTGGATTTTTAAGAAAATTAAGGGATTTGTCATTCAGGATACAAGCATGGTTGTACCGAAGATTAATACCATACTTCTTTTCTAGAGTAGATAGAATCTGTTGTTTGATATCTTTACTACTGACATTTTCACCTTCTCCAGAACAGAACGAAATAGGTGAAGTTTCCATTATCCTTGTATAATTAATAATGATTTTATTTTTAAATAATAATCAAATTTTTTTTTAAATGCTTTATCTGAAGGGAAAATAATATGGTGCCGGATTTAATACGGATTCTCCTTTTACTAATTCATATTTAGATACATCATTGTATTTACTAATTAGATAATTTTTTACTACTTCTTTATAGTACATAAAACAATATAAAATATTGACCATTTATATAATATATCACTATTTATTTAAGTGTCCTATTTTAACTTATAATCAAATATTAGTTCACTATTATTAATAATTACAGGAAAATAATTATCAAATGTATTTACAATTACTCTGGATTGTAAAGGATTCAGTATTCTAACAACGATAATCGGTTTATAGTTTTTATCAGGAGTATTATTTTTGTGGTAACAGCTCCAGATTTCGTCTATAATAATTCCCATTCTATCTATACAATAAAAAAATTGATTAAATTAGTTTAATTAATATATAATAATTCACAATGCTTACTAGCGAAGAACTTGCGAACCTGAAAAATGGATACTATTTTAAAAAGAAACTTAAGATAGGTTCTGGTGCTTTTGGTAGTGTTTATAGTATTAATGATAAGTATGTAGTAAAAAAGGTCTCTCAGAGTTGGATAACAATATTTGATATGCCCGTTTTGAATTTTAAGTCACCTCATACACAATTTAGGAATGAACTTATAGTAACAAATCTACTTTCCAAACAGGGAATATCACCCAGAGTGTTATATTATAGTGAAAACCGGTTCTGGTATTATGTTATGGAGAGATTAGATGAAACATTATATAGTTTAATTAAAAATAAAAGGTTAACACTACATCAAATCGATAAGTTAGAACAGATATTTATAAAATTAGTAAATACTACATATAGACATGATGATATGCACCAAAAAAATATTATGTGGTCAGAAAACTTAGACGATTTCCGTATTATTGACTGGGGTTTATTCTCTCGATCAAAAAAAAAGAAGAGACTAAATAATTATGATACAAAATTTATCAAATCTCTAAAGAGGAAAGTAGTATAAATATTATTTATGTATTATATTTTTTATTAAATTGGTTGTGTAGTGTAATAAAAATATAATTAAATTATAAATGGATAAACTTTTAGATACCCTAACTAATTCATGCGAAGGTTTGAAAAAGAAGGGTATAATTACACCAGAAGAATATGAAAAATGTAAAGCTGTAGGTGACGACGAACACCGTGATGAATATAGTGCGAATGAAAACAAGAACTATATTAATAAGGTATTTGGGTCTAAATCAGATCAGATTAGTCATGAAGAAAATTTAAAATATGATAACTATGAATCCTTATTTAGAACTAATATGGAGTCTCTAATAAATGCACAGAAAACCGGTAATAAACAACAGGAATTTAAATTTACAAATAACCTAAATAATATAAAGGATGAAATAAAGGAACTAATAAATGAATATGAATTAAATATTAGAACTACAAAATCCCATAAAATATATAAAGAAATGCTTCTAAAAAATAGGAAACTTACAAAGTTATTAAATGATATAAGTATACAAAAAAATGAGATGTTATCTGTGAAAAAAAAGCACAGTAATATAGATGAAAAAAGAATAGTTTATAATAATTACTTTAAACTAAGTGGGTTTATCTTTGTATTTCTTCTAATAGTATTTTTATATCTAATATCTTCTATTAAAGAAAAATAAATTTTAATAATTATAATAAATATTATAGTATTATATAATGTCGGTGGTAGGTAATAGTAAACTTATATTTGAAAAAAGATATAATGACGCTTATAAAGGTATTACGAATGATTATAATTTGCATTATAAAAAGGATAATACCAAGGTTCTTTCTGTCCTAGATGGTCTGGTTGAAAGAAACAAAAAATTCGTTTCCCAGATTTATAATGAACAGAATAGTATTAAAAATTATGAAAAACTTATCGAAAAAAGAGAAAAACTTTTTAAGAAAATGGAAGCAGAAATTATAAAAAATACTAATTTAAATATGGAAAAGGATACTTTTGTTATGTTGTCAAAAGAAAAGAATAAGAATATTGAAATCTACTACATTGTTTATATATTATTCTCTGTTCTGTTGTTAATAATAGAAGGTTCAGTTGTTTTATTCAAATAATATATAATTATATAATATATGGCGAATCCGAGCACCTCGGAGATGGGTTCTAAAGAAGAAGAAGCTATTATTAATATAGAAGAGGACGAACTAAGTGAAAATGAATTACAAATTAATCTTTTAATAGATAAAATTAAAGGTTATTCAAAAAATTTAGATAAAGTATATTCAAATAATACAGATATTAGTAAATCTTTTGACCGGATGAAAAATCTGGATGAAAACAGTAAAATAGATATAATGTGGGAGTATCTTATTAGTAATTATAAAAATAATTACGAGTATATGGTAAATAATTTTGATAAAATCAAAAAAAAGAATATGAAACTTTTAGAAAATAAAAACAAACTTGCCAAACTTAAAAAGGAATTAAAAACATTAAAAACACAGATTTCAACTAAAGAGAAAACATATAAACTAAATTTTAATAGGTACAATGAAATGATTTTTGAAACGAATCTTCTTAAAAATTTTATGATGTTTCTCATGGTTCTTCTCATTATTCCTATTTTAAGGTTAGCTGATATTATTAATAGAACACTATGTGTCGTTGCCTATTCTTCCCTGGTTGCAGTTGGAATTATCTATTCAACCTATCTTTTTATGAGTGATAGAGAAAATAGAGATAACATCTTCTATAATATGTTTAATTTTGAAAAACCAGATGATGAGGATCATGAACCAACTACAACCGAATCTAATGAAGAGAGTAATGAATCTTCTGATGAGTCAACTACAACGGAATCTGCTTCTGATGAGTCAACTACAACAGAATCTGCTTCTGCTGAGTCAACTACAACGACCGCTGCTTCTGATGAGTCAACTACAACGGCATCTGCTTCTGATGAACCAACTACAACGGAATCTGCTTCTGATGAGTCAACTACAACCGAGAAGTAATAATATAATATTAATTAATAGTAATATGAAATTGATAGTAATTTTTATTTTAATATCATTTATAGTTTATTTATTGTTTAGAATAAATTCTATAGATAACTTTCAGGTTCCAATGATGGTGCCATTATTTGATATAAAATCATATATAGAGAAAAGGGAATGTGTACCATATGAAAAGCGTTCTGTTAATTGTTATAAGGAATTATTAAAGGAATATATTGAAGATTTTAAAACAAAACTTTCGGAGATTTATTCGGATAAATTAGTAGAGGATACTATATTGAATATAGAGGTTGATTCGAGTAAATGTTATGATAAACTTAATGAATTCCCAGCAAAAATGGTAAGTAAAATAATAAATTTTAGTAAAGATACTTCTGATATAAATGGTAAAATAGAAGGGTTGATTTCAAAGGAGGAGTTTTTTAAGGAATCTGAAATAAGATTTATACAGGTATACAAAGCTGTTCAAAAAAGTTTAGAGAAATATCATAAGGATAAATTATTTATAGTAGAAATACCAGATTTTCAAGATGATTATGTAGAGGATAAAGAGGATTGTGAAACAGTAAAAGGATTTAAAAGTGATAAAGACCTAGATGTATGGGGGAAACAGAATATAGTAAAACATTTTATAAAAAAACTAACAGATATACTAGATTCCATTGATATAGATACAAATAAAGGAACAATAGAGATGTATGATGCAGATAAATTAGTATCCATATTAAAGGATAGTATAATAGTATCAAACGATGATGATGATTCTCCAGAAATGAAAGTAACCTCTAATAGAGTTATGGCTAGTTTAGGTGTAGTATCAAGGACTATATCTGATTACTATTGTGGGAATCGCGTGAATTGTTGTCATAAAGAGGATTGTGAAGCTATACAAAAAAGAATAAAAAATACTAATGAAGAGAATATGGTTGCTCTTTATAAGAAGAAATATAAAAAGTGTATAGAAAATAATAAAAATTTACAAAAAGAATTAAAAATTTGTAAAAAAATTGATTTAAAATAATGTATTATATCATTATAATAACAATGAGTCTCCTTGATAAAATCTACAAATCTAGAAAAACGGTTATCGAACTCATGGAAGACCGTGGGGTAAACATGGACAAGTTTAAGGAATATACAATTAATGAGGTAGAACTAATGGTATCAAATATGCCCAAGGCAAACAAAGATATTTCACCAGTAGATATTACTCTAGATAAAGGTATTATTAAATATATTCTAACACCCAAAATTCGGGTTACAAATCTTATGTCTCTAACAAATCAGATACTAGAGGATTATAGTGAGGGAGATACAATTATCTTTATTATCCGTGATAAAATCACATCGGAGGATAGTATTGATGAATTTTTCAGGAATATTTACATTAAAGAGAAGATATTTGTACAGTTTTTCCATCTAGATACACTAACGTTTAATGTAACCAATCATAGTCTGGTTCCAAGGCATGAGATTCTTAGCAAGGAAGAAACGAATGAGCTTATTAAATCGTTGTATATTACGGATATTAAGAAACTTCCAAAAATTAATGCAAGCGATCCTATTTCTAAATATTATGGTATTAAGAGGGGTGAGGTATTTAGGATTACTCGTCCTAGTGAAACATCTGGTATTTCATATTATTACAGGGTGGCTACGTGAATAATTGTGTAATAGTATATAGTTTATTTAAATTTAGGTCCTTATTGTTATTACAAGTAATTTTTATATTAAAATCTGGATAATAGTTAAAAAATACATTAATATTTTTATCTATAAAAAATTGCGTAGTTTTGTATGTTTCTTCATTCGTATATTTTTTTTTACAAGGGAATTCACTACTTTTTATAGGAGTTTTTGTATAATACTGAATTAATTTGTTATTATACATATGATATGAAATTAGTTGTTCATGAAAGTATTCTGGTTTATAAATATATTCCAAAACGATTTGTTTATAGTAAAGTTTTTTAGTAGTTATTTCTTTTTTTTTATATAATGAACATTTTTTTTGCCATATATTAAATTGGTCTTTTGTAATATTACAGTTATAGTGGGATGATTCTGATTGTCCTATATTAATTTCAAAATAGTTACATTTGCTAGGTGCAGAAACGAATGACATAGTTAAATATTTAATCAAATATTATTTAAATAAAATTGATAATATAATTAACTATATATTATAATAAAATGTCTGTCAAAGGTGTTCTATTGCTTGTGACTGGTAATATTAAGGATATCGAACTACCGTTTCATAAACCAAAGGGGAAAAAGGATGAGAAAAACTTGAATCTAAATAATAATTTATTTGATAATATAGGTAGTAATGAGTTGAAAATTATTGGGGAACTAGAGATATATAATTCTAAGGAAAGGTTAGTCATGTATGGTTTTACAGAGGGTGATTTGGAAAATATTCATGAACTTATAACAACCGATAATATGCTAAAACTAAAATACTATGGTGATATTATTATTATTAAAATGAACAAGACGCGAATTGTTCCGATTGATTGTAATGAATATGAATCTATTTTTAATGATTATTTTGTCGAAAATAAATACAATGAATCAGATACTGAAATAGATGTTGAATATACTAGTGAAAACTCAGGTTCTGAAGATGAAGTGGACGAATCTGATTCTGAAGATGAACATATAGAAGAAGATAGTGAATCATTTGTGTCTACATCTTTAGCAGAACAAGATGTTGTTATTAGCGAATCTATTGATATTCGTGATAAAACAATAGAGATGTTTAATGGTATTTTGAATAAGGAAAAATCTATTAAATTAGAAGATGCCATTTATAACTATAGTTTAGATATAGCTAAAAAAAGGAAAATAAAGGAAACATTTACAAATATGAATTTTAAAAAGATTTACATAAATAAATCTAGGTCAATACTTTCTAATATAAAAAAGGATTCTTATATTAACAATACAAATCTAGTAAATAAAATCATTAAGGGTAAAATTAATGTTAGTGAATTACCCTATATGAGCAATCAGGAACTTTTTCCTGAACACTGGAAGAAGATTATGGATGAAAAATATAAGAGAGATAAAATGATGTATGAGGAAAAGGAGGAGGCAATGACTAATGAATTTAAGTGTGCCAGGTGTAAATCTAGGGAATGTACCTACTATGAACTCCAGACGAGGAGTGCGGATGAATCTATGACAACATTTATTACCTGTTTGAATTGTGGTAATAGGTGGAAAATTTAATTATTTCTGGAGATGATCATACCAGTCTTTTATAGCTTGTCTACGTTTATTCTTATCACGTTTAATTTCTGTTTTAAGATATATACTATATGGAACAATTTTTTTTTTATAATTTTTAGTAATATTATGAATAATAAGGTTGTAAATAACAGTTGCATTCATTAATATTATTTAACAAAATCTTTTTCAGTTAGAACATATCCCCAGTGCTGTAGGCTCTGTCTAATTTTAGGACTAACATTATAATCATCAAAGGTAGTATTTTTCTTTTTAATAAGTGTCATTAACCACAACCTAAATCTCCCCTTTTTCCCAGCAAATTTATTCCATCTATTTATTTGTCTTTCATCATCGCTGCTACGTTTTCCTGTGTAAAAATCACAATACCACTGGACCCATCCATAAGGGTGTTCTTTGTTAATCCATCCTTTCTTTTCCCAGAATTGTAGGGAAGTTCCAACACGGACTTTATATTTATTGAGTGAAACATCACATATACTGCTGGTTATTTGGTTTGATTCCAGATTCTCCCACCAGTCATCTGGGTATTCTTTATGCATATCTTTATAATTTTTGTTGGTAACGCCTGATTTAATTGGTCTCCAGTATGTTCCTCCAAAACTACCGAGTTGGAATATTTCTTTTGGTGTAAGATTAGGAGTAAATTCTGGGTGGTCACTAAAAAATAATTTATCATTTTTTTTAACAGGTTTTACAATTCTACTGCCACCTTTCATGAATTTTTTAGCGAGTTTGACCGGTTTACTATTTTTGTTACATTCTTCGGATAATATATGATAGTCAACTTTAGAGGATGGTCCACCAGTAAGAGCACTGCCTAATCTTGCTATACCCCAAGAATGAGCGGTTTGGTTAGGTCTAGACCCAGATGAATAATAGGCTCCTTGTCCTTTTTTAATAATATCATTAAGTCCTTTAATAGAGCAACCGGTATTTCTTGATAGTTTTTTGTTTGGTGATAAATTTTCAACATTATACATTTCAGAAGCCTTTTTAACCCATCTTGATTTTTTAGATTTAAACGACTTTAATTTATTTCTGGTAAAATATTTACCCTTTTTGTATAGTTTTTTAGATTTTAACAACATTTTGTTTTGTTTAAGTTTATCCTTTTTAGAAAGTGAATCTGGAAGATATTTTTTAGACATATAATTTAATGTTAGATATTAAAGATTTTAGTTTATATAATAACTAATATGGACGAAACAGAAGGAATTGAGATTTATGATAGTTTTGAAGATATGGGTCTAAAAGATGAAGTTCTAAGGGGAATTTATGGATATGGATTTGAAAAACCGAGTGAAATCCAGAAGAGGGCTATTGTTAAAATTATGGAGGGGAAGGATATTATTGCCCAGGCACAGTCTGGTACTGGGAAAACTGCGACGTTTACTATTGGTATGTTGGAGTCATTGAACCTTAGTAGTAATACAAATCAGGTGTTGATTATGTCGCATACCCGTGAGTTGTCTCAGCAGATACATAATGTAATCAAGCAGATTTCAAAATATCAAAAAGTTAATGTTAATCTGAGTGTTGGTGGTATTTCGGTTACCGAAAATATTTCTTCACTAAGGAAGCGTCCTCATGTTATTATTGGTACTCCTGGGCGTGTATTGGATATGATTCATAAAAAATATATTAATGTCAATACTCTAAAAATGTTGATTCTGGATGAGGCGGATGAGATGTTGTCGCATATTTTTATCAATCAGATTTATGATATTTTTCAGAATTTGCCTCCAAAGATTCAGGTGTGTTTGTTTAGTGCAACAATGAATAAATCTTTCTTTAGTATTACCCAGAAATTTATGAGAGATCCTGTGAAGATTCTGGTTAAAACAGAGGAACTAACCTTGGAGGGTATTAAACAATTCTATATTGACCTAGAAAAGAATGAATTTAAATATGATACTCTGTGTGATATTTATTCTACTATTTCTATTTCACAGTCAATTATCTATTGTAATTCGATCAAAATTGTTGATATTATTTCGAATAAATTGAATAATGATAATTTTTCAGTGGCCTGTATTCATGGTAATATGAATCAGGAGGAAAGGAATAAGGTTATTAAAGAGTTTAGGGATGGTAAGAGTCGTGTTCTTATTTCTACAGACCTTCTATCACGTGGTATTGATATCCAGCAGATTTCGATTGTTATAAACTATGATGTGCCTAAAAATGTGGATAATTATATTCATCGGATTGGTAGGAGTGGTAGATATGGTCGTAAGGGTGTAGCAATTAACTTTGTAACAAATAATGATAGAGAACAGTTGAGTTCTATAGAAAAGTATTATAATACAGATATTCCAGAACTTCCAAATCTAGAAGTATTGAATATTTAAATAAACTAAATCTATATCTACTTAAATATATTTTGTAATAAAATACAAATAGACTATGAATATAGGTTGGGATATAGGTATTAAGAATTTATCCTATTGTATAATTGATGATGATTCTAAAATAAAGGATTGGGGTATTATTGATATAACAGATAATGAAGAATTTAAATGTGGATTTATTACACAGAAGGCGAAGGTCTGTGGAAAGGTCGCTAAAAAGATAGATAAAAATACAAAAAAGATGTATTGTAATATGCATTCTAAAAAACTTGAGTTACATGATATTCTTATTTGTTTCGAATGTAAGAACAAGGCTAAGAAAAAGAATAAAGAAAATGAATTTTACTGTTTAAAACATAGTAAAAAGCATGACAATATGTATGATATTAAATTTAATACAAAGGATCTAAATAACATTGGAAATAAGTTGATTGTAAAATTAAACGAAAAAAAGGATGAATTACTAAATGTGAAAAATATAGTAATAGAAAATCAACCAGTTCTAAAAAATCCTACAATGAAAAGTGTACAAATAATCCTTTATACATATTATTTAATGAATAAATTAGGTGATGACTATACTATTAAATTAGTTCCAGCTAACAGTAAACTAAAGTTTGATATAACAACACCAAAAATAGAAGAAATAAAAAAAATGACAAATAAATATCAAAAAAATAAAAAGTTATCTATAGAATATTGTAGACATTTTATAAAGGATGATAAAAAACTGTTGGAATATTTTGATGACTTTAAAAAAAAGGATGATTTGGCTGATTCCTTTTTATTAATATACTATAAATTAAATAAGACTTAAAAGTATGCGTATTTAAACAATAATAAGTTTCTTTACATAAAAATATGGAAGAAATTAATTTAAATCTCGATAGTACACACAATGAAGTTTCTTTAAATACGAGTAGTGGAGGCGCTGATCTTGGATTAGAACTACTAATGAATGGACATAAAATGCAGGGGGCGCCCAGAAGGGACACGGTTGTTTCAGCACCTTCTCAGAGTGAGACTGATGTAAATCTTGATCAATTATTAAATGATAGTTCTGTTTCTGATATACCCAAACTAGATTCTATAAAACTAGTGGATGATAGTTCTTCTATATTAAACGAACTTAAATTAGATAATTTGGAAGATCTAAATAAAGATACAGATAAACTAGATGATAATATTTTTAAGATAAATAATCCTATACCACCAGTTAATAATAATCGGTTCAATTCTATCCCTACAGTTAATCTAACTAATGAAAGCGATAATAAACGTTCTTTTGAAGAACTACAGAAATCTAAATTCGAGTTATTGTGTAATCTAGAACGACTTGAACAGAGGGGGTTTAAATTGGCGAGGTCTTTTACAATGGAATCTGATTTTAGTGAAATGCAGAGAGAATATGATAGAATTAAACGTAAACTTGAAGTTGATAGGAGTGTAAAATTTCAACGTAAAATGATGATAGCTGCGGTTACTGGTATTGAATTTTTAAATGGTAAGTTTGACCCATTTGATGTGAAATTAGATGGTTGGTCTGAAAGTGTCCACGAAAATGTTATTGATTATGATGATATTTTCGAGGAACTACATGAAAAATATAAAGAGAAGGCTAGTATGGCACCAGAATTAAGGTTAATATTGATGCTTGGTGGGAGTGGATTTATGTTTCATCTTACCCAGTCGTTGTTTAAGTCATCTATTCCAGGTGTAGGTGATATTATGAAACAGAATCCTGATTTGATGAATCAGTTTGCTCAGGCTGCTGCTAAATCATCTACTTCACCAGGGTTTGGTAATATGATGAGTGATATGATGAGTAATAAAAGTTCTGCTCAGCAACAGTCTTCTCCTATGCAGAGAACTGAAATGAAAGGGCCGCCTGATATCAGTGATATTTTAAGTAAGGTGAATACTAATAATAATCACAATATAAGTCTTGATAATCTTTCTAATATTAGTGCGAGTGATATAGAAAACATTAGAAATGTTGATATTAAAAGGAGAAAAAGACAGACAGCTTCTGGAAATGAAATTACTTTAGATTTTTAGATTTTTTGAATAAATAATATTTACTATCCTCATTTAGTAAATTGATTATTAACACTATGTAAAGGAATGTTAGAATTACAGTCCAAAACATATCTTTTGTACCTATCCAGAAAATAGTAAAAATTGCGACACGTCTGAATGCTGTTGTTTTGATAAATTCATCCTGATTCTTGCTTAGATCAAGATGTATATATCTTGTGCCTATATTTAAGATTAACATAGCAATACCTGCTAATAAATCACTATTATTTGTATATCTATTAATATCATTATTAAGATGTTTAACGTATGAAGATTCCATTATATAATATAATAGATAATTATTTTTTATAATATGAAATAAATTCTTCTTTTATTTTTTTTTTATCAAATGACAATATTATAAAAAAGATTATTGTTAGAAGAATCCCGATTTGAACATTTTCTATAAAACTAAATAGAATTATATTTAAAATAATAATTTTGGATATAATACTATTGAAAAGCATCATATATAGATTTAATTTTATTGTATCATTTAATTTATGTATAAATATAATTATTAAACTTAGTATACCTACCAAAATATTCATTAATATATAACAATAAAAGAATTTATAATATATATGTATAATGGATATACCTGGCATGGGTAAGGTTGAAGATTGTATGGACACCTTTAAAATTATGCCTGAAAATATATTAAAATTTTTAGGAGATTTTAAAATAGATTCGAATGACTCGGGAAAGAAAGCTTATGGTATAATAAAATATATAGGAGCGGTTCTATTATTTTTATGTGTGTTTCCAGCTTTACCATTCTTTTTTATTCTTGCTATTATGATTGCAAGTATGAAATATATAGTTCTAAAATTTGGTAATATATAATTTCTTTTAAATATGTAATGGATAGTAATCTTGGATTTGAAGAGATTTCTTGTGATATTAAACTATATCTTAAAGTGTTTATAGCGGTTATTTTACTACTATGTTCTGTACCACTTATACCGGTTGTCCCATTTATAGTATTATCTTATCATTCATTTTATGGAAGATTTGGAATAATAAAAGTTATAAAAACATTTAATACAAGTTTTTAGTTTATTTTCTATTTTAATATTAATGACCTGGTCAACTATAGAAGACGCATGGGGAAATGATGTTGACGAAAATATAAATAATTTTTATAAAACCAATCATAATAATACCTATAATGTTAATAATTCACCATCACATCTTAATAATCAATTAGAACAACAACAAATAGAACAACACAAATTAGAAAGTGATAAAATAGATAAACATAAAATGGAAATAAAGAAATTAGAAGATCAACAAAAACAAGAACTAAATAAAAATAAGTTTTATCATATGGTTGAACGGAGACTTAATCTTTTAGAAAAAAATAGTTCCTTTGTCAATAATAAAATAGACAAATTATCACTTCGTATAGAATCAGAGATTAAAAGTCTCGGTAGACAGCTTAATAATTTAGATTTCCCGAAACAAACCTACCATGAATCTCAGGAAAATAATTATTCACAAAATATGAATGATATTATTTTATTTATAATATTTGGAATATTTATATTAATTTTAATGGATAGTATGTATCGATTACTACAGTTAAAAATAAAAAATATATAGATATTTTATGGTTCTTACAAAAAAAAAAGATAAAGCGAGAAACTATAATAAGACTAAAAAACAAATTAAAGGGAAAAAAACCCAGAAGGTAAAGGTTCTATATATAAAACCAAAATATACCGATGAATATATGAAATCTAAAGAAGGAGAATATTTTGATAAATCAAGTTATGATAAAATTATTAATTATAATTGTGATGCTTATCAAATTAAAGAAGATGGCACAAAAAAACTATTATTTAAATTTAGAAAAAAGGTTTTATCAGATAAATTATGTCAGATAGGTATAGTCAATCTTAAAAAAGCTGCTATGAAAACACATGATAACAGAGGTGCTTCTGCTGGTGTTATTTCTTATAAAAAATTACCAACTTACGCAAATGAAAAGAACCAATTTAAACGTGTTGATAAATTCAGGATACTTGGTTATAAATCTAAAAAAAGTGGTAAATGGGTTAATAATAGTTTTGGTAATTTATCTCAGAGTAATATTATTGGATTTTTTGACAAAAGAGATAGAAATAAAGGAATTGATGCACCTCCATGTAGAAAAACAAAATTCTCAGCTGAACAGGTTGATAAATGGAAAAAGATAACTCCCCTTATTAAAGAAATAAATCATATGTATAAGACATTAGTTCCAGAACAATATAGGAAACAAGCTAAAGAGGCAAAACAAACTAATTTTCATATTAAAAATACTGCTTTCAGTACTGTAACCATAAACTATAACTGGAGAACCGCTCTTCATAAAGATGCTGGTGATTACAAACAAGGATTCGGTAATCTTGTCGTTCTCGAAGAAGGGAAATATAAAGGTGGTTCAACAGGATTCCCACAATTTGGTGTTGCTATTGATGTGAGACACTGTGATTTCCTTGCTATGGATGTTCATGAATGGCATTGTAATACCAAAATCGAACCTATATCAAAAGATTATACACGTTTATCACTTGTTTCTTATCTTAGAGAAAATATGATTAAATGTAAAGGACTAGACGAATAATAATCCACCCATACCATTAGTATTTATTTGAAATATATTATAATTCACTGCAAAAATAAACAATTTTTTGTTTCTAATAGTATCTAAATTATTATTAGCAAACCTAAATTTCATTTTTTTATCCTTAATTTTTGACATATTACATGTCCCACTTGGCTGAAGTTCAAATGGATTTAGACAGAAAGAATGTAGTCCTATTCTATCCAAATCTGGTACAACACCACACAATTTAAATGGATTATATCTTGTATTATAAACCATCGGGTTATTTCTATAATATTCAACTCCATTAAATTCTAAATTAAATTCACCACCTATACCATCATCCCCATATAAATTTGATTTAGTCATAGATACAAAATAACAGGGTCCCTGGGCTGGATTTGCCCCTGATGTGCCTTTATTCTGAACAACCCATGTTAAAAATTTGATTGGATGAGTAAAGTTATTAATATTTACGGTTTGTATAGGTAGTATATCTTCTGTAGAATTAGTTGTTGTTATTTTATCTTTATACTGTAATTGTTCAATTAAATATTCATGTGAACTATTTGTAAATTTCCTTTTCTCATCACCGTATAAATGAATAAATTCACCATTTAATAACATCTTATCTATACTAAGGTCTCCTATATTCCCTACTACATTTTCCTTTGACTCTGTATCAAATTCCAATATAATTTCATTATTAAACAAACAAACTACTGGTAAAGCCATACCTATATTTCTTGTAAACCAAAAATCAAAATCATACAATAGTTTTTTGGTTATAATTGGTGTCTGCGCTGATGGTAAAAACCCATATTCTAAACCATCTACAGTCACAGTAGGATCCGTACTATCAGTATCGGTATAAATACTACCAGTACAAACTAAAGGACAAAATCCTCCTAATCTTTCTTCATTCGAAATAAATACTCTATCTGGTTGTGGTAGGGGGTTGACTGGATCAGATATCAGCGTATTTAGATATGTTTCTCTACCACCGTGTAGTGGTGATGATAGTATATTTTGTTTATTTCTACTTTTATTTAAAAGCTCATGTTTTACTTGTCTCCATTGTGATATATATTCTTCTATTTTGTAATCATTTATTTTAATCTGACTGTGTTTAATTAAACTATTTGTAAAATTATCTACACTACATACAGTTCTATTTATATTTGTGTCTCCTGTTCGTATACATGTAACATCCATTTCGAGATTTAGTCTAGATAATAATTCACCCATACGTGGTATTTTTGCTTTAAAGTGGCTGTCAAATTTTGATGAACCACCATTCTTTATAAATGGTATATTTATTGTTTCTTTAGAAAAATGAGTGTGTCTTCTATAGACCTTTTTAAAAAATGATATTTGGGGATTTCCTGTTAAATAATAATCTTGTTCGCCATAGGCCATCAACTGTATTTTAAAGAGACTCATTTAAGATTTAATAATATTATAAATATAAAATTTTTTTAAATTGTTATTAATTATTTATTACTATATATACATTTAGATAGGTTGCAAAACAAAGCCATAATAAATACGGTAATAGAATATTAGACGCCAACACACTGTATTTTCTAAATTTAATTAAACAATATACCAATAAGGCTATCATTATAATAATATCTATTAATGCCACTAATTTATTTTTGTATTTAATAAATAGATAGGTCCATATAAGATTAAATCCCATATGTACTAGAAATACCTGTAAAGGAAAACACATACTTTTACATTTATTATAAACCATAAAAAATGATACCCCCATTAATATATATAGTATAGGCCATACTATACCAAAAACATAATTAGGTGGTGTTAGACTACTTTTGTTTATTTTAAGATAGTTGTCCGAATTATAATAATTATTCATATTATTTATAAACATAATTATATTAATTAAAATGAATATTGATAAACATTATAAAGCAGCCTCTATTCATAAAAAAATAAAACTCGAATTATATGACTATATTGATAATACTAAAACTATAAATGATATATGCTTATTCATAGAAAGCCGGATTAAACTATATTCTGATAAGAATGAAATAAATAATGGTATTGCTTTTCCGGTTGGTCTTTCATTAAATAATATAGCAGCACATGATACACCTATACCTAAAATAGATTCAAATAAACTATTACAAGATACAGATGTTCTTAAAATAGATTATGGGGTACATGTAGATGGTAGTATAATTGATAGCGCATTTACATGGACCAAAAATGAAGTATATAAACCTGTTCTTGATGCATCAAGAGAAAGTGTTGATACTATTATTAAAAATATTGGGGTTGATATGACTATATCTGAAATTGGTAATTTATCAGAAGAAATTGTGGCATCATATGAAACCGAAGTGAATGGTATATTTAAACCAGTAAAAATTATAGGTAATCTGTGTGGTCATTCTATTTTACCCTGGAAAATACATGGTGGGAAATTAATACAAAATGTTAAAAATAATGATAATACTAAAATAGAAGAAAATGATATACTTGCTATAGAAGTTTTTACTTCTAATGGTAATGGAACAACTATATTAGGTAGGAATAACTCACATTTTATGCCCCAGAAAAGTCGACAACCAATTACCAGGAGGTCACAAGAACTCAATGATATCATCAAAACCAAATTTAAAACATTACCATTTACTCAAAGGTATCTCGAAAAACACTCTCCAATAAAATACTATAATGTTTGCTTAGATGAATTGTATAGAAAAGGATATTTAAGTAAACATCCACCGCTAATAGAATCAGATCCAACTAGTATTACAGCACAATTTGAAGAAACTATTTATGTATCTTCTAATAGAATTATTAATTTATCAGGTGGGAACTAATAATTTATTTTCTACCATCATATTAAAATGGGATTCCTAAATATTGTATTATCGCCAATAGAGGTTATTTTTGATCCTATTATAAGTGCTGGTAATGCAATTGTCGCTCTTATACATATCTTGCTCGAACTCATTAAAGTAGCACCAAAGTTGGTCTCGCTCTTCGAAATATTTACAGACCCTGGTAAAATAATAAAGGATGCTGTTTATGGTGTAAAAGTAGGGTTAATGATGTTATTTGATGCTATATTTGGTAATTTATTTAGTGCTGTAAAGAAACCCTTTATACAATCGAAAACAAAAAAAAATAAACCTAAAAAAATGTGTTTAACCAATAGAATAATTCAGCTAATTATTCTTGTCCTTTGCCCACCCCTTGCTATATTTATGGAAAAGGGTATAACCAGTTTTTTTTACGTGGTTATAGCCAGTATCTTGACCTACTTCTATTATTTCCCTGGACTAATCTATTCATCTATGTATGTATTGTAATTTAATGGTAATTTACTGTAATCTTTCTATAAAAATATCATTTCTTTTTCAAATAAAAAATTGAATTGATTAAATTAATCAATTCATAATTATTCAACAAACACACAACCTCACACGAAATATAACATTCCGATTCTACACACCCGCTTTCCAAATACCTAATTCAAAATGAAGATTTTTACAAAAAAACAAGTTGCTGTTCTCATGACCTGGTTCGAAGAAACAGGAACCTCAGTTCCGGTTGATTTCGAGAATTACATTAAAACCGCCAAAAAAGAAATACCAAAAAAAGAAACACCAAAAGAAGAAATGCCAAAAAAAGAACCCGTATTGGAGACGTCCAAAAAGGTGGTTTATTCTATGGACAAAGAAAAGAAACTGTTTTATGTACACCGCCGAAAGGCCGTGAAACCAATAGTGGATTCAGATGGAATGTTCTGTTGTCCCTTGTGTCCTAAGAAATTTGCAAAAAAAACAAGCTGGTCCTTTCATATCACTCATGTTCATTCAAGAGAATTTCAATGCCCACACGAGAATTGCGACAAAACATTTGGTATTGTAGGAAATGTTTTACAACACTATAGTAGGAAACATATTGGCAAAGGGAACTTTACAGTCAAACAAGAGAATGGTTCTAAAAAGTTTGAATGTAAAAAGTGCTTTAAGACCGTTTCAAGTGAACCAGCGATACATAGTCATATTACACAATGTTTGGGTCACTGTTTGGGTGTTTCATATAAGAGTTCTGAGTAAAATAGTTAGATTAGAATAGAATAGAAAAACAAACGTTTTTTTTTTATAATAAAATATAATGAATAATAATTATCTAAAAGCCCAGATAATAACATATCTTGGTAATAAACGTAAACTAGTAAAACCAATCGAAGAAATAATATTAGAGTTAAAAAGAGAAATACTAAAAATAAAACCAGATAAAAAATTAATTTGTGGCGATGGATTTAGTGGTTCAGGTATAATATCAAGAATGTTAAAAATACATAGTGATAAATTATATACGAATGATCTGGCTGGTTATTCTGAAACAATAAATAGAAGCTTTTTAGATACTCCAAGTAAATATACTTTAAAAAAAATTAAAGAATATGTAGAAAAGGCTAATGATTATGTAGAAAATTCGAATGATAAAGAAGAAAAATGGATACAATTACATTGGACACCTTCGCCTGATAGTACTCATGGACGATTTTATTATACATTAGAAAATGCGAAGAGAATAGATAGATATAGACAATATATTAAAACCATCCCAAAAAAATATCAAAGTTATTTATTGTCATCTTTGTTAATAGAAAGTTCAATACACACTAATACAAACGGACAATTTTCTGCATATTTTAAAAAACTTGGAGGAAATAATAGTACTGATATTAAAAGAATTACAGATAAAATAGTATTAAAAATTCCTATCTTTAATGATAATAAGTGTAATATACAAATAACAAGAAAAAACACAAATGATTGGATTACAACTATAAATGATATGGATATAGTATATTATGATCCACCGTATAATAAACACCCATATCATATATATTATTTTTTATTAGATATAATTAATGATTGGGATACAACCCAAGAAATACCAGAAACTTATAGAGGACAACCTACAGATTGGACAAAATCTGATTATAATAGTTCTGTAAAGGCATTAAAAACATTTGAAAATTTAATAAAAAATACAAAATCAAAATATATAATTATTTCTTATAATAACGATGGTATAATACCTATTTCAGATTTAGAAAAGATGCTTAAAACATATGGTAAATTACAAAAAAAACAATTAGAACATAAAACTTATAATAAATTAAAGGGTATAGCTAATTATAAAAGAAAGGAACAAAAAAAGAAATTAGAAGAATATATCTATATATTAGATTGTATGAAATAAAAATTTTATTCTATTAAAGTATAATGGGGTTTATGGATATAATAACCGGGGTTGTTAAGGAAATATTAGGAACTGTCCTATTTCCTATAAAACCAGTAATAGACCCAATACTGGCATTAGGGGACGCTATGGTACAATTATTAGATTTACTTACTAAACTTATTAGTTTGATACCTAAACTGATGTCTTTATTTACTATGTTTACTGATCCAATTAAACTTATTAAAGACGCGGTTTATGGTGTTAAAATCGCATTACAGATGTTGTATGATGCAACATTAGGTTATATTATAGGTTCATTTATGAAGAATTTTTATTTAGATAGTAAAAATAATAAAAATAATAAAAAAGGTGGGAAAAAATGTATAGATAAATCGTTCATGAATATTCTAATTATGATACTATGTCCTCCACTGGCTATATTTATGAACGAAGGAATGGGTAGTATTTTTTACGTAATTATAGCAAGTTTCCTAACCTACTTTTACTATTTTCCTGGATTAATATATTCTTGTTTATATATATTATAATAATATAACAATGGGATGGAATGAAATGGTAGACGCTATATTATCTTTAAAAGATTTTGCCTTTAATTTAATAAATATAATTGTTAAATTGATAAAGGTATTCCCAAAATTTTTGTCTATTTTTACGTATATATTAGACCCAAAAAAACTTATTAGTGATATTATATTTTCAATAGTAACCGGTTCTAAAATGATATATGATGCCACAATTGGATACCTAATTGGTTCATTTATGAAGAATTTTTATTTAGATAATAAAAATAGTAAAAATAATAAAAATAGTAAAAAGGGTGGGGAATCATGTTTTAACAAATCATTAATTAATATATTAATATTAATCTTATGTCCCCCACTGGCTATATTTATGAAAGAAGGAATATCTAGTATATTATATGTAATTATAGCAAGTGCCCTAACCTACTTTTACTATTTTCCTGGATTAATTTATTCTTGTTTATATATATTATAATAGTATGACTAACTATGGAAAAAAGTGTAAAGAAAATAATGATTGTTCTTCAAAAATATGTGAGATGACATATATGAATAATGAACCAGATACAAGAAGATGTGTAGAAGGAATTATTTCATCTGAAAAAGATATAGAACAAGAATCAGGAAAAGAAAATAAGTTAGAATTTGGTGGAGAATGTGAGAATGATTCCGATTGTTCTTCTGGTTTATGTGAACCTAAATATGGTTATAAAGAGGGGAAAGATGTAATTCTAGGTAATTTTTGTGTTAAACAAGAACTGAAATTATCTTCGGAATGTACCTATGATAGTGATTGTAAATCGGGAAGATGTAAAACCGAATATGATGGGGATATACCTGTATCGAGGAAATGTGTTGTATTTGAGTCTATGCCTAAAATAGATAATGTTAATCGTAATTTTGGTGATATGAAGGAAGATGATCTGCCTGAATTTGCAAAGTCAAAGGAATGGAAGGCCGCTAGAAACGAAATTTATATATTATCTGATTCAGAAAAGGCAAAAAAATTACAGGGTAGAGGTATTATTTCTGATATCATAATTATTCTAATGGAATTAGTTGTTCTTGGAATTAAAACAGTATTTATAATTTTGTTTGATATATGGAAACTAATCTTTTTTGTAGTATCATATGTTCCTTCACTAATACTTAAAGTAAAAGTATTTGGATTTCTTGATAAATACAAATGTACAGATAATTCTAAATGTACTAAGGGTAAATGTGACCCGAATAAATCAATATCAGTGCAGGCAAAATATATAAAACAACTCCTAGTTATATTATTCCCACCATATGGTGTATTTATTTCTAAGGGAGCATCTTCAATAAAGGAAATAATGTTAACATCCGTTTTAACTATTATGTTTTATTTCCCAGGTATGATATATGGATTAAAGGTTATAGAAGAATAAAATTTCTTATAAACTAACATAATGAGTGATATGTTCAAATTATTTATGCATGGAGGTATGATAACGGATGATATTTGTATACCAACCGACTTTATAAAGCTATTTTTTACTATTATTTTCCCACCAATTGGTATATGGATAGACCAACACGGTAAAGGATACCCAAATATGAATAAAATAGGTATTAGTTTTATATTAACTGCTATGTTTTATTTTCCAGGTCTGATGTATGGATTAAATAATATTTCGTTCAGTTAAATCTTATTATTTTTTTTTTTATTTATTATATGTCCGTTCCAACAAATTATCTTATAAATGATGTTAGAACTTTTGATTATTTTAAAGTTAAAAGTTTTAGTGGATTTTTAACCAAAGATGTAGTCGCTACACTTAAAAAAAATATTCTTAAAAATAATATAGAAGAATCATGTAATTGGTGTATAGAATTATTCCTTTCATTACATATAGAAAAATTATACTCTATCTTTTTGGATATTGCCCTAAAAAATATTAATATTTTATCACCTAAGTTGCCTTCATTGCTTCATAAAAGGTTTAAACAACTAATAGATTCTAATTTGTCTATGAACGATATGAGAAATTCACAGATGGTAAGGAATCATATAATCGATTTTTGTATAATAGTGTGTATGAGTAATAAAAATAAAACGATAGGAATATCAACTCTTAAAGATAATGAAATGGATGCTAAATTTATATTAAAAAAAATAAAATCTGAAAAATCCTATGTTGATAATTTATTTAGAAGTAATGATCCAATAGAAATAAAATTTATTGTTAATGAAATGGTCCATAATATGAAAACTTCAGACTTTGCTGGAACTGTATATATGTTAAGTTGGCTAATACAGTATGATAAATTATCGAGTAAAAAAAAGAAACCAATAACGTGTCATGAAAGAATAAGTAGCAATATAAAAAAGGAAAATCAAACCGATTTAATCTGGTTATTATGGGAAATAGTTATTTCGGAATCTCAAAAAACATTATCTATTAGCGTACAAAAGGAAATAGATAGTCTTTTTAAATTATACAAACTATTTTACAAACCGAAATCAAAGTATAAATATATTAATCTTTATCTGTTTGCAATCAAATATTTTACAGACATTTATGACATTAGCACACCTATAATTTATAATTATTACATCTCTTTACAAATATGTATGAAAATAAATTTTATGATAGGTCAAAAAAAACATCTAGAAGTAGTAAAAAGTAATAATGTTTCATTCGAAATAATAAAAAAAAAGAAAGAGAAGGCAAAAACGAAAACTCCGAAACAATTAAAAGAAGAAAATGTTCAAAAGAGGTTTGATATTATATCTAATATAGACATTAATAATTAATCTAAACTATTTTGTAATATAAATATAAATGAGAAATAAACAAATGATATTTCTGATATTTTTGGTAGTTTTATTATGTTATTTTGGTTATAAAACATCATTTACACAACGCACTCAAACTAAAATTAAAAATTTTGAACAAAAATTTGTAAAGAATATTGACAGAAAACAAAAGGATTTATGTGGTAACAAATTTAAAAATAGTACTGTCTCTGAATTCTATATATGTAGTAGTCATAAACCCTTTCTAACCGGATTTTTACAATATGATTATTCGAGTTTAGATATGCTACAGAAATCTATAATATATGGTAGTAGATATATTGAATTAGAAATATTTAATAAAGAAATACGGAATGACACTATACCTGTTGTAGGTTCAAGTAGTAGTGATGGTTCTGTTGTCTATGGACAGAATACTTTAGATTGTGAAGAGGTATTTAAGTTAATCGGAAATATTGTTTTTTCTGAAAGATATCTAGATAATTACAAAGAACCTTTCTTCATATTCTTGAATCTTAAACTAAAAAATAAAACCGCTACTCTCAATAAATTATATGATATTATTAAAAGAAATCTAAATCTTAGACTTCTAGACAGTAATTATTCATATCAAAAAGAAAATATTGCACGAACCAAAATGTGCCATCTTATGGAAAAAGTAGTTCTCTTTTCTTCAGATGGTTATGAAAATTCTAAGATGGAAGAATTAATTAATATGTCTACTAAAAGTCCTAGTCTTAACAGAATAAAATACACTGAACTACCCCATAAAGAAGAACTATCTAACAAAAAAGATATACCAATCGTTTCTATTCTTAGTAAAAAAATAAAACTAATGGGAAATATAATCTACATGTTAGATGACACAAATTTCCTTTCACTTGGTATACAACCTCATATGTCTTTACAGATAGATGGTTCAACTAATAAAGGCAATAATACAAATGGTGATGTTATTAGAATTAAAGAAGTAACTAATAATGCGTTGGTATTAGAAAATAATGAATTTATTGAAGAATCTGGTGTAAATAAATTATCACTAAAGATTTTTGATAGTTCTTATTCACTTAAAAATATAGATAAACAAAACAAATCATCGATTACTATTGTTTATACTGAACACAATTTCTTTAATTTTAATTTTGATCCAGAACACGCCTGGAATCTAGGATGTCAATTTGTATGTATGAATTTTCAAAAACTCGATTACAATCTTAAAAAATATATGAAAAAATTTAACAAATATAGTATTATCCAAAAACCAACTAACCTTAGATTTGTTGAAAGAAAAGAAAACTCTAAACGATTAAACACTCTTTTCCCAAAATATATAGAAACAAATAATACCGATATTATTTATGATTTTGCCAAAAACAATTTTGAAATCAGTTTAGTTCCATTCAAATATTCCGATAATATAGGGTGTTGTATCAATAAATCCCCAAAAGATAATATTATATGTTCAAAATATAGCAATAATTCATCTAAATGCAATGAAAGAGAAAACTGCTTATTTACCAACGATATAGATAAATGTAAACAGGATATTGTGAAAATAGTATATAATAACGATTTCTTGTCTGTTTCGCCAAGTCATAAAAAAACAGATTCGTTATTTGAAATTGTACCAGGTCTTGATAATAAATTCGAATCTATATCAATTAAATATAATAACAAATATCTCGTTACTAATGATTCATGTTGCTATCTTTCCTTCAAAAATTATAACACTGATAATACGAATTTAGTAGATACATTTAGGAAACATGCTAGTTTTTATGCTGTAAAACCTATGTGTTCTAAAAAAGGCTTTGTATCTTTTATGCAGATAAAAGATAACAAAAAATATTACATAAAATACCGGAATGAATTTAACTACAATGAACGTGTCTACAGCACTACCTCTAATGAATTTGATTTAATTGGAGAAATGGTCTCTGAAGATGGTAGGGTTGGTATATACCAGGTAAAATCAAAAGATAATTATAAAAGTATCGGTCATATTTTTGTTAAAGGTAACGACCATAAAGTAGATATACTTAATAAGAATATTATACTACTAAAAGGTGCTGTATCTGAACCAATTGGATTTGAATTAATATGGAACACAAATAATGTATATATATGGAAACCTATACCCGGGGATGGTTATATTGGATTAGGTGTAGCGGTTACTCTAAATAAAACACCACCAGATACATCCTTATTCTGTTGTGTTGCGATAGAATATACATCAGAAGTCCTAATTGATAATACATTATTCTGGTCGAATAAAGGCAATAGTCCAAATAATCCTCTAAGTTTATGGGAAGTTCCATCCAAAAACTATTTTATATCGAATGTAGCTTACACTAAACCTAGCGAATTTAGTCAACCAGTCTATTCTATAAATCTTGAAGCATCAGATTATATGGACCGGTTGTTTATGGGCAAAGAAACCAGCACCACAGAACCTTTCTGTTTTAAGGTTATAAATAACAAAACAAAGATACCGAATAGGATAGATCCGATTGATTTTAACGAATATATAGAAGAAAACAACTATAAAATTTCATTATATGATAAACCAGAAGGTTCAGATATATCTGAAAAGAAGTGTGTTGGTTTAGAATACGCATACTGGTCTAAATATTATAGCAATGATAGTAGCAAGTCCGATAATAAGAAATTGGTTATAACAGAATGTAATAGCAATGATTATATGGGAACAAATTTCATTTTAAATAATGATAGCACTATCAGATTGAAGGGTAATACACATTATTGTCTAGAAAATAATGAAAACAATCTGGTTATAAATAAATGTAATCAATCCAAACCACAGGAATTCTTTTATAACAAATCTAAAAATTTGCTTACTAGTCTGGTAAATAATTACTGCCTTGATAATAATTTCAATCTTGATAAAAAACTATCATTTAACGAAAAATGTAAAAGTACATTTATAATAAAACAGGAAATTGTAACAAACTGCATTAATGTAAATAGCGTTGTCTATGTTAAAAAGAAAGTAAAAAGACACAAAGATTCTTATTTCTCTCAGAGAGAGGATAATACAGTAAGGTTAAATGTTATAGATGAGGATATAGATAGGACATATTTTCATGTTTATGTGAAGGGTATTGTTAGCGAGAAAAAGGATGGTAAATATAAAATAAAACTATATGACCAGAATTCGAGCGTACTCTATATAGACACGAATTCTAATCTTGTTATACCATATTTTATACCACAGAGTAATAAAATAGAAAAGGGGACAGAATTATTGTTAGAGAATGGTGGTGTAATGGGTAAATATAATGAGAAAAATATTAGATGGATGGCTAAAGTAACAGATAAATTGGAGAACGACAAATATACAGTTGTGTTTAGTATAAATAGTATTGAGGCGGATATGAACAAAACCTCTTTTGGTAGACCAAGGACAAATGAGAAGAAAATAGTAGATATTATGGATATAGTTCTTCTTCAACCGGCGTTAGAATGTAATTAAATTATAAAAAAATAATCTTGTATAAGATTAAATGGGTCAGGGTCCTTCCAGTGTAAATTACAACTATGTTTATGAAGAATCAAAAAAAAAGATTTCTAAAACCCCCAAGGTGAGTGAAACCCAGGTTTTAAAGAAGAGAGAGGCTGAAAAAATAAATAATACGTTTATAGAATTGTTGGGTGTATTGAAATATCATACTAATATGGTTTCTATAGATAAGAATTTTATATTACAGAATAGATTAATTAATGAAGAATTAGATAAGAAAATAGGTAATTTAAATAAGGAACTAAAAAACAGTAAAGATGTGTTTTCGAGGGACAATGAGATTTATAGACAAAAGGCATTAGAAATTGAATCGTTAAAGAGGTATAATGTTAGTTTTAAGTATGCAAATATAGGTTTGTTTATGGTCATTGTAATTTTAATGGGTATCAAATTTATAAAAAAAAAATAAATATAGAAGTATATTATAATGTTACCACTTAAAATATATCTTTATATTCTCTATATTTCAGTTGTATTAGTGGGTGTATCTGGGATATATATTATTTCAAGGATTCAAAATAATCAGTATTATAAAACAATTTGTGTATGGTTATTGGTATTATTAGAAATTAATCTGATAAATATGGCCTTTACTATACAAAATTATATGACAAATTCTAAGAAGGTTGGGAGCAAAGGTCCAAAGGGTGATAATGGTCCAATAGGGTTTAAGGGAAGGAGTAATATTTGTAACCAGTGTGGTGACCAGAAATTAGTAAAATATGGCAGTGATATGAATGATTTTAATAATAAGATAACAGATCCAACCCTAAAAATTGGACAATGTGTATTCCCATTTGTTTTTGATAATGAATTCCAATATGACTGTACTACTGCTGCTAGAACAGATGGTATAGAGAATGATGCGATGGTAAATGGTTGGTGTGCAACCGAAGTAAATAGTGATAATACTTATAAAACATACGGTTATTGTAAAGATAGTGATAAAAACGAGACAAAAATTAAGGATAACATGAATAGACAGGAAAGAGAAATGGATTACCAAACAAATAATTCTGGCATTTTAGATATAAAAATAGTGTCTGGGGTAAGAACAACTGTAAAATGTCCACCTAAATACAAAAAGATAGATATAGATTTGAACCTTATGGCGAATGGAAATTTTGTGTATTTGTGTAGAAAAGATGGAATAGGTGATAGTGGTGTTCAGGATATTAAATTAACTACAGGTGATATCGGTTGTTCTCCTGGTTTTAGAAAATTGGATAAGAACTTGAATGATGGTTTCCCAGATTTATCGCCGAGTGATATGGTAGAAGTGTGTATAAAGAAAGGGTCAAGTAAATTTATTCGTGATATAAAGATAGAGAAGACTAAGAAATGTCCGAAAGACTATAAACTACAGGATATAAATTTAAATAAGAGTGTAGGTGGTGAGGATTTGTATATGTGTACCTCTAAAACAGTAAATCAGGGGATTATACTTGATAGTGCTTTTGTGTGGGGTGGTGATAGTAATCTATATTTTTTTAAGGATGATAAATATTGGAAATTGAATATGTCTAGCTATAAGGTAGAGAAGGGTTATCCAGATAAAATATCAACATTCTGGGGTAAAATACCTAAAAATATAGATGCGGTTTTTACAAATCCTCATGACAATAATACATATTTCTTCAAAGGTTCAGTATTTTACAAATATGATAATAAGAATGAAAAGATTGCAAAGGGTTATCCAAAAAAAATCAAGGATGTTTGGAAGAATGTGCCAGATAATCTTGATGCGGTCTATGTAGATGCTGATAAAAACGTGTTCTTTATGTATGAAGATAGATATTATGAATGGAATGAATCAGATAAACGTGCGAATACACCATTATTAATTAATAGAAGATGGGTGGATGCTCCATCAAATATAAATGGTATGTTTTATAATAGCAAGAAAGAACAGACTTATATTATTCAAGCAAATAAGATTTATAAATATAATTTTGATATGAAACAGGATTCATCCAGTCCAATAGATATCAATACTGAATTTAAAGATATAAAATAAAATATTACTTAATAATAATGTTATATCTTTCAGGGTATATAAATAATTGTCTAACAAATTCGTTTGATGTAATATCTATATTTTTTAATACATTAAATTCCTATATTATTCCAGAAGAAGACCCTACATTTAATGATACTAATAGTAATTTTTACAACTATTCTAATTTATCTAAGTTAGAAGAAGTAATAATTTGTGAACAACCCGTTTATAAGAGGAGAAGAACCCGTTCAGATCCTAATATAAAACTTATTTTAAAGGAAGAAATGATAGTAAAACCTAAACCGATCCCTATTCCTATTCCAATTCCTAAAAAGATAGTAGTAAATAAAATTAAAAAGGATGATGATTGGGATATATTATAATACAGTAGTGTTCTTTTTAATAATAATTTGAACTCTTTTTTCTTTAATATTAATAATAGAATCAATTGCATTTATAAGAGATTGTTTTTCTTCTTCTGTTTTATGTTCCATTTCAGATAGAATATCATTAATTATATTTATTTCATTTTTATTCCAAAGATTTTTTAATTCTGTATAAATTTTATTAAAATTCTCTTCTTTATTTACACTTGCTTCTTTATTTACGTTAAGGTTTGCATCTATAATAGATTTATAATAAACGAGTGAATGTCTAACAGTAGAATTACCAGTATATGAATACATAAGATTTTCAATACCTTTAGAACTTAATCCAAAAATATGTTTTATTTTTTCATCCTCTAACTGATACCATTCGATAGCTTTAGTAATTGGTCGGTATAAATTATGTAGATCATCCCGATTATCACCCTGACTCCACCGAATTGTTCCCTGTAGAATATGTGGGTCATTGTATTTAATCATGTTGTCTAATATACTAATTTTAGTTCCTTTAGGTTTGAAAGAAAGTATAGCAAGTCGTACCATACATGTGAACGGGTCTATTATAAAATATTTTGTTTGTTGTTTGCTATTTCCAAATATAGAACTAAATAACTGGACGGTTGTATCAGTTATATAATTTTTAAACATACTATTTATTATAACTTTTATATTATTTAAATAAATATTATTTAAAAATTGATTTTTTTTTTATATTAATACATTAATAAAATGATTATTCCAGTTAGATGCTTCACGTGTGGCAAAGTTATTGGGGATAAGTGGGAAGACTATAAAGTATTAAAGATTAAATATAATAATAACAAAGATGAAGATACAATTATTAATGTATCGAATGTAAAAAAAACACCAGAAGGTAAAGCTATGGATGAACTCGGTATTAAGCGTATTTGTTGTAGGCGAATGTTTCTAGGTCAAACAGATTTAATTGATTTAATTTAAATGTTAATAAATATTAATGGAAAACCACAAGAATCTATTACTGGTTTATCTTATTTGTATCAGTTTGATACTAACTTTTAAAATGGATAAAATAGGTGTTTTGGCACTTACACTATTTTTTTTATCTGTTAAAGTTAATAAATATTATGCATTAATCGGTAGTTTTGTTTTTTATATATTTTATTATAGGTATTCGGAAGGATTTACTTCTACGCCTATGCCAGTGAATAATGATGAAAATTATGAAGATGAACTTGTACAACCGAATGAAATCTATAATATTTTTTTAAATCTAATAGAAGACTATGATACACGAATGTTTAATTCAGATGCTCTTATAGGTGGTGAAAACAAAGATGGGATTGTAATTAATACAGATAAGAAAGAAATTGATACTGACCTTTGGATTAGACTATTTTCAGATTACAATATTATAGAAAAAAAATATTATATTAAAGAAGGAATAAGTATTAGCTTAGAAGATAAGGACGAAATGTTTACTAACACCCTAGAAAGATTAATGACTATTTTAGATACAGTTGAAGTTAATACAGGAGAAAATGATTCTGTATATAAAAATATTAAAGAAGAATTAAAAAATACTTATTTGGAAGAAAGGATTTCATATATTTATTACGATAGACTTTCATCGCCTAAGAAGGAGTTTAATGCATATGATGAAACCAATCAGAATAGTATAAATGTTACTAATTTAATTAAGAATGCCGAATTTAAAAAGGTTGACTTTTTAAATAAAGAGGCAAAACAGTATTCTATAGATAATAATAAAAATATTAAACAGGTCGAATTTGTTTCTAATCTTACATCCCAATTTTCTGAAACTATGATAAATATAATTCAGGATATCATAGATCTTTTAAACAAAGAAGTAAAATTTACATCTGTATATGATTCATATCTTTACTACATAAGAAATGTGTTTTTAATTTTGACAGATAATGGTCGTCTGTTTTATGTAGGATTATTTTTTATGACTATTTCTTTGTGTTTCTTTTTTATAGAATCAACAAAATAATTTAGTCATTCGTATTTTATTAATTTATACATTATATATATTATATAATAATGGATAATACTGATTTTGAAAAAAACACATGGAATCTTATACATAACTATTTAGACAACAACAAAAATTATTTAACCAAACATCACCTAGATTCTTTTAATGATTTTATACAAAATAAAATACCATTAACTTTTTCACAATATAACCCACAGATCTTATATAAAGAATTAGATAAAGAAAGTGGTAAATATAAGTATGAAACCCATATTTATTACGGAGGTAAAAATGCTGATAAAATTTATATTTCTAAACCGGTGATTTCTAAAGAAACAAACGAAGGTGATCTTAAAAAACAGATGTATCCGAATGAGGCAAGATTAAGAAATCTTACCTATTCAAGTGGAATATTTTGTGATATAGATGTAGAATATAAAATTTATGATATAGAAACAAAAGAGACAGAAGTTATTAAAAAATCATTCCCATCGATTAATTTGGGTAGAATACCCATTATGCTTCAGTCTAATATTTGTGTTTTAAACAATACAACACCCGAAATGAAACAACAGATGGGTGAATGTAGATTTGACCAAGGTGGATATTTTATAATAGACGGACAGGAACGTGTTATCGTTTCACATGAAAGAAAAGCTGAAAATAAATTATATATTGTAAAATCTCAGGATGAGGTTTATTCTTATTCAGCACAGGTCAAATCTGTTCCTGAAAATACATTTAAATATGCCAGAACAACTATTGTAAATATACATAGTACCAATGATGTTATAACTGTAAGACTACCAATGATGCACACTCCAATACCTTTATTCGTTTTATTTAGACTATTAGGGGTTGAATCTGATAAAGAGATACTTGAACTTATTTTATATGATTTAGATAGTAAAAAGAGTAAATTGTTTCTGGAACATCTCCGCCCATCTATAGAAAATAATGGTGATATTTATGATAAAATCACAGCCATGAAATATTTAATGAATCTTAATCATGGTGGGACTATGAGTCATCTAATGAATATTATATCGACCGATTTATTCCCTCATGTTGGTGATAGTTATAATTCTAAAAAATATTATCTCGGTTATGTTGTTAATAAATTATTAGAAGTCAAACTTGGTCTTAAAAAAACTACTGATAGGGATAGTTTTATGTTTAAGCGCGTGGATCTGTCTGGATTCCTACTTGCTTCCTTATTTAGAGAAAGACTAAAACAATTCCAGAGAGATGTAAAAATTACTATTGATGGCGAATATCGTTTTAATAGTAGTGAATATCAAAAAAATAATTTTAGTAATATAATAAACGATAAAAACATCGATAAAATTTTCAATTATAAAGTAATACAAGAAGGGTTTTTAAAATCTTTTAAAATAGGTAATATCCTAAACAAAAAGGGACTAATACAGTTACTTAATCGTTTAACTTCTATCGGTGCCGTTTCACAACTTAGACGCATTAATACACTAGGTGATATGATTATGATAGGTCAGAGAAAATTGCATGGGTCACAGTTTGGTATTATTTGTCCAGTTGAAACACCGGATGGTGGTAATATTGGTATCAAAAAACATATGAGTTCTATGTGTCATATAACCTTTGGTATTAACCCGGAACCTATTATTAAACTATGTCACGAAATTGGTGTGGTGCCACTTTCAAATATTACTCCTAAATTAGTTATTAATAAAGTAAAGGTATTTGTAAATGGTAAATGGATTGGTATGATAGAAGAGCCACAGGATTTTGTTAATATACTAAGATTATATAGAAGGAATGGTTTAATAAATGTGTTTACATCTATTTCATTTGTTATAGAAGATCTTGAAATCCAGATTTTTACAGATGGAGGACGATGTTGTAGACCATTATATCTTGTTGAAAATAATGAATTACTAATAACTAAAATGCATTTTGACGGAATAAAAAAGAATACGATAAAGTGGGATAAATTACTTTCTGGATTTAAAAATAAAAATACACCATTTAACTTTTATAACAATGATGTTTTGTGTCCTATTAAAGAAAATTTTAATAAAGAAACTATTATGGATGATCTTAAAAATAGCACAGGTGTTGTAGAATTTTTAGATATTGATGAAGCAAATACCACATTAATCTCTACCAACTATGATACACTTAAAACAAATGACTATAATTCTTATACACATATGGAATTACACCCCAGTCTTATTATGGGATTTATCGGGTTTAATATACCTTATGCCAATCGTAGTCAGGCACCTAGAAATGTATATGGCACAGGACAGAGTAAACAGGCTGTAGGTTGTTATATTAGTACATACCGAAAACGGTTTGATACTTCCGCTCATGTTCTACATCACCCTCAGAAACCATTGGTTAATACCAAACTAACTGAATATTCAATGGCTGATGATCTTCCAACTGGTATAAATGCGATTGTTGCTATTATGTCTTATACTGGATATAATCAGGAAGATTCTATTATGATTAATAAACAAGCTATAGAGAGAGGTTTATTTAAATCTAGTTACTTTAAGACATATGATACATATGAATCTAAAGATACTAAAACTGAAACAGAAGATATTATTGGAAACTTTAATAATAGTGATATTGATATTGATACTAATAAAAAATACAACTATTCTAAACTAAATGAATATGGTGTTATTGAAGAAGGGTTATATGTTGAAGACAATGATGTCTTAATTGGAAAATATACTAAAAATGAAAGAAATTTTGATAGTAGTATTGCAGTAAAGGACGGTGGACATGGTGTTGTTGATAAAGTTTTTTTGGACTATGCTAACAGTCATCATAAAATTTGTAAGGTTCGTATTTGTACACCCCGTGATCCGGTATTAGGTGATAAATTTGCTAGTAGACATGGTCAGAAAGGGGTTATTGGTATGATAGTTCCACAGGAAGATATGCCTTTTACAAAGGAAGGGTTGACACCAGATATTATTATTAACCCTCATGCTATCCCTAGTCGTATGACTATCGGTCAGTTTATCGAGTGTATTATGGGTAAAGTCTGCTGCCACTATGGATTTAAAGCGGATGCCACACCTTTTACTAATATAGAATCCGAAGATATTTCAGATATTTTGGAACAGAACTGTGGTATGAGTCGTCATGGGGATGAAATACTACATAATGGTATACATGGAACTCAAGTTGAAAGCAATATATTTATTGGCCCAACTTATTACCAGAGATTAAAACATATGGTTAAGGATAAAATTAATTCAAGAGCTACTGGTAAATACACCCAGAAGACAAGACAAGCACCATCTGGTAGGGCTATTGGTGGTGGTCTACGTATCGGTGAAATGGAACGTGATGCTTTAATATCACATGGTGTTGCTAATTTCCTCAAAGAATCTATGTTTAATAGGTCTGATGCTTATTCGTATCATATAAGTGATAATAGTGGTCTAACTGCTATAGTTAATCCAAATGAAAACAGACATATATGTCCTTCGACTGATGGTCCATTATCATTTATTAATACTGATTATGAAGTAGAAGATATTAAATTAGATATGCAGAACACTAAAACATCTAATATTCACAAGATTCATGTTCCATATTCTATGAAACAACTTCTACATGAATGTGAGGCAATGGGTATATCTTTGCGTCTTATTACCGAAGACCAACCAAATGTTTCTAAATTAGATACAACTAAAGAAGAAACTAAAAAAATTGTTCTAGAAAAAACACAGAATGGATTAAAAAGCGATATAATCGACCTTAGTGAATTAGATAATTTATCATATAGTGATGAAAAAGTAGAAAAGAAAGCAGGCGTTAAACCATCTTCTACAAAGGAAACTAAAACATATTTTGAAGATAATTTCGGCAGATTCCTCAATATAAAAAATATGAAAAAACTACTACAGTATTTGGTTGATACTTCTTTAACTAGTATAGATAATTTACTAGAACCTTATTATGGTAATACTATTTATATAAAAAAAACAGACGAGAACCAATATATAATGAACGTAGATGATGTAGACACCCGATTCGTACCTATTGCCGAATTTGAACATATTAAACTATTAGATACTATCGAACAGTTAGATAAGGCAACTATTGGTGATATATTTGATATAGATACTTTGATTATGGGTAATAAACGTGTTTCTAATCCAGCTACATCATATGAAAAAATGATTAAATCAGAAGAACCGGATTATTCACCTAAAAAATTTAAGGAATCTTTAACAGAAGTAGTATATAATGGTAATCAGTACTACATAGATAAAGAAATGAATACACCATTCCCTCCTGTGTATGACTATGAAAGTCTTCAGCTTATAGGTATTTATATACGTACCGAAATTAATAATGGAAAAGATATAGAGAATATTGTTATTACAGATGATAATATTAACGAAATGCGCACTCCAGAAAGTAAACTATTTAAATTTAAAAAATACTATGCTGATGCAGCGAATGAACTATTCTACCATGGTCTTTCTAAGCCACCATCTCCCTCAATGGAAGCTTTTGAGAATGCCTTTGGAAAAGATACGGTTGTAACACAAGATGAACCAGTTGTTAGACCTAAATTTACATTTGTACCAGATGAAATGCAAATCGATAGTAACCTTGAAGAAATAACTTTAGATGATATTAAAAATATCTAAGTATAATGTATTTTTTTTTATTTTTTTGTATTAGTAATGGACTATATTAATCTTATAGACTATATAGATAAATATAATCTTTCTGATAAAATATATCCAAGTGATATTGACTGCTATATTAATATACCAGACTACAATTTTGTCTATAATAAATTATGGCTTTCTAAGTCGCAAAAAATGTTATGTGGTCCAATGGGTGTATATCCAGCAAAATATCCTATCATTTTTAAACCTATTGTAAATTTGTATGGATTGAGTCGTGGATTTAAAATTATACACGACATAGATGAATATGATTTAGAGAAAAAGGATGGGTTTTTCTGGCAGCCTTATTTTGAAGGAAAACATATTGTGTGTGATTTTGTGTTAGATAATACCAAAATAATATTTAGTTCCTGTTTAAGATCATATCCAGGTGAAAGGGGTAGTTTTAAATTACATCATACTACAAAATATGAGATTCCTAAAAATATAATAGATTGGATAACCACCAATATGAAAAATTATAGAGGGTGTCTAAATATGGATGTTATAGATGGGAATATTATAGAATGTCATTTGCGTTTAAATGGAGATTTTAACCTTTATAACAACGATTTTTGTTTTCAATTGAGTGATTTTATGGAAGGTAAAATAGAAACAATTGATTATAAAATACCAAAAATTTATATTTTTCCTGTTTTTATAGAAAGAGAACATCTGGAAAGATTTGTACAAAAGAAAACTATTATTAAAAAACTTCTAAAAAAATGTTCGAAAACTATATATTTTGATGATGTAGATGCTGAATACCAGGCACAATTATTAAGAGTTTTAGTATTTGATACTTATAATTTTCTAGATGGATTAAAATTACAAAAAATTATAAATAACAATATTTAATTTATTTTATTATAATATATGGCTGTTACTGGAAAAAAAAAGGATAACTGTAAATGCGGACCTAAATCTAAGGGATATAGTTGTGGGAAAAAGTGTAAGAAGGGTGGTTCAAAACTATCAAAAAAAAGAGCACTAGTTTCTAAAAAATCTCTTAAGAAAGGTAAATCTCTTAAGAAAGGTAAATCTGTAAAAAGGAAACAGAATAACCGTAAAACTAAGAAGGGTAAAAGAGGTGGCGCTGGTCCATTTAATAGACTTGCTGCGGCTGCTTGGGGTATGCCTCGTAGAAATTCAAACAACGAGAGTTCAAACAATGGGAGTACTCAAGAATCACAGACTTTCCCAGAACCAGATTTTTCTAATGGATTTGGTGCATCTGGGCGCGATTTTAATTCAACACGTTCGGCTGTAGGCATGAATACTATACAAGGTGCACAGGAGTTTGTTCACGAAAGTTATACACAGTTAGATGCTATCTTTGGTGCTTTTGTAACTAGGCAGTTAGCTATTCGTTGTGATATAAATGAAGATTTATACATGAATACTTTATATATACTTTCGCATCATATAATACAAATAATACTAACACCAAATGTTGCACATCTTGGTAGAATTTTACTTGGTTCAACTACAAATTTTATGTTTAGAGTTTGGGAAATGATTAGCGCATTTGTGACAACTCAGGTTGCTCCAACTGGCGAAATACAATTAAACACTTTACAATTGCTCCAATGGATGGTTGCACTTGCTAGAACCGGATTTGACTTAGCTAGATTAGCAGCACAGGGTCCTGAAATATTTAGTAATTTATTAATTTCTATACTCGAATTCGTTCAACAAACAACAATCAATATGACTAGCACGACTATAGTACCACTAGGTATATTTATATATGTTGTGTTTAATATTTTCACCTATTCCTACATGAAGGTTCTTAATACAACAAATGAGTTAATTCAGGTTATGGAGCCTATTGTTAATATGGTTGGATTTTCTATACAACAGTTTGAAACAGCTAATGTTGACGATCTAAAACGCTATGTCATTGCTACTATGTGGGATTCTATGTTATCTAGGTTAGAAGAAAATTCTCCTATACGCATTGTTCTTAATAGAGAAAGATTAAATCAATATGTAGCTATGATTTGCCGGGCTGGAAAAAAGTCGGATTTCCTTCAAAAGTTATTAGAAAAAACTTTTGGTGAGGAAGTAGCTGAAGCACAGGGTGTAACAACCCACCCGATTACTCTACACACGCACCGCACACCAGCACGCCCTTCTAATGCTACTGCTACTGCTACTGCTACAGCCCCTGCTGTAACACCAAGTAGAAAAAGAGGCCGCAAGGCTGTTACTATAGTAAATAATAGATCTAAACGTTCAAAGACGACTAATAGTGGAAATAAATAATATAATTAATTTATTTTAAATTACTATGGAACTTTCTAGGAAAGAAATATTTAATAGAACTAAACATACAATAAAATTACATACAAATAGACAACTTATTCGGCTTCTTGAAGCAACACAAATAAAGGTTCTAGATTTTCTTTTTTTTTTAAATTGGGAAGTAGATTATATAAAGAAATCTACTATCGAAGAACATAATCCAATTATATGGGAGGCTATACATCCTATATTCTTTATGGAAAAACACTGTCTTAGGTATATAGATACTAAACACAAATATGAATATGATCCAAGATTTACGAATAATATTTATGATAGTTTTATAATACCGTCAGAAGAAAGATATAAACAAGAATTCCCTAGTTTTAGTGAAATCAAAAAATATTATTCTGAAATTAATAACAAAATTAAACATTTTATTGAACATAATATCATAGATGGTTCCGAATACTACTTAATTATGTTAGTTATTACACATCTACATATGCATATCGAAAGTTTTATTTTTACAAACCAGTTAGTATATAAAATAGCACCATTCTGTTTGTCTGAATCCATAAATGCCAACACTTCTGGTATAATAAAATTAAACTTTTTAGACATAAAAGGAGGAAACTTTACACAGGGCTATAATACAAAAAAAATTGGGTTTGATAATGAAAAGCCTTGTTTTAAAAAGGAAGTACATAATTTCTCAGTCTCTAAAACATTAATAACCTTTCATATGTTTTTACAATTCTATCTTGAAGGTGGTTATGACAAAGATGAATTATGGTCATTTAGAGGTAATATATGGAAAAAGAATAACGATATTAAATGCCCTTTGTATTGGGAATTTATAAACAAAAAAATTTATATTAATTATTTCGCTAGACTGATAGATATTGAAACTATATATAATTTCCCAATTATAAACATTTCTTGGTATGAAGCAGAGGCCTTCTGTAAATGGAAAGGTGTTAGATTAATTACTGAATCAGAATGGGAATATTTAGCTACAAATGGGTCAACATCTCTTTATCCATGGGGGGATGATGAAGAAAGACTCTATAAATGTAATGTAAATTATAATAATAAATGGATAGTGAGTGTAAAAAATAATTCAGAAGAATTAAATAATTCTTATGGAGTTGAACAATTAATAGGTAATTGTTGGGAATGGTGTCAAGAAACTATTTATCCATATGATAATTTTAAAATAGACCCTGTTTATAGAGAAATGAGTTATCCATTTTTTGGACAAAAAAAAATATGTAAAGGTGGGGCATGGTGTGTCCCTGATTTTATGATCACCTCCAGTTATAGAAATGCACAGATGCCAGATTGTAGGAAGCAATTTATTGGATTTAGATGTGCTAAATTATAGAATATCGTGGTATCCTTCAAACCTACGCCTCCTCCTTTTAAATTTATCAAATAGTCCCCTACCATATAGGGAACAGAAACAGGAAGTAAGAATACACAAACAGAGCAAAACACCCACTACATTTACTAAAGTGGAATCTTCGGACAATGTAGAATTATTTGGGGGACTATAAGTACAGGGTCCAAAAATTTCTTCATCATGATTGCACATATTGGTGGTGTAAGTCATGGTTAATATTTATATTTATAAATCTTTATATTCAATTTTTTGTATTAAATTTATAGAAGAGGTTGTGATTCATTCTCTTCTGCATTTCTAAGTTCCGGTTGTTGGATTGTAGTATCTTCCTGTAGTTGTTCAGTATATGAAGGAGGTTGTTCTAGGTTTACTTCAGTAACTACAACTCTTTTATTTGTTTTAACACACAAATAGACACTACATCCTGTAATAAGGTAAGAACAGAACAAAAAATAGAATGTAACTGGTTTGAATATAAACGTAAGAAGTAGTGGGACAATCGTCATAATAGAGATAACACTATTAATAGATTTCCTAACATTTTCACTGACGCGTTCGTTAATTAGAATAGTATTCACTTTCCCGAAAATTACAATCATAGAAATATAGTATCCCATAACAAGCAATATAATAAAAAGTGTGCTTGAAATAAAACATGTTGTCGAATAAACTTTTTTGTTGTTAATTGAGCAGGTTTTATAAATTTCTTCATTAAGTCCACAAATAGGGATTTTATAACAACCAGTTGTGTTGGTTATCGTGCTTTTATTACACCAAGCACAAGGCCAATTATCCAAACAAGTATTTTCATCATTATAATTACAATTATTAACTCCTACTCCATAGGAACCAGTAAATAGAGTTGCTATAATAAACAAGGTGTTCATTTACTATAACTATTCAATAAAGTTTTAAATTATTATATTAATAATTATTTAAACTTAATAATATAGTTAATATAAATGGATATAGCTTCTATTACGTGTATTAGCATTGTTATTCACTGTGTATTTATTATGTTTGCATTTATATCTATTATATTTTATAAAACAAATGACTATGTCCATATTGGTCCACGCAATAATCTAACCCTTATAAATATTCCTGTAAAAACAAATGAGATGTATATTGCTGTTATTTCTATCCTTTCTTTGATACGATTTACACATATTGCGATTAATCGGATCGGAAAACTATATTTTGAATCAGTAAGACGAACCCACAGCGATGATAAAACACTAATTAGTTCTATTTTTATTTCAAATATGAAAAATTATGTTGACGCTCTATCATTTCTAATTCTGGTTAAAGCTTTTATGACCCAGTTGGGATTTGCAATTATAACAATTGTTGTTAGCGAACTATTGTTTATGCCATTGAATTCTTACTATATTAAACTAAATAACCGGTATAACAAGCCACATCCTAAAGAAGTTCTAGAGGTGACCACTATTAATCCAATGTTTACTCAGCCTAAACTGGTTTTTGATAATGTGTATGAAGACACGGAATCATATTAAAAAAATTGAATTTATAAAAATGTATTTGTAAAAATACACACAAACATCATCATCATGTCAGAACTCAACCAACATCTCTCTACCGTCAATACCGTTATCCAAAAAATGTACAAAACAATGGGAGTTACGCCCACTGTTTTGCCAGCACCAGTAGAAAATTACGATAATATCCATTTGGATTATAATCAAAAATTTAATTCAAAAATTACCTACCCACCAATCCTTATCTCAAAGGATTTCAAAACAATTCAGACAAATGTAGGATGTATGGAAACAAAACTAACAAAAAATGATAAATATACAAAGGAACTGGAAACAACTCTATCTCTAATGACCTATAATAACAAATACTATTATGTAGACAACGATATCTCAATGAAAGGATTGGAAAACTATTACTCGCCTATATTTATCACTGAAGAATGGGAGGCGGTTCATAAATTTTAATACCAGCAATCTTAGTTAGAACCGGAAGAATGTTAGTAAGGATAGTATTATATGCTTTTTTTTGATTCCTATCATTTTGAACGTATGAATGGTCCTTTCCCTTTGTCGAAAAGGTAACAACACATAGCCACTCATTATCATAATTTTCCTTTTCATAAACGTAGGTCACCTCATAATCAGTAATTTTGTTGATTTGGATGAGATGATTAACAAGATTAAGTCCAGTGCAACGTTGGGTCACCATTTTATATATATATACTAACATTTCTTAAAATATAAATATTGTTATTATATTTCTTCAAAACAGACTTGAGAGGTTTTGCCACCAGAATAGACGTATTTAAGAAAATAATAAAGACAAATCGTTACTAATGCCAATCCATAGTCTTGTGTCACAAAATATGCTCCACTATATAAAATAAAAAACTGGATAGGTTGGGATTGAACGAGAACACTCTGCTTTTTTCCAGTTTTTATTCCCAGATCCTGTGCTAATACCTGAACGATGCCATAGGATGCTATTATCACTAAAACTTTATCTATATTCTTATTTTTATTCATTAACATTATCATACATTTTTTTTTCGCCTAGCCTTAAGATTCACCCGCTCCTTTCTAAAACTAACGGTTTTAAGTATTTCTTTTATTTTGTTTAATTCCTTTTGAAAATCCAATTTACGGTATTCCAAAAGTTTATTTTTAAAATCAGGTGTTTGGTTTTCTAGTTCTTCTTTACTACCTATACCATATTCTATACAGATCTCATCTATATTTGACATCTCTACTTTATAACACAACTTATATTTAGGACTATAACGCCTCTCTCTCCAGTTTTTTTGTATAGTATAGGCTGCATTTATCCGATTCATTTCAGAAAAAACACCGATATAATTGTAGTACATCATGCTTATCTATTAAAAATACTAAAATACATTTCAATTTTATTGTCTAATAGAAAAATAAAATTGATTCTATTTTAAATATTTATAAAATTACTCATAAAAGAACAAGAACGGAAATAAGATGACAGAAACACAATATAACTATTCCGGATGGTGTCATAATTGTAATGGTTCACAGTGGTTTGAACCATATACTAAGTCTATTCTAAAAATATGTAAAGGATGTAGAAATTTATATGATGGTAAAAACCATTTTAGTCACCAAGTAGGGTTCCATCAAAAGAAGTGTTGTGGTAATGTTTTACACTGTAGACCTTCTATTCATCTTGATGAATATTACTATTCAGATGAGTTAGATGATTCAGATGATTCAGATGAGTGTGAGTGTGGGGATTGTTACGAGTGTTGTGATAGGGAAGGGGGGTGTGTATATGAAATTTATAAAGGTCCAACTATTGTAGTATGTAAATCAGGTGGTTCAAAATGTGGTTTATGGGATCAATCGACATACACCCACTGGGATATTTCAACTAGAGATGTTCCTGTCCTAGATTATCATACGAATTTTACAAAGCAATCAACATATTGGAGATATAGGACAGAAGAAGAAATGCCAAAGAATGTCTCCATCGATTTCTTGAATAATATAAAAAGAGATTTGATAAAATATTATATTATTGATGTTGGTATTCTATGGTCAGAGATAGGAATAGATTTTAATAAGTTTAATGCAGAATTAAAGTCTGTATCAGATGAATACTGGATGAAATGGAACAGTAAACAAAAAGAAACTTGGGATGATGTGCAAGATATTATACTAATTCCATCAGAAACTATAATATTTGGAGAAGAAAATAATAAGAACTAGACCGGATAATATTTAGATTAATATATTTTTTATTAAATAATATTAAACAATAAAATCTTTGATATGTAATGAAGTTGTTTAGTGGTTCATCTAATTATGATTTTGCACATAAGGTTTCTAAGCATTTGAATGTTGAACTATCAGATATACAAATTTCTAAATTTTCTGATGGAGAAACCAATATTGTTATTAATGAATCTATTAGGAAACACGACTGCTATGTTATTCAACCAACTGGTTCTTCTGAAACTGGTTCTGTTAATGACAACATCATGGAACTGTTTATTATGTGTGACGCTCTAAAAAGAGGTAGTGCTAGTACTGTAAATGTAGTGGTTCCATATTATGGCTATCAGAGACAGGACCGAAAGGATTATAGTCGTGCTCCTATTTCAGCTAAGGTTATCGCAACATGTCTTGAATCGTTGCATATTGATAGGATTATTGTGTTCGACCTACATGCTGGTCAAATCCAGGGGTTCTTTTCTAATAACACCCCAGTTGATAATCTTTATGTAGAATATGAATTTATCCAATATATTAAGCAACATATTGGAACTGAAAATATTATGATTATTTCTCCAGATGAAGGTGGGATGAAACGCGCTGTTAGGGTTGCTAGTAAACTGGGAGTTGCTTCTGGAACCGTATATAAAGAAAGAGGTGTAGCAAATAAAATTAGTCAAATGAAACTCATGTGTAATGTTACCGGAAAAATTTGTATTATTGTGGATGATATGATAGATACCGCTGGTACCTGTTCTAAGGCATCACACATTCTTAAAGAGAATGGTGCGGTTGATGTTTATATGATGGCATGTCATGGAGTTTTTTCAGGAAATGCTTTTAAAAATATAAAGGATAGTAGTTTTAAAAAAGTAGTAGTTACAAATACTCTGGATCAAAAAAGACATGAACCTAAAATTGAAGAAATTGGTATTAAAGAGAGAATCGATGTTGTTGATGTTTCATGGATGTGCGCAGAAGCAATCCGTAGTTCAGACAATGGCGAATCCCTTAATCTTTTGTATGACCGTTAGATAAGGTCATGATATAAAAACGAATTCTTTTTCTTATTTATGGATTCTTTAAAACTCAATATAGATTTAATAAGAAATAAAGAAGTACCGGCCATATAAAAATAGTCTGGTAATGATTTCTCAAATGTTAGAACACTACCCGTAAAAAGACACCCAGTTGCAAGCACATATATAATAGATGAAAACATAATATATGTAGTATTTTATTCTTTATAAGTAATTACTAAAAATTAGAATTTTCTCTACGTAATCCATGAAATGTTGCCGTTCTGGGTTCCATTATTTCATTGTAAGATTCTGCTAGATTAAAATCATCTCGTGTTAAAAAACTTGTTCTACACTGGTTTACTATAAATAACATTTCTCTATCATGTTCTCCTTCATATTTTATTATATTAGAAATAATACTACTTATACTTGCTCTTGTTTTTAGTTTTTTATTTTTATAAAATAAATTGTCAAACAAATACTTATTATATCTATTTATATTATAATTACTATTAGTATTCGGTGTAGGATTGGCATTATTTTCATCTTGTGGTATATTGAGATAATCCTTTATTACCATAGAATCCTCATATATATTACTATTCTCTTTCTGTTCGTTTGATAGGTTATCGACATATAATAATAAAGCCTTTTTAAAAGTTTTAAGTTCAGTTGAATCTTTGTCGGTTGTATCTATTACTGTAAAAAATTTATCGACCTTATCCTTATTTTTAACCAATAGGTCAAATACTAATGAATCATTGTCGAAATCTTCTATATTATAAACACCCAGAGGCCAGTGTATACCATTTCTAAGAACTTTGTGTTCACCTGGACTAAAATTTAATTTAAAATCAATGGGACCTGCAATATATCTCTCTTTATTTATTGTTTTTCCTTTACTTTTAGTTTTTTCCTTGTTAATACGAGGATAATATCTAAAATCTGTATCTACTTTATTTTTATGAAGAACTTTAACCCTCTCGAATTTTTTGTTAGATACATTTGTTATTTCATTTAGTTTTTTTATTATAGTGCTTACGTCTGTTGGGTTATTTATATCTGTATCTACTAATTCATTTAGTATTTTACTATATTTACTCGGATATTCCTCAATCATTTTAAATATAGTTGAAACCAACCCGGCTCTACCAGAGGATTGTCCCATTAATACTTTTATTTTATCCCCCTTAGGGAAATCATTTTTAAGATTTATTCTTGTTGTGAATAGGGATGGGTTGTGGAGTTTTCTTGATTTAGTTTTGTGGATAGAATCATTACATTCCTTACACCACAAATAGTGTTTACCTTTTGTTTCTTCTAGACAATTATTACAAAAGAATTCTGCAAATTTTTCTGATTTATGGTTTACAGCATTATGACAAATAAGATTATCTATATCATAGTCTCTTAATTTTTCTATATCTTCTAAAAATTGTTTCCTGTATTTGGGGTATTTTTTATAGGCAGATTCTAAATATTTTATAGGAATAAGTGTTCCTGATTCCATAAGACTATCCATATCCTTTATCGTACAAGCACTTGAATGCGCCTGTATAAAAAAAATCTTGGGTGGTAATTTATTTAGTTTCTTCTTAGAACCCTTTTTAGAAACCTTTTTAGAAACCTTCTTAGGAACCTTTTTAGAAACCTTCTTAGGAACCTTCTTCGTTTTTAAAACATTAGAATATAAATTTTTAGGTTTATACATATATAAATTCAAATTATTTTTTTTCAAAGTGAGTGTGTATGCTGTATTTATCACTATTTTTATCATTTACAATCCATTTACTATTACTGTGAATCGTATCATTTAGTTTATCAAAACATGAATTGGGTTCTCCACTTGGTATAACTTCTAACTGTTTACGTTTTTCATTATTATTATTAACATTAAATAATCTAACATCATTCTCATTTTTATTCATAGAGAAAGAAACATTTCCTTTATATTCTGTTGGTTCATCAGTATCAAGAATAGAATTTTTGCCTATTTCTTTCGCCGCATTACAGTTAGATATAGTTTTATGAATATCAGTATTATTCCAAACTTTATTCGTTTTTACTTCTCTAACACATGTCTGAGGAACACAAGAATATAATTCTTTATTCGGTGGTGTCATAGAACTTGTTTGGTCTAATACATCCCCAACGCACACATATCCTTTGGGTGCAATAGGTTCCCATATACTAAATCCAGCAACACCTATACCAATACCATCATTTCTTTGTGATTTATATTTTAGTTTAAAATCAATAGGCGACTTAACATCACCTGTAATTAGCATCGTTTTTTCCATTGGATCACCTTCCTTTCCAAATATATAATTTATTTTTACATTATCCTGTGGGAATATATCAGAAAATTTATTTTTTTTATGTTCTGTAATATCATTTTTAATAATTACATCTCCCAATGGTTTAAATAATCCTTCACTGTTTTCTATAGAACTTGGTCTATAAATAGAAACATATTTACTACCATCGATTAAACTGGTTCCTTTGGGTAGATATGGTACATGTGTTTCTTCTGTATTTCCATCAGTGCAAATATTTAGTTTTGCCTGCCTAGATGTTTTACTACGCCATATATTGTGATATTGATTAGAATGAACAAACTTAAGATGGTCTTTATTATCATAGTCACATTTATATTTTAATTTAATTTTCGTACTAACTGGTTCTCCCCAGTACCACATATCATATTTCTTTATTTCATCAAATGGACTTTCAAGTCCTTTACTTGGTGTACCTTTTATATCCTGTTGCTTAAATGTAGCCATTTTTTTGTCATTCTTAGTGATAAGATTATCAAAATCATTATCAGTTAGATAATCTGTTTCTATAAAATGTTTTCCCTTTTCATATTTCATAATAATATGAATCCATTCGCCCCATATTTTAGTTATATAATCATATGTTTTATTATTACCTTTTTTTGCTATATATTTAGTCATCTGTGAAGACCGACAAAGTAGTTTTATTTTGTTTTTTAAATAGTTATTTGTAATTTCTCTATTGGGAGTAATACTATTGTCGCCTTTCATTTTTAATAGTTTACTATATACTTCTGATATATGGTTTAGTATTTTTTTATTACATATCTGCGATTTACATTTAATTGGATCACAGTCATCAGCAAGGTTTCCTTCATCACCTCTTTTTCCTCTTACACCTTTTGGTCCTCTATGTGGTATACCTTCATCCGATAGTTGTCTAATATATTTTGTTATAAAAAATACAAGAAGTGAAACAAATGTTCCGATAAATAGTAGTAAAACAATTTTTCTGGTATTTGGTTCTGGTAGATTAATATTAAAAAAGAACGTTTCATCTGTAACTATTTTATAACATGTGTAAAGAAATACAACTACTGATATTATAGTAGTCATAAATTTAAACATAAACCCAGTGTTTTCTCTGTATTTTTTAAAAGCACCAAATTGTGTAAACACAAATAATAAAAAATAGTATGCTATAAATTCTATCATTTACAATAATAAAGGAAATAAAAAATTGATTTAGTTTGATATTTAATTGTTAAATACAAACATCACAATGGATTGGAACAACCGTATCGCATCCGAGATTTCGTCGACACAGGAAAAGTATGGGTCGTTTGAGAAACGACCAATAGTGGTGCAACCACCAACTTTAGGTTACTACAGTTTATTTGAGAATAAATTTGGAGAAGACACAACAAAAAAATTTAGAAAAATAGATATAGAAGTTATTCTTAAAGTTATATTTAATGCTTATGGTAAGTCTTTTAGTGGGAGATTTCAGCACATTGTTCCTAAGTTTGGTTATGGTATTCCAAAGTTCGAGAATTTGGTTGGTCTATCAGATAAAATTACAGAGTTAGGTGTTACTAATATTATTTCGGTGGGGTCTGGTTGTGGTTTCTTCGAACTACTTCTAGCAAATCTCAACCGGGCAAAAATCGAGGCGTCTGATATCGTGCCTCCAGATATTCTACACTATCCTACAAAGAATTACACAGCTAAGGAACATATTGATAATACTGAAAACACTCAGACGTCTATACTCTTTAACTGGCCACCCGTTGAAGACTGGGTTATCGAAACTGTCAAGTATTACAGGGAATCTGGGTTCAAAGGTTATGCTATTTTTGTAGGAGGATTGTATGATGGGTGTTGCTGGAATGATGAACTCGAAGAAGAAATGGACGAACATTGGGAAAATGTTTATGATGAGTTCTATGATACATTCCAAGGAATTGATGTAGAATATATGCGCATCTACAAATTAAAGTGACCATTTCCATATTTTATCAGATTTTATAATAGTAAATGGACTAACCTTTTCGTTTAGTGATAAATCTTGGGATAATAGTGTATCCCATTTTTTATCTATGTAGAAGTGATTATTAAGGAAATTATAGCCTTGTTTGTAGTCTAATATAGTCCTGGTCCATTTTTTAGCAGCAGTTTTTAGTTTTACTAATGTGTTATAGTTTCCTTCCTTTTTTTTAAGATTTTTGACCTGTATAGAATCACAAATCTTTTTATATTGTCGTTTCATATAGAGATTATTAAAGAATTTGTCCCCTTCTTTATTTATTTTTTTTTCTTTAAGATATTTGAAGATTTCATCATTGCTACTTTCTCTCATCTGTTCTACACATAATTTTGTATCTACTAATAGTTTAGCTACCTTGCCATCATGACCTTTATTTCCGTCATCACCCTTGTTCCCCTGTGGTGCTTCATTAAGGTTATTTTCAGACCTATAAAATTTACTTAGTGAAGATGCAATAAAGGTTAATATCGAGCACACTATTAATAAATATATTAAAAATGTATGGGAAGGTGATCTATCAAATTTATAGTTCATAAAAAAATAGAACATAGTTACTACACTACTAAGCATTACAAAAAAGGTGTAGTAAATATAATTTTTGTATTGTAGGACATAGAAACTAATAAATTGTAGTAGTATAACAAATTCTAGTAGTTTTTTCCATTTGGTATCAAATTGTTTAAGAATAAAGTACTGGATAACATTATAAATAATATTATACATATTATTGTATAAAATCTGTTTAATCATTACTATATAGTTATATATTTATAGCAAGTAGTTTTACACCCTTGAATATTTAAATATTTAAACTTAGACTTTGCTAAATTTGTGTTCTATTTTGTTGACAAAAAAGTTAAAATTTATTAAATATAAATTAAAAATTGATTTAATAAAAATACAATTATATAAATAAAGTATTCTTGCGAAATGCGCACATTCATAGACCTTTATGAGTTTCTTCAATCGTTTCCAGAAGATAATATTTTAAACTGGTTAAAAGTACCATGGGTTGGTAAAGACAAACAAGAATCACTATTAAGATTATTTGCTGGACTTGGATTATTACCCAAACTAAACCAATATCATATTTGTAAAGGTAATTACAATCAAAAAACCATAACAAAACATAATACAAAAAAGGATATATTTTACAATGAAAAAAATAATAGAATTAATTTAAAGGATAAAGGTGATAAGAGCGATCTAACAATGCTTGATATAGAAAATGATAAAAAAATACTTGTTACAAGTTCAAAAAATAAACAAAATAAAAAAAATGAAGGGATCGGTAAGTATGATATTAGAGATCTACATAGTATTTATAGTAGTAAATATAGTGATTATGATGAAATGTCTTATTGTTTGGTTACAAAAAATAAAGAAACATTTATGAAAAAGGTTAAAGCTAGTGAAAAATGTAATGAAGATATTAAAGAAATAATTCTCAGAGAAAACACTATTATAATTGATTGGACTGACTTGAACGAAGCATATCATCAATTTAAAACGTCTTATGGAGAAAACCCTATTGATAATATTATTAATTCAAGTAAAACTACATTATGTTTAAAAATGCATCAACGTCTTGGTGTCTTAAAAACACTTAGTATGAAGAAGAGTATGAAGAAAAAAATTTTATGGGGTCATATTCAACGAAGTGGAAAAAGTTATATTATTGGAGGTTGTATTATTGATGATAGCAAAGATAAAGATGAATGTAATTATTTGGTAATGACTACGGCTCCAAATGAAACAATAGAACAACAAAGAGCAGTATTTGATTGTATTCAATTAAAGGATTTTAATGTTATCGTATTAAATGGTAAAAATAAAAAACCCAATTTAACCAAAAAAAATATTATTATTTGTTCGAAACAATTCTTACAGACTAAAGTTGATAAAGGACATGATAAAAATAGACAGTGTGTAGAAAAAACAGATAGTATTCCTTGGTTAAAGAAAATGTCTTTTGATATGAGATTTATTGATGAAAGTCATAATGGAGGAACAACAGAATTAGCAAAGAAAACATTAGAAACTTATGGGAAAAAAGCATTTACAGTTCAAATTACAGCAACATATTCTAAACCTATAAATGATTATAATATTCCAAAAGATTGTTGGATTTTATGGGATTTAGAAGATATAAAACTTTGTAAAAATATTGCAGCTGAAGATAGTATTAATAGATTAGTAGAAAAACAGGGTGATTGTATTAAAGATATAATTTCAGAATATTCACATGATAATATAATTAGTGAATATTCAAAATATCCAGACTTGTGGTTATTAACAGATGAAATTAATCAAGATGTTGTAACGGAAGTAATAAAGGATACACAAGATAATAATTATGGATGGTCACCGGATGCTTGTTTCCTTCTTAAACAAGCAATTAAAAAAGATAAGGATACTAAGAAAAATAAATTAATGATAAAGGAAGAGTTTCAAAATGAAGGAGAAAATTTAAAAATATGGTATAGAGTTTTTGGGAAAAAAACTAAATTGGGAATTCCTGATAAAGATTATCCAGATGATATTGTATTTATGAAAAGGATTGAAAAAATATGTAAAGACCCAACAATAGATTCACGATTTATTGGAGAAGGAGATTTTAAAAATGAACCTATGATAATTATGACATTCTTACCTCAAAATAATATTGATAAAATTTCAAAAGCAACAATAAAACTTTTGGAAAGAAATAATGTTATTCCAGACTATGAAATAATTTGTATAAATAGTAAAACGACTAATAATCCAAAACAATCTATTGAAGAAGCACGTATCAAAGCAAGAAATAGTGGAAAGAAAGGAGTACTAGTATTGAGTGGAAAACAATGTAGTCTTGGAGTATCAATTAATAATTGTGATATTGTATTATTACTAAATAATAGCATGGGATTTGATATGATTTATCAGATGATGTTTCGTTCTATGACAGAAGGGAAGAATAAAAAATGTGGTTTTGTGATAGATTTAAATATTCATAGAGTAATTGAAACTTCTGTAATTAATTATGCTTCATTAATAAAACCAGAGATTCATCCAAGAGAAGCTGCGAAATTCATTCTACAAGAAAGACTTATTAATTTAAATGGTGATCATTGGATGCCTTCTTTTGGAAATAATGTTTCTAAAATTACTGCTTTATGTAAAAATGTATATGAATTATATTCATCTAATACTGAAAATGCACTTAATCATTTCCTAAATCGTCTTCGTTTTAAGGAAATATTACTTACAAAGGACGAACAAACAATGTTTAATGCTGTGTTTAGCAATACAACACCTACAAAAAAACAAAAAGAATTACTAGATAAAGTTTTTAATGAAGATGAAGAAGAAGAAAAAATTAAAAAGGGTATTGAAAAAACAAAAGTTGATAATGAAGACATAGATACATCATCAGAAACAATTAATGAAAATAAAAAAGAAGAAAAACAAATAAACTATATGGATATTCTAAAACATATTATTCCTCTTATATGTTTATTAACAATTCATGATAAAGAAACATCGTTTGTAGAAATGTTTGAATTAATTGAACATAATGAATATGTGTATAATATCCTAATTGACCAAACTAAAGGTTGGTGGGGTAAATCAATTGATTCAAAAATAATAAAAAAATTTATAAATGTGTATATGAAGTATATGAAATGTGATAAAGAAACTAATCAGATTATTAGAACCGTCAAAGAACTATTTATGAAAAATATTAATAATAATAGAGAACTATCTAAATTGATTGACAAATATTTAATTCCACAAGAACTTGAAAAAAAAAGTAATGCCGAAGTTTCTACACCATTCAAGTTAAGACAAGAAATATTGGATCAAATTCCCGTTGAATTCTGGACAACTATAAAAAAAGTGTTTGAACCTTGTGTTGGTAAAGGTGGTTTTGTTGTAGATATAATTGATAGATTTATGAATGGTCTCAAAGAAATTATTCCTGATGAAAAAGAAAGATATAAAACAATTGTAGAAAAGTGCTTGTATTTTAGTGATATTAATCCTACAAATATCTTTATCTGTAAATTATTGATAGATCCTTATGATGATTATAAATTGAATTATAATGAGGGTAATACATTAGAGTTAGATATAAAAAAAAAATGGGATATTGAAGGGTTTGATGCAGTTATTGGTAATCCTCCTTATCAAAAATCATCAAATAATAAAGGTATTGGTAATACTTTATGGAGTTTATTTGTCGAACAATCTTTGAATAACTGGTTATTAGAAGGAGCGTTTCTCGCATATGTTCATCCTCAAGGTTGGAGACAATTAAATAATAAAATAGGGAAAATGATATTGTCAAAACAAGTATTATATTTAAATATGAATGATGTAAAAAAAGGTATTGAAGTATTTGGTTGTTCTACAACCTTTGATTATTATGTATTAGAAAATTGTAATGTATATAAAAATACACAAATCGTTGATTATAAAAATATAAAAATAGAATACAACCTAGATAATATTATATATATACCGAACCACTCAATAAACATTATAAATAAATACTTTGATTTTACTAAAGAGGACGGATTAATTAAAGACAGAAGCTTGTATGGAACAGAAAAAAAATGGGTTTCTAAAATTGAGAATGATGAATTTAAATATCCATGTGTGTATAGTATCAATACCAAAAATGAAATATCATATAGATGGTCTAATATAAATAGTAAAGGACATTTCGGTATAACAAAATATATATTATCTAATGGTAACGGGCATTATAAAGACATAAATGGTAAATTTGGTTGTACCGAATGGTCTTATTATATTATATGTTCGGCAGATGATATGGATAATATTAATAATTGTTTTAAACAAGATAAATTCTTAAATTTAATAGATGCTGTTAAGTTAACATCGAACAAGTATAATTACGTTATACTAAAGCATTTAAAAAAAGGGTTTTGGAAAGAATTTATTTAAATATACCATAATTAAAAATAAAAACTAATAATTATTAATACATTTATTAAATTTTTTTTATAACATATTGAAGTTTTTAGAATAAATGCCTACACATAAAGGTATTTATTATAAATTATTATAAGTAAAATACTCGGTATATGTGTCTCATTCTAAAATCAAGTGCACCTGTAAATATTCAGTTGTTCTACATTCAACTAAAATTTAACAATAAAAAATTGATTATTCAAAAGATGTATTTGATAAATACAAACAAACAACAATGTCATCATGCCCCAAGACCTCTACGACTTCTGCATCCGAGTTGGCTGCCTCTATACCTGGCTATGGTGCTGGAGGAACCTCTGGTTTCCCGATGTTCCAGGATGATTACGGTGGTCAATCACTTAGTTTTAGTGCTTACCTACACAATCCCTTTGGATATAGTTACCTAACAGAAACACAAAAACAGGCTGTAGACCTTGAAAAGGACAAGTCTGGTAAAATTGAGGATAGACTGTATAATCTATTGATGAAAATTTTTGGAAATCGTGAAATTAATGAGAAGATGGGTCTAGTCCATCAATACACTAGACTAAAAAATATTGTGTTGAATGATAAGTTGATGGGAATGATTCTGTGGGGTGCAGACGGTACTAATGACCAAGTAGAAATCAGTAAATATACTACAAGTAGTGGAGAAATATATACTCTCACAGTTCAATCCATCTGCTACCGTCTAATTAGGGAATATATTGAAAAGGAATAGATATAAATAAATAGTAAATAAATTGTATATAAAGATATTTTTTCTATTATTACTACAGATGGATCGTGTTGAACAGATGAAAAAAATTCAAAAGGAAGGTCTTGAACTTTTCACAAAAAAAAATGCGGATTATGGAGATGCCTTCGCACAGTATGGTACTATTGGTGTTTTAATGCGAATTGAAGATAAAATACAGAGGTCTATGTCCATAACAAAAAAAGGGGTGAATCTAGTTAATGATGAAGGACTAAGGGATACTCTTATTGATTTGCATAATTATGCTGCTATGGCATTAATGCTACTTGATGAATAGTTATTTTCTTTTGATAAATACAACAATTATGTCTCTACATCCAAATCCACTAGTTGCTTGTGGTTTGTGTCTCATATCTCCTTTAAATTGCAAGACATCTCCCGATTTTACAGTATGTTCTTTTTTTTGCGATTTTTCGAGGTATTCAAGGTTTCCACCTTCTACGGTCTTATCTTTTCTAAGGTAGAACAATATTGAATAGACGTTACATCGCATGTTGGCGTGGTCATCTATATGCCATCCAGACCACTGGTATTTCTTTTTTTCAAATCCACAGTTTCTTTGATGAAATTCTACAGAATAAATTCGTTCATCAAAATCAGTAATATTGTTTGATTGTAGGATAGAGATACTTTTTTCTAAAATAGGATTGATTCTGGTGTATACCTCTTTATTTTTATCTGCGGCTCTTGAAGTAGGATATAGAATATCATAGGTTTCAAATCTCTTCTTCCTTTTCGGGATAAATGAGGTATGAATATCGCTAAACTGGGTCAGTTGATCTGGGGAAAGTGTTGTTTTGAACATGCTTGATTTGGAAAGTTGCTACTTAGATGTGAATGTGTTGTTTGTAATTTCTATATTAATAATGTATTTAATCAATTTTTTAATCAGAATTTATAGCCTGTAGAAGGAGCAAACTTCCATTGGGTTCCTCCATGTTCACAGTCATTTAATTCTAGACTGATTATTCCATCGGTATGAATATCTTGGTGTAAACATTTGTTATTATTAGACACAATTTTTATTAATTTATTTTTATCTGAAATAATATTGATTTTCCATAGAGAGTTATGAATAGAATCGTTTACTTCATTTGTATAACTAATTTTAGTATTATTCGAAAGTAGATATCTGTCAAATTTTCCACTCGTTTTATTAAATCCTCTAAGAGCATACTGGTCTTCTTTGACATGGTCAATATAGAACCCTAATTTATCCCCATTTTTAACATCATTATTAGTGACAAATCCATTCATAGTATATCCAAGGTCAGTAAATGCACTATAGTTATTATCGCGCTGTTTACCACCTAACCAACCTATACCAAGATCACTACTTGGAACCGCTGGGTCATCTGTTTTAAGGACCTTATAACAAGAAGTTTTTATTTCCCATCCTTTACCATTTTCTTTATTAGGTTTAGAATAGGAGTTATTTGCTCTAAATAGGTTATATCCAGCTATTCTTAATGGATTAATTTTTTTATATGAATAATTCGTGATTTCTTCTTCTTTATCTGTTATACCGATAGGCCATATGGAAACTTTACCAGAGAATTTTTTGGTAATAGTATCAGATTTTAATCCAGGTTTTTCTGTTTTAACGAATCCTTTTTCATCCCAAATGCTACTATTATTAAGAATTTTGATTTCTTGTACGCATTTTTTATTTATACATCTAATAACATTTAGTTTAGGTTTTATGTCACCACTATTAATATAATCACCAAGGGAAACATAGTTATCCGGTGGTATAGGTCTCCAAACTGAAAAACTATTTACTCCTGGAATACAGTTATCACATTCTTTGTCATTAGTGCTCCATATTTTTACAAAATCTACAGGTGGTTTGGTATTCATATCAGAAACAAGAATCGTTTCTTTTTTGGGTCCATATCTATCTTTTTTTTTATTTTGATAAATATTGTTAGAACCTCTCCATACAGTTCCAACTGGGTAATATAGTTTGTCGTTAATTTTTTTTGGTTCTAGATTATAAAAACTTATATCTTGCGAGAAACTATTGTATTGTTCTCTTTTCCAGGTTTTTTTAGCAGTAACTTGGTCATCATTATCACTATAATAAAAGCATAATGGTACATCATCTCTGGTTTGATTTTCTCCAAGTTGGTTATGTGGACAATCAACCGGACCATATTTAGTAGGGTTTAGTTTATTAATAAATGTAGGTTTGCTATAACTATTTGTATAAACGATTTCTAAATCAGCTTGTTCTGCATTTGGTAGTTCTTTACGATTAGAACATTGTTGTCTAATAATGGGTTTAAATTTATAAGGTCCACCCCATCCCCATACTTCGTATTTATTAATTTCTTTGAAAGGGGTAATGTTTTTATCGTAGAATGATTCGTCTAATTCAGTAGTATTTAAAAATTTTGTTCCGTTTTTAAATTTCAATATTGTTTTAATCCATTCGATAGATAATTCAGAAATATAATCTATTAGTGCTTTTTCGTTAGGTTTTGTTTTACTATTACCATTTGTTAAAAATCCTGTATATTTTTCACTAAAACAAATTTTATTTAGTCTGTTTTTTATAAAGGTATTGTTTAGTTCTCCTATATTTTTTTCATCCATAAATCCCTTTATATTTTTTAAAACTAAAGAGTAGCATGCTATTTTACCACATTTAGAGGTGCATAGACCATCTTTTCCATTTTTTCCATGTTTTCCACGCGTTCCTTTAGGGCCGAGTTTACCGGTTTTACCAAGTAAAGAGTAATAAATATATAGGCAAAAACAAATGTTTACTATTATCGCACCTATTGCTAGAATAGCGAATGTGTTGTTTAATTTATCAACAAATTGTTCGGAACCTATAAGAATTTTAAATGAAGCGAATACTATTCCACTTAAAAATAAAAAAAATAAAATTATTAGGTTAAGATTCATTAATATTATAAAATAAATTTATTGTATAGTTTCATCGATGTGTGTTATAAATTCACTTTTAGTCATTTTTCCACTTTCACACACTGGTATTAGGACATCAATAAATGTGTTAATTTTTCTAAGTATCTTTTTCTGATCTGATGACAACATATTCCCATTTTTAATATCATCTTTAATCTTTTTATAAACTGTAATACGAGAAGATATTTCCTTTTCTATTAGACTTCTACAGTTTACTATACCACAATTTGGTGTAATAACACAGACTCCATTACTTCCTCTAGGACCAGAATCACCTGGGTCTCCTCTTTTTCCTTGTAACCCAGATTGAGACCTTAGTTTGGCATAGAAATAGGCGCTTATGTAAATATTAGCACATGATATATATAAAAGGAGTAGCATTAACCAGTATGCAATTTTAAGATTCATATCAGCAATAAATTGAGAAATAATAATTGCTATAAAAAAGAACACAACGGTTGATATTGTGAATAACATTATAATTATAGTATATATTTTTATTGAATAAATTAGATTTTATAAAGTAAAAAAAAAAATAATAAATTATAACATAAATTATGGATCTTCACGTTTCAATGATAATTAATAATAAAAAAAAAAAGAAAAAGGGAGGTAAATTGGTAAAGGAAATTTTAGAATTGATAGAACAGAATAAGGCAAAAGTAAATATAGATAATAGTTTTGAAAAGGAACTCGATATTTTTGTATTAAGTTATCTAAAACTTACTAAACTAATTGATATTAGTCGTGATACTATCGATAATATTGAGGCTTCTAAAGATATAATAGATGGTATTATAACAAAGGTAGAAGATAATGATTTTATTATACCAGAATTAAATAAAAAGAAAATTTTTATAAAAGAAGAATTTATAAAACATAGTAAACAAACAGATATAAAAATAGAAATGGTATAATATATATATGAAAAAACGTTTTATTGGTAAACTAAAACCAGCATCTCTTTTAGAAAAAAATGAAGATGGATTTACTAAATGTAGGTGGTGTAGTGGAAGTGTTCTACCTCCTAGAAGAACGATGTGTTCACCAGAATGTGTACATGAATTAAAACTAAGGTGTAGTGGAAAATATCTAAGGAACCAGGTATATAAAAGAGATAAAGGTATTTGTGGTGAGTGTGGTATAGATACAAAAGAAACTTCTAAACAGGCAAAAAATATTATGGATATAGAAGAACGAAATGAATTTTTAAAGAGTAAAGGTATTTCTCTTAAAAGAAAATTGTGGAAAAAGAAACATGGTGGAGGGTTGTGGGATGCAGACCATATTTTATGTGTTAAAGATGGTGGTGGTCAGTGTGGATTAGACAATATAAGAACATTGTGTATAGAGTGTCATAAAAAAAAAACTTATAAAAAATTATAATAATATGTTATAATGATACAAGTAATATTTATTGTAGCTATAATTTTTACAATCCTTAGATATATTAATAAACAGAATGAAGAGTTTACTATAGAGGAAATAATAGATAAGAAATATTTTGATAAACTAAATCAGAAGGATTTATCTGCCAGAAATTTAGATAAATCTAATATAAATCAACACTATCAAGAACTTATAAGAAAACCTTCTAAGAAAGAAATTGGGCTAATAAATAATATTTTTAGGGTAATAACATCAGAAATAGGTGATAAATATAAATCTATTCTTGATATTCCATTTAAGATATATATGTTTAAAAAATTAGAAAATAATTTCCCACATACACATCATAATTCTATATTCTTACCTGAAATATTCCCCTTAGATTATTCGTATGGTATAAAAAATACATTGCTACACGAGAAGATTCATATTATCCAGAGATATAAAAGGGATAATTTTTATAATTTATATGAGAATTATTGGAAATTTAAATATATGAAAATAAAGGATCTTAAAAGGGTAGAACAGTATTCAAGAACAAATCCAGATGGATTAGATAATAACTGGGTGTTTTCTAATAAAGGTATTAATATAGTTTTGATGAGTTTATATAATAAAGATTATAAAAATCTATCGAATGTTACAAATTACGGTATATATCTGGATAGTAATTATAATATAATATTTCCAATAAAGAAAAGGAAATTAGATGATATAAAGGAATTCACCGATTTTTTTGGTAAATTAAATGGAAACAACTATCATCCCAATGAAATATCAGCGGAAATGATTTCTCATATGTTATTAGGAAAAAAAACCGATAGTCTTGCATTTAATAAATTAACTGAGTGGTGGAATAAATTATAATTTATATTATATTATTAATGATATTATCAATCTTGAAAAGTTATATACCAGACCTTTTTTTTTGGATTATATGTACCATTTATAGAAACATAATAAAAAAGGATATAAAATGGTTATCTAGAAACTATTTTAAAAATATAAATGGGTGGAAAATAGGTCATTTTTTGTCCTATTTATATAAAGGAGTATATTTTAAAATAGAAAATTTTTTAAATTTTATAACTATTGGATTTATATTTGAAATAGTGGAATATTTAATAGAGACTAAAACCAATATAGAATATGTAGATAGTTCAATTATTAATGATACTATTATAAATTCATGTGGTTATATAACTGGTTCTTTACTATTTATATTATTAAAAAATAATAGTAAAAAATAATTACATTAAAATTGATTTAATAATAAATACATATTTTTAATAACAGAGATGAAGTGTTTCCATTGTAGAAAAAAAATAAGGGGTATTGAATTTGTCTGTAAATGTGAACAACAATTTTGTGCTAAATGTAGGCATCCAGAAGGGCATAATTGTACATATGATTTTAGGAAACACCAAAAGAATAAACTAGAAAAGGAACTGATTAAAGTTGTTCCTGAAAAACTTGTTAAAATTAATTAAATATAATCCATTAATTTGCATTTATCGGATTTATAGGCGATAGATATTTCGCTACATTTTTTTTCATCTTCATTACAACTTTTACACGAGGTATCATCATCCCAAACGGTATCCCATGTTTCTTCACAATATTTAATAGATTCTATATCAACGTTATATCCTTCCATCATAGGATGACAACAATCCGAATAGCATGCTTCGGTATAGTAATCGGGACTCCATACTGAATCACATCTTTGACAGGTCCAAAAAGTAATAACTGATTCACAGCAGTCATTACACAAATATTCGTGTTTATCAGGTTCAAATGACTCATCACAATACCTACAGGTATCTCCTTCACTTTCTTCTTCCGACATGTTAATTAATTAACCCCTTTCTCTTTTTTTCAATTTTAATTAAAATAAAATCTATTAGGTGGAGGATCTGGTAGTCTAGAATAGGCTGGTAATCCTTTTTTTTGATGAACGGCAAGTTCTAATGCAGCTTTAGCGTGAGGTCCTTTCATAGATTTTTTAATTCTACGCATTAATCCATAACTAGGTATATTTCTAGACCTTTTAGCTTTATTTCTTCTTTTTCTTTTTAGACTTAATATTTTTTTAGCCTGTCTAACTTTACCTTCAGTAATAGTATTATTTTTCCATCCAGGGTATTTTAACCTAATTTTTTTAGTTAGGTTTTTAATACCATTATTTTTAGAATTATTACTATTTAATAAATTTTTGACTTCTTTAATGAGATTATTAGAAGGTTTAATGGAATTTTTAGTGTTGTTGTTCATTATAATATAAACTAGTATAATTATTCTGAATTAGTCTGTTTAAATTTGTTAGTAGGTACACACAAATAACTACAGAATTCATTATAATTTATACCATTATCATTATTTTTATTGTAGTTTCTGTCACACTCATGTGGGGCATATATAATTTTGTTACTTGCATCAAGATTTGTAACAGGTAGAATCCCTGGTTTGTGGCTCCATGTTATACCTTTATCTTGTCTATAGAAATGGTAAGTTCTGTCGGTTTCTACTACGATAGCACCTTTATAGTATCCTCTAGGGCATTTTTCATAAAATGTAGTTTTTTTAATATCAGGGTTATCCTGAATAATATTATAAATCATATCTTTACATTTAAATTTGTTGATACTTTGGTTGGAGATTTTACCGGGTTGTGGTTTAAATTTAGAACATTTCCTAGGTTTTCCATTGCAAGTTTTATTTTTTTTACATAATTCCATACAATTTTTAATAGTATGTTCATTATGATCATTCAAAAAATAGGTATAACAATTATGTGAATTCAAAACAACCGGATTATCCCATCTTGTAGGATTATATTCTGGTTCAGAACCATTTAATTTTGTTTTAAAATATTTTTTACATAAATGGTATTCACTACATAACGTTTGATTTTTTCTTGAACATTTATCAATATCTAAACTAGGGTTATTATTTCTATCATAACACTGACAGTGTTTTTCCTGAGATACAAGAATCCGATTACATTTTTTTACTATTTTTTTTTCATCACTTAATGTTAATTGATTCATATATTACTTCTAGAAATTTTATCTAATATATGGTTAAAATATAGTCCTTCTATAATAATATTTTCTTTTTTGGTTTTAAATAATTCTATAGCAGTTATTTTATTAAGTTTACTATATTTAATAATATATGCGATAGCTATTAGTGGAGATAATTGATGACAGGATGCACAAGAAATAACGACCGTTTTATTATCTAGAAGGTACCTATGTATATTTTCAATAGAATTAATAGTATATTTATATAGTTCTAGTAATTCATATTTTACGATATTTTGTTTTATTTCTTTATTATAACCTTTATGTTTACCTAAAAACTTTAAATCATTCGAACAATTAATATGTATATTATTATTAACTTTAACCGTACTAGTCTTTGAAACCCAGAGGTCTGGTATTATTTCATACATAAAAAATAAAAATATTTTTATTTATAGAAAAAATTGATATTATAATTAATTTATCTCTTGTGTAAATATGTCTTTAAATGACCAACACAATCTATGGGATGTTTTTAAAAAAGAGCAAAAAAAGGAAGAAGTGAATAACGATATTTGTTTTAGTTGTCAATCAACTAATATCGAAAGGACTGATAAAGAAGTTATCTGTAAAGATTGTGGTGTTATAAATAATAATATTATAGACCATAATGCTGAATGGAGATGGTATAGTCATGATGACTCTAAGTCGGTTGATCCAACCCGATGTGGTATGCCTACAAATGAACTTCTTCCACAATCGTCTTGGGGTTCTACAATTTCATTTAGTTATGGAGAAAGTTTTGATATGAAAAAGGTTAGGACAAAGCACAGTTGGCAGGCTATGCCCTATAAGGAAAGAAGTTTATATAATGTGTTTATGCAAATTCAACATACAGCTATAGATAATGGTATTACACAAGTAATTATTGAAGAAGCTAAGGTTTTGTATAAACATATTTCAGAGACAAAAATTTCTAGAGGTGCAAATAGGAAGGGTATTATTGCTGCTTGTATTTATAAAGCGTGTAAACTAAAAGGTGTTCCTCGTAGTCATAAAGAAATTGCCACGATTTTTGGAATAAATATTAAACATATGACTCGTGGATGTAAAAAATTTGATGAGATTATGAATACTGTAAAAAATCAGGATTCTGTTAATATGATTGGTTCTAATTCTCTAGATTATATTAATCGGTTTTGTTCCAAACTAAAACTTACACCAGAACTTAGCGATATTTGTAAACATGTATGTCAAAAAGCGGAAGAATCTTGTCTTGTTTCTGAAAATACCCCACCATCTATAGCAGCGGGTAGCATATATCTTATATGTAATCTTTTAAATATTAATATTTCTAAATATGATATTTCTGAGATTTGTAAAATTTCTGAAGTAACTATAAGTAAATGTTATAAAACATTACTTACAAAGCACGCACAATTACTTCCAGATAATATTATTAATAAAAAATAATTTATAATTGATTTATAACATATTATTTTAATCGTTTATATTTTTTTTTTTTTTTATGTAAATTAGTATTATGCTTTATATTTATCTAAGTTGTGCGATATTACTACTATTGATTGTAATTTTCTATTACAAATTTAACCAGAATAAAAAGGAACAGGATAAACTCTTAAAGATGGTTGCTGAAAAGAACGAAGCCCATGCTAAAGAACTAAAGGATTTCCAGGATTTTGTCCTAAACGGATTTCAACATCTTTCCAAGGATATTGAATCTAATAAACCTCAGTCTACAGACGATACCACCCCACCAGAACCGGAAATAGAAATGGAAATGGAAAATTTTGAAATTAATGATGAACTACCATCTGAACTAAAAGATAAAATTAATAATTTAAATTCAGATAAAGATAATGAGTTTGATTCAGACGTAAATGCAACTGAACCTTTAGAAGAAGAAAATACCGGTTCTGTGGAGGAAGATGTGGTAGGTTCTGCTGAGGAAGATGTGGTAGGTTCTGTGGAGGAAGATGTGGTAGGATCTGGTTCTGGATCTGGATCTGGATCTGGTTCTGGATCTGGATCTGGTTCTGGTTCTGGATCTGGATCTGGATCTGGTTCTGGATCGGAGGAGGATGATTCAATACAAATTAATAATCCCTCTTTAGAATTATTAACGTTAAAAGAACTTCAGGAAATTGCAAGAAGCAATAACTTAGCAATTAGAGGTCCAAAAAAGGATTTAATCCAAAGAATAAAAAATAATAAAAACTAAAAAAATTATGTTATGTTAATATAATGAGTCAGTGCTTTAAAACTAGCAATAATAAATTTTTAAATTTACCAGCAAGGATGGATGATGGAAGACATTTTACAGATTATAGACCAAATTGTGTTGTTAATGGTAATCTTAAGGTTGAAAATAAAGTTTTAAATTCATATGAATATAGAATGTATCTCACTCAGAATGCCACAAAGATTATGGATACTAATAAAAAACTAAGTTATGTTCATAATGGTGCTTATGATTGTGCTAATAAGGATTCTATAGGAACTATGCTTCCTGAAAAGAACATGACCCTATGTAATACTCAGAACTGTGAAGTTCTAGAAAATTTAGCTGGTGGAGTTGGTCTTGGGAGACAGCACAGTGAGATTAATGAGTGTATTAAACCTGCACCTGGTAATGAATTTAATATGAAGGATAATTCGTGTGTACCAAAGGATAATAAATTATAATTAATAATATTTGTATTAATTATATGGAGACTGAATGTAAAGTAGTAACATATAATAAACCTGAATTTGGTGGGTTTATTAAAATACAAAACAATCAATTAGAAGTTTATGGTAAAATTAAAGGAGAATTTATAAACAGAATAAATAAAATATCATATCAGGCGGCTGATCCTCCAAGAGATAGTTATAGTTTTTATGGAAGTGGTATGCCATATTATAATTTTGAACAGGCAAGATCTAATAAAGAAAACATAGGTTCTGTAGACGTAGACAATAATGAATTTAAAATAACTATGTTAATACCTAATAGTTATTATGACAAGTTAGGTACTGTATATATAGAACCAAGTGTATTTTTAAAACCAGATATAAATAACACCTATTATAAATTTGTTATGGATATAGGAATACCTTATAGGTTTTTAACCCATCCATCTTTAAATACATATTCGTCAGTAACTCCTAAATTATACAAACCAAGTGCTCCTGAATTTTATAGTTGTATTGGAGGACTTAATCGGGAAAATCGTTCTCAGGAGCAAATATTAAGAGAGAGTGAATATCCGTGTGATAGGGTTATGCCTATAAATTTTTGGGGTAAAAAACCAGCTTTATAGAGAAGAAGATTTATTTATATAATCACAACTTTGTTTTACAAAATGTATAGAGTTATTGATATATCCTTTTAAATTTTCAGAGAATGATTTTATAGGACTTTCGGAATTTGCAAATAATTCGTTTGATTCACAACTAGTTTTGTTTACAAAAACAAAACTATCATTAAGATTACTGTTTATAGGTATTATATTTATTGGACTAGACCTTTTTATTATATTTATAGTATCTGAATCTGAATTACATAAAAAATCAGTTTCTGATTCACTATCTGATTCACTATCTGATTCATTTTCTGATTCATTTTCTGAACAGGTAGTATAGTCCTTTAAAGAATGGTATAGAGAACCTTCAGAATCTATGCTATCTAAAGCAAAATTAAATTTTAGGTCAAATGATTCATCTATTTTATCACTAATGCTTCTATATTTGAAAGAACTATTTAGATCATAATTATATTTGAATGGTTCTTCTAGTAATTTATTTTCTTCTTTAAGGATTAGGTCATTAATAAACCAATCATGTACAAATAGATTATCCCAATCTATTCTATTATTCGGTTCTTTAACGAGCATTTTTTTTAATAAATCTATACACTTAAAAGAAATTTTACCCTTCGGGAATTTAATTTCATATTTATCAATCAAATTTATTAGTGTATAAATATTAGTTGCTCTAAATGGAGTATAACCATATATCATTTCATAAATAATAACACCAAACGACCATATATCAGATTTGATAGTGTAATTTTTAGTTTTTATAATTTCAGGGGCCATATAAAGTGGACTACCACATATAGTATCCATCATTTCTTCATTAATAGTAATACTTTTAGATAATCCGAAATCTATAATTTTTAGTATTTTATCATTTGATACTAGAATATTTTGTGGTTTTATATCCCTATGGATAATATTTTGTTTATATAAATATTGTAAGCCATTTTTTATTTGTATAGAAAAATTATTTACATGTTTCTCTTCTAATGTATTTCCGGATAGGTATTTTCCAAGGTCTCCATATTCAAAATATTCTAAAAATATATAGACATTATTTTGTTTTTCATCAACTATAAGATCGAATACTTTTATAATATTAATATGTGAAAGTTTTCTCATTATATTAAATTCATTTTTTACTACATTTTTATCTTTTAGTCTGTCTATATCTATTTTTTTAAGAGCGAAAACATTGTTATTGCTATCAAAACATTTATGAATAGTAGAGAAAGAACCCTTCCCAATTCTTTTTTCGCAAATTCTATAATTTTGCAGTTTATCATTCATTCTATTTATAATTATTAATATTAATTCATATATAAATACTTAAAGTTAAATTAATTAGTTATACTATAAAATGACTGATACTCCTGTGGATACTCAACCTACTGTTACGGAAACTATTGATGCTCAATTCAAGACTCTACAGACTGAACTTCAGGCGATGACTGCTTCAACCAAGGGTTTGCAGGATAGTCTCAAGGCTCTATACAAGGCCACCCGCACGGCCCAGAAGCAGACTTCTAAGAAAGTTCGAGTCCAGACCAAGAACACTCTTAGTGAAGAACTTGAGAAATTCCTAAGTGTTGCTCATGGTACTCAGCTTACCAAGGCTGAGGTCATGAAGGGTATCTCTAGTTACATTAAGGAAAAGAACCTTCAACTAGTGGATAACAAACGCACATTCAAGGCAGACAAGAAGATGCAGAAGGTTTTCGGTATGGATTCTAAGAAATCGTTGACCTTTGTTGAGATTGGTGGTCATATTTCGGGACATCTTACCAAGGTTTAAAATATTAAATTATATTAATTAAAATATATAGATGGATAATACTAAAAAAATATGTAATTGTGGAAACTATAGTCCAGTTATAAAAGGTGGGGAATGTAGGGTGTGTTTTGGTTTTAAAAAAGAGAAGAAGAATTAATTTCTTTTATTAAAGAATTATTTTTATTTAATTTGTCATTTGTTTTAGAAAGCATAAAATTTTGATTTTCTAATAAACAATTTATTTTTTTATTAATTCCATTTACAATGGATACCCTTGTTTCTAATTCATTTATATCTGGTTCTAGTGTAGATTCCTCTGAATGTGGTAGATTGGATGCAAAAAATCCTTTAAGATCAGCTACACTGGTTTTAAGGGGTTTAATGATTGTATAAAATGTATCTAAAATATATTTAGAAAAGTCTAAATTCTTTTTAATTTCATTATTTTTACAGTCTATATTTTTAATTTTTTCATCTTGAATATAGAGTAATTCTAATGATTTTTCAGCCAAAGATTGTGTGTCTTCCATTATATTAGACTTATAATAATAATTTTCTCACGTTATTGGCCGACATGCGGCGTTTCTTCTGGGTCTTTTTGGCCATTCTACCGACCGTCTGATTACCATTTTTGCAACTTTTCTTGCTGGTATTCTTACCACCAACCACTTCATACTCGATCACGAATTCGTTTTTGGTACCTGGAAGTCTCACAAGAGGAACAGGAAGCTTCCTGCGCTTTAACTTGTAGGAGAATTCCTTGTTACTACTACCAGCGGTCGTTTCTTTAACAGTTACGACAAGAGTGCACACCCCTCTAATCTTTTTAACCCGACAAAGTTCATTAAACGCCTTTTTGGCGGCACCAAATGGGGTGGTGCTTAAATATCTACCACCACTACTCTTTGTTTTACAACTATCTTTTTTGGTTGCACTAACAACCGTGAATGAACGCATATCAGCTCTACCTTTTAAAACCATAATAATATAACACAATATTTTTATTTTGGGTCTTCAGTAATATTCTCCCAATTATTATTTAATTCACATGTATTTAATTTATCCTCCAGTTCAGAAATTTTACTATTAAGATTATGTTTTAATCTAAGTTTCGTTCTTTTTAGATTTTTAATCTTTTTCTTTAGGGTTTTATTTTCCTCTAAAAGTTTATTATAATCCATATACATTAAATATATTTTATTTATAAATCTTTTATTTATTAATTCCATTTACAATAGATACTACCAATTAGTGTCATTAAGATCAATCGTTTCAAAAAACTTATCTAAATCTCCTATTTGTTCTATTTTATTTACAGGACTTCCAGTTTCTTCATAATTTGATTCACTATTATTATAGTAAATAGTATTGGTTTTATTATTAATTAGAGGTTCTATTTCTTCTTCTGATATTTTATATTCAGAATTATTTAGAGAATATATACGATTCGATAGTAGAATCGTATCTGCTCCTTTACATATATTAAAATATTCATTATTTTTTTTATAGAAATAAAAGGTCGGTACAGATTCAATATTAAATTTAGAAACAAATTCCTCACATTCGTCTATATCTATTTTATAAAATGCAATATTGGAATACCTTTTACTTAATTCATCAAATAACGGATAGATAGATTTACATGGACCACACCATGAAGCCGTAAAATATAACACATATGGTTTGGTTTTATCTATCATTTCTTCAAGTGTATCTGTTTCATCAACAATATTAATAGTATTTTGAATCTTTACCATTATAAATATACTAAATTTATTTCTAAATAGATTAAACGAATATATTTTAGTATAAAGACAAGACAATATTAATATAAAATGGCAAATATTCTTTTTGAAAACCAAGAGGATTCAGTATTTGAATCTATACTTTATAATACTTGTAATTATCTTGATATCCATAATTATTGTATTCCACGACAAAAACGCTATAAACAAGTAAAGGTTGCTATTAAACAAGGTATATATAATATATTTTTTAAAGAGTGTGAAATTATTATTCGGTATCAAAATGTAGGAATTCCACTTACTGTTGAACACACCACCAAATTTCACAAAGAAATAGAACTTACTTCCCCATCAAATAATCTAGCTAATCTAAAGGAATTTATTGAAGATTCGATCACATTTTATGATGAACAAATCTTGGAAAAATCTAAAACTGATAATAAACTTAATCTATATCTGTGGGATAATGGCTACTGGGATAGTATTAAAAAAAAGGCAAAACGTCCGATTGATACTGTTTGTTATTCTAAAAACAAGCATATGAACCTACTTAATGATATTAAAGAGTTTCTTACAAAAGGAACAGAGAAAGAATATAATGATTATGGTATGCCATATAAATTTAATGTTCTACTAGAAGGATACCCCGGTACAGGTAAAACAAGTCTTGCAACTGCTATTGCTTCTGAGTTGGATCTAAATATTGCTACACTAACCTTTGATACCACTATGACAGATAAATGTTTTTTCCAGGCACTTAATATTATTCCTGAAAACTCTATTCTACTCCTAGAAGATATTGATGTTTTGTTCAAAGATAGAAAAGAAAATGATACTATGAAATCTGCACTAACCTTTAGTGGTCTTCTAAATGCTCTAGATGGTATTAGTAGTGCTCATAAACAAATTGTTTTTATGACAACTAACTATAGCTGTAATCTTGATAGCGCTCTAAAACGTCCTGGTCGTGTTGATAAATCTATTCACTTTGGATATTCTGATAAAGAACAAATTGAACAAATGTTTAATAAATTCCTTGGTGACCGAGAGAACTGTTTCGATGAATTTTATAAACAAATCAAAAGGTACGATCTTACCTCTGCTATTCTACAAAAATATCTGTTTGAAAATAGAAAGGAAATGGATTTGCTTAAAAATATTAATGATATTAAAGTTATTGCAAAAGAACAAAACTATGATGGAGCTACTGAAAATCTATATTCCTAATTTAAAATTGTAAACTTATTTTTATTATTTTTTCTCTTAATCTCTAGTATTTGAAAATTATTATCACCTAACGATTTCGATAGTCCTACATCTACTCTCCATACTTTCTCATCACAGTTAGAATTTATCACATTCTGTGGTGTATGTCCTATAACTATATGATTTGCTCCTATATCTTTTAGTGTTTTATCTAGTAAATCGCAGTTAGGTTTTGTTTTCCCGAGTGATCTATCCCATAAAACACCCTTTGAATCAACTAAAAACTGGTTTATTTTTTCATCCATATCCTTTTTTCCATTTAAAAAATTCTTCATTAAAAGATTTACAAATTTTACTGTGTTTTTTTTATTATCTTTCACTATTTCTGGAATTATTCCAGCATGAACGAATACTATATCATTTATTTTTAATAATGTATTTCTTGTACATGACAAACGTGTAGCCATACATCCACCTGGTTTAAAAAGAAGTTCTCTCTTTTTTATACCACCACTTTCTTCTATATCCTTTTTAGAAGCATATGAAAAATTACCCATAACATTCATCAATTCGTGATTCCCTATTAACGAATAAACCGCACCTCCATAAGATTGAGCCTGTATATGTATATTATCAAAAAAATCTAATATTTGTATTTCACCATGTGCATCTTCATAATTACCACGCCCATATCCATCTATCTGGTCTCCTAACTGAACTACTATAGAGTTTTTACCTATCCACCTTTTATTTCTATCTATTAATTTAAAATGCCTAAATAATTCTATAGTTTTTTTATAATCTGCATGGAGATCCCCTATAACATAAATAGTATTATTTGTTTTAATATTATTTTTTAAAATTGGACAAACACTTTTATATTTACATTCATTCATATTAAGTTATAATTTTTTTTTTTTTTTAATTTATCAATTATATCATTATGTTTTTTTATCTACTACATAATTCTAATCTAATTGAAGAAGGTGAAAATAAAATCGTTCAATTAATAATATATAGTATTTTGTTGTATATAATACTTCATCTTATCACAAATAGTGTATTTAAATCATTACCTATTTTAGGATATTACTTTTGGGTTATTTTTATTTTAGATAGTATTAGTCTATCGAGTATTCTTATTAGAGAAAATAATGGACAAATACTAGTTAATAATATTAATAATATTAAAATTCCAACAGAACAAACTAGAAACGAAATTATAAAAAATACTCATAATTTAGAAGAACTTCTTAAAGAAACAAACCACATTAAAGAAATGGTAAATAATCCGGTTACTGATGGTATAGATTCCAACGAATTTAATAAATTTATTGAAGAATTAAATAATAGTGATTCAGAACCTCAAGTTAAAGAAGAACCTAAAATAGAACCTCAAATTGAAACGAATAAAAATACTCAAATGGACGAAAGAGACCTTATTATGGAAACATACAAAAAAAGTTTAGGTAGTAAAGGGTCTGATATTACAGAAAGTAATCGAGAAAATATAATACAAGCACCCCCTACTATAGATATGTTACAATCAATACAACCCTCTGATAATCTACAGACGCTAGATACTCTAGATACTCTGTCTAGTCTAGATACTTTATCTAGTCTAGATAATAGTAAAACTATGAATAATATGGAATCTGACGTTGACATTGATTTGAATGAATTTGATAAATTAATAAATTAACGAATAAATATATTTATATATAGTAAGCTATGGAAATATTTATTTTAACAGTCATTCTTGTTTTAATATTTTTAACATTTTATTCTAAACAGAATTTTACAAATGTCACATTTGAAACTGATTTAGAACAGCGTTTTAAACAAATGGTTGATAAAATAGAAAAATCTATTACAAATAAAAATGAATTATACTACAGTTTTAAGGTTACTGATAATAAAATTTTTTATTCTAATCTATTAGGTGATTGTAATTCACCATTTTTAGTAGAGAATATTAATAAATCTACCAGTTTATTCAAATTTATTAACAGTTTAATGCAACTTCTTCTAGACCATAGCAATTTACAAAATAAAACTAATTTACAGATTATTAATATTGATAATTTTAAAAGAGACAGTATTGAAAACGGATTTAGTTATAAAATAGAAGTATTTTTATTAAATCATAAAAAGTTTTATACAAACAAATATAGATTCCATCTTGATATTGTAGATAATGTAATTTCAGTAAAAAATATAGATATTATTAATTCGGTAACCCCGATTAATAGATTTGATTGTGATACTGATAAAAAACATTGTACTGGACGCGATTCTTCACTAAAATCAAACGTTCCTAATACTAATAGAGTAAAACCTTTATTAGAAACAAATCTAGAATTTGGGAAAGTCAATATACCCAATAAACATATAGAATTAATTGATGATAAAACATCTCTACTAAAAGAACATATACCTTTGCCGGGAGAACCAGCACAAGCTGAATTCCCTTGTAAAAAAATAGAACATACCTGGGATATTAATGGTGTTAGTAATAATGATGATGACCAGAATAGTTGTTATGGAAACAAACATGCTATAGCAACTAAAAATCCAGAACCATTCTACCATATTTCTTTATTAAATAACAGAAATTTTGATAGTCAAAATATTGATGTAAATCACAATTTTAGAGTGCAACAGAGGGTTGGGTTCGATCATTAGTATCTTTTTTTTTATATTTTTTTAATAACATTATTGTTACTACAGCCATAATAGACGCAATAAACATATATATCCAGGCGTTTTTAAAAGAAAATATCATTTTAATACCTTCTGGGAAATTCGTAACCAGTTTTTTTAGAGGCATAAAAATACCCCCCAAAGGTAAATTAAATATAGGAATGTTTTTAATTTTATACACACATCCATATTTATTACATACCAATAGAAAATAGATTAATAAAGCTATTGTATTAAAGGAAACAAATATTATAGAGTTAGACAACATTATAATTATAATATATTTAAATATAAAATTGAGTATAAAATAAAGTAAAGATATAAAAAAATGTCGTCCCAACAAGAATTCCAGAGTATTATCAAATCCTATGATGAATTCCTTTCACCAATCCTACACTATAATAAAGATTTCAAACAATTTCTAGAAATGGTTAAACACATTTACGACCAGTATAATACAGATAATTCTATTAATTTTCATGATGAACTTCTAAAATATAGGAACGACCAAAAATTTAATTTTGATAATCCAGAACTTAGTAATATTATAGCAAAACTTAAAACTATAGAACAACCAGCACAAAGAACTAAAGAATGGTATGAATACAGAAATAAACGACTAACCGCAAGTGATCTTGGCACAGCTATGAACGTAAATCCTTATTCTAAACGCAAAAAACTCGTTGCTAAAAAATGTGGTTATGAAGAAACATTTTATGCTGGAGCTGCTGTAAAACATGGAGTAAAATACGAAGATGTTGCAATTCATATCTACGAACAAAGAAATAAAGTAAGTATATTTGAATATGGATGTATCCCACACCCAACTATCCCACATTTTGGTGCTTCTCCAGATGGAATCTGTGATGTTAATTCTGAAAACAAAGAATATATCGGTAGAATGCTGGAAATTAAGTGCCCTAAATCAAGGATAATTGATGATTTTATCCCAATTCATTATGAACTACAAGTACAGGGTCAACTTGAAGTGTGTGGTCTGGATTTCTGTGACTATTTGGAATGCTCTATCAAAGAATATGATCTAGTACAAGAATTTCTAGATGATTATGGAACAAGTCTAAAAACAACTAAAAATGGAATGGAAAAGGGGGTTGTTATTGAAACATATGACCCTAATAAAGATAAAAACGTTTACTTTTATCTTTATGATTTTGAATCTAAAGAAGAAATTTATGAATGGGAAGAAAAAATTAAAAGTAGTCTTACTGAAGTCTATATTAAAACAACTTATTGGAACCTAGATGTTTATTGTGTTAAGTTGGTTGAAAGAGATACTAAGAGATTCAAGGAAGAACTACTTCCTGAAATTAATAGTTTTTGGGAAGATGTTCTAAAATATAGGGTTTGTGGATATGAATCGCTTGTTTATAAACACCTTCCTAAGGAACTTGACTTTCTTCCGGATTCCCCATAATTACTTAAATTTGTTAATAAGTTCGAGTGGATATTTCAATGAATAAATGCCACTCCCTACAATAATTATATCTGAACCCTTTTTAAATGCAGTGTCTGGTGTGTTATAAATCTGATCATCTTTTTTTGTTTCAATTAATCGAACGCCTGGTGTTAAAAATAAAAAGTTATCATCATTTACAAATTTTGTCTGGCTTATAAATCCAATGACATGTTTACTATATTTTTTTGCTATATTATAACAATTAACCGTATAGTTTGTATCTATAATATTACCACTACTTGACATTTGTGATACTATTAGTATTTTAGGTATAATACATTTATTATTTTCTATGTAATTTAACATCCCTTCCGCACAAATTCCATGTATTGTAATGATATCTGCAAATTCTGATATTTTATAAAATCCATTTAGTTGTCTATCAAATGTTTTACCGATATCAGAAAATTTTCTGTCTTCAAATATAACAAAATTATATTTTTGTTTTAGTTTATTAAGTTTTTTATTAATAGAAGGATCATAATCCTCCAAAATATCTATATGTGTTTTTAATATACAAATATGTGGACCAATAAGATTTATCCATCCAAATAGTTCGGATTGTGTTGTAAAATCAGCAGAAAAACACAGTCTACTTTCTTTTACTTTAATAATTTCCTTTATTTTATCCATTTATTTCTATTATTATATAGTCTATAAATATATTCGTATTTATTAGTTCTCTCCTTCCAATAACAATTTAGTAATTTTTGGACCTGCCTTATAATCTTTTACCCGAATAGGACCTACCTCTTTACTTAGAGGATATCCCAGTTTTACAGTACTCTCTGTTGTAATATTATTACTCGGACGGTCCCATACATTGTTTGAGTATGGAAGGTCTCTGATATGTTTGCAACCAAAATCTAATATAATAAAATCATCATCACTCCTCATATAATTATCATTAAGTATGAGACCTATGATTTCATCTAGAGAAACTTCAAACTCTCTCTTACTTTCTATCAATTGATATAATTTTTTATTCAACCGTGTAAATTCATTAAGTTCATCCATATCCCATACGGGATCCTGTCGAGCCAGCAGTGCATTTTCGGTGGCCGAATTGGGCATCATTAAACTTCCCCTAAGAGCAGCTAACCTTGAATCATGTAAATCATAAACAGAAATACGTGTAGGATCCTGGAAAGATTTTTCCATATTTTCCTTAGTTTTAATTATATTTTCTCGTGCTGTAAGCACCTGAATCTCCCTCTCTCTTTGTTTTAAAAAATCATTTCTTATACCAGAATTAAATAGTATTTGGTCAGAATGAATATCTAAACTACTAAGATTATTATTATTATTATTATTATTATTATTATTATTATTATTATTATTATTATTATTATTATTATTATTATTATTATTATTATTATTATTATTATTATTATTATTATTATTGTTATTATTAGAATTATCTATTTCTTCTGTTAATTCATATATACCTGAAAAGGAAGTGTTAGGTATGTGTGAAATAAATTCAAATCCAGTATTTATAGGATTATGGGTTCCATACTTATCCTTTTTTGGGTATACATTAAAATTTAGTGTTTTATTATCCCCTGTAAGGCGTGTTTTGTGCGAATTATATTCATCTTTGTTTTCTTTAAAAAATTCACATTCAACAAGTTTACTAAAATTTTTTGTTGATTTTATATCATCCAGTTGTAATAATCCGGAATGTATTTTTTCATTCGTTTTAAGTTGCTTAATAAAGTATTCCACCCTCAAACTAGAGGACTTTTTCCCTATATCCTGGACTGGTATATATCTCACATTAGGAAAATCCTTATATTTTTTTAGGTCTAAACGGAACCCTTCTGGTTCTCTATTTTCTTTTATTTTTAGTAGGTCATTATATGTACAGAAAGACGAGTGTCCTATAATAGCAAAAATGCGGGTTCTTTTAGGATTTACCGATTTTGGAATTTCAATATCATCGCAAACATGTGGGGGACGTGGTTTCGCATTTTCATAATTGCTCTCGTTATTGATATTGTTTCTAAAGTTTGGTCGGTCTCTTTTTTTGGTTTTAGTTTTCTTTTTCTTAGTACGTTTGTTTGATTTTTTTTCCTTTTTTGTTTTCCTTTTTTTATATTGTGCTCTTTTAATCCGTTGTTCCTTTTTTGCCTTCTTTGTTTTATATTTATCCGGTCTCATTATATAATTTAATGTAATATATTATTTTAGCAATTCACGATCACCTTTAACATTATTAATACGACCAATAGGGATGTGAAACTTCTTTTCAACTAACGTTTCTAGTGGATAAAACGCTTTCTTCTGAGAATATGGGAACAACCATTCTTCAGAAATAAGGGTAGTATTATGTGGTGCATTCTTAATTACATTATTGGCATGATCGTATTTTTCTTCCTCTATTTCCTTTATTTCATTCCTAATAGAAATAAGAGCATCTACTAGTCTATCTAGTTCTTCTTTATCTTCACTCTCGGTTGGTTCAAACATCATAACATTAGTTCTAGGCCAAGACATAGTCGGGGGATGAAATGAATAATCCATTAGTCTTTTACAAATATCATTTTCAGTAATATTTAGATGTCCAAATTCGGTCGTATCAATAATAAATTCATGTCCTACCCGGTTATTAGTATTAACATCTTTGATAGTGTAGTAATCTTCTAGACACGATTTTAGATAATTCGCATTTAGGATTGCTGTTTCTGTAGCACGGGTAAGACTGTTACTACCCATTGTGGCAATATAAATATATGGTATAGATAGAATAGAAGCAGAACTCCATTGGGAAGAAGTAATATTACCAATTGGTGTTCCCGTTGTTTCAACCTGTAAAGAATTCTTAGGAAGATATGGTTGTAGTTTTTTATTACAGAGAACAGGACCCATACCTGGACCTCCACCTCCGTGGGGAATACAAAAAGTTTTGTGTAGATTTAGATGACAGATATCAGCGCCCAATTCTGCCGGTTTAGCAATACCGACAAGGGCATTCATATTAGCTCCATCGAGATAAACCAGTCCATCAATATCATGGATTGTATCACAAATATCTTTAATATTTTCATTAAAAACACCAGTTGTATTAGGGTATGTAATCATAATACCAGCAATACTATCTTTATGTTTAGTTGTTAGAGTTTTGAATTCTTCCATAGAAATTGATTCATCATATTTCATAATTTTAAGTCCAGATAGAGTTGCTGATGCAAAATTAGTCCCATGTGCTGTGTGTGGGATTAGAACGGTATTTTTATTACTTTTCTTTTTTGTTTCAAAATATTTTTTAATTACAAGAAGACCCATATACTCTCCCATAGAACCAGAATTAGATTGGAATGAGACATCATCAAATCCAGTAATTTCTGTTAGATAATCTCCAATCTCTTTAATAAATTCAACAGACCCTTCAGTATATTTTTTAGGGAGATAAGGATGAATATTCATTTTATCCCAGAAAAGAGGTTCAAGTTGACTGGAACCATTTAGTTTCATAGTACAAGAACCAAGTGGGATCATACCTTCACATAGTGTATAATCTTTATTAGATAGACTATAAATATATCTCATAAGTTTAGTTTCTGTATTGTATTTATGAAAAAGTTCCTGTTCCATAAATGGAGTTTTTCGGTAAATAGTATCATTTTTAACAGAATTGTCAACACTTTGGATAGAATTAAAATGTTGTTTAGCCTGTTCTACAATAAAATCTACATCTTCTTTTGTTGTAGTTTCATCCAAATTAATAATAATCTCATTGCGACTGACCGGACGCACACAGATATCATGGTCAGAAAGACTATTATGTAATTTATAGATATCTGGATGACTAAGATGTAGTGTATCAAAATAGGAACTATTTAACTGATTAATACCTAGTTCTGAAAGCCTATTATCCAATTCTTGTGTAAGATTATGAATATTATCATAAATAGTCGTCAATCCTTCTTTACCATGATACATAGAATATAGTGCTACTACATTTGTTAGTAGTGACTGAGAGGTACAGATATTACTGGTTGCTTTGTCGTGGCGAATATGCTGTTCTCTGGTCTGCAACCCGAGTCGATATCCTTCATTACCATTTTCATCAAATGATTTTCCAATAATTCTACCAGGAACATTACGAATAAGTTTTTTTTCAACCGCAAAATAACAGGGATGTGGTCCGCCAAACCACATAGGAACACCAAATCTCTGAGTTGTTCCAAGGGCAATATCCATACCAAGTTCTTTTGGTGATTTAAGTTTTACTAGAGATAGAATATCTGCAATACCACAGGTCAAAATCTTATTATCCTTACATTTACTAATTAGTTCTTCATACATAATAATATTACCATATGTGTTCGGATACTGGAACATAACCCCAAAGACATCTTCTGGGTCAAAAGTAGTCTTTTCCAAATCTACAATTTTAACATCAATTCCTACAACTGTACCTCTATGTTTAAGAATATCCAATGTCTGTGGGTGTAGTTTATCACTACAAATAAATGTATTTTTCTTTTTCTTATTATAGTTATACATTAGGTTTAGTGCTTCAACCGCAGAACTACCCTCATCGAGAAGACCACCATTAGCAATAGGTAGTCCGGTTAATTCTTCGATAAGTGTCTGAAAATTGTGCTGACTCTCAAGACGACCCTGAGAGATTTCAGATTGGTATGGTGTATAGGCGGTGTACCATTTAGGATTTTGTAGAATATGTTTTTTAATAGGGAATGGGGTGTAGTTATCATGGTATCCCATTCCAATATAGGATTTATTGGTTTTATTCTTATCAATAATAGATTTTAGATTTTTTACAGCCTGATCTTCGGTTAAAGTTGCTGGTAGATTTAGAGTTGGGTAATTCTTAACATAAGTTGCCTCTTCAATAAGTTTCTTAATAGAAACTACATTAATTTTACTCAGCATATGAACCTTTGTATGATTATCTATTCCGATATGTTTTCTCCCAAATGAATTATAAAAACGAACCGACATTTTTACAGGTTTAAAAAAAAACATAGCTTACAATAAATTATAGAAATATTTTTAAATATAAATTATGATTATATTAACGCAAATGGATACCATACAGGTATCCCAGAAGGAGTCTAGACCTATATGAAAGAATTTCAGTAGGACACGGACCAGTAAAAGAGTCATCCAGTATCTGGTTACCTCCATAACTTGGATAATTAAGTAGATGGTTGCTATTTAGTTCGTCGATTGATGCAATCTCCTCTTCAATAAAGTAACAAGGGTCCCAGGTTTGATTAAAATATTCTCTTAGTTCCCGGAGGAATACAGGTATATCTACATTATATTCGATATTGTTATTGATAAAATATACGTGGTCTTCTTCGGTGATAAAGGTGGAGGTCGTCATGATTAATTATAGAATAGAAAAATATATAAATCAATTTTTATTTGTTCTTTTTTTAAGAACGAGTCTCTTTTTGCGTTTTTTAGTATTAATTGTTCTTTTTCCTCCAGTTTTAGTTTTCTTGGGATTTTTCTTGGTTTTTTTAGAAGTTTTATCCGGGTTGTCTGGTATGGTTTTTTCTATAAATTTCAATTCTTCTGGCGTTATTTTATAATATTTGTATAATAAATTATTAAATTGTGTATTATTTTTATATATTTTTTTATCGTCTATATTTAAGAGGAAATCAATATTTATTATATTCATTAAAACTCCATGATTGAATGCTGAATATTTATTGACTTTAAATATATATGAAATTAGTTTAGATTTAAAAAACTGTTCATATAAATGTCCATATTTTGAATCGTCTAATAGTTTATAATGAATATTATCTCCTATACCGTTTTTACCATTATCAAAATAAGGATTAATATACCCATTTCTAAAAAGTAATAATTTAGGTTTCTTTTCATCTTTATCTTGTTCTTTCCTAAATTTTACATCTAAACTTCCATCTGTTTTAACAAATGTTATATGAGGATATTTATATTCGTCTGTTTTAGTATCCATGTAATCATTTTTATCATTACGTTCAAAGTTCTTATTATTATCCTTTTTTAGCATTTTTATATTAATTGACACGCTTAACGGATTAAAATCCTTCGGAGGATATACTATTTCTTTAAAATTTATTTTAAAATCCTTAATTTTATTACCTATTTCATAAATAATTTTAGTTTTTATATTAGATTTTTTATTATTAACTAGAAAATAACTAAATGTGCTTGCAATAGATTTAAAATATTTATCTTTTATATATTGTGAGTTATTTATTAATAAAATATCCATTTCAATTAGTTTTTTATATGATGCCGATGTTGGAGATAACCAAGTTATTGGAGTAATAAATAAAAGATAACTACCTAAAATATTTAGTGATTCTGTTATAAATTTAACATGTAAAGAATTATTATAAGGAGGATTACCTATAATAATATCATATTTATCTGAAGTTTTACTCCATTCCAAAAAATCTTCATTATAAATATTAGGTTTTGCACTTGGTTCAATCATTTTAAATATTTTTCTACAGACCTTTGCATTTACAGGGTTGAGTTCCACCATATATAACATATTGTTTATGATATGTTCGCTCCTTTCTTTTTCATTTTCACATCCTTTTACACCCTTTAATCCTTCCATGAGTTTATAATAAACAACAATTGGGTAGTTACCTATACCATTTGCAGGGTCTAGCCACGTTAGTTTTGGATCTTTCCATACATTCTTTGGTAGTTTGTCGAGCATCTCACATACTAGTTCAACTGGTGTGAAAACTTCACCAAATAGTTTTTTTTCTTTATCTTTTACAGTTAAATAGTTTCGTACTATTTCTAAGATATTCTCATCAATTAATTCCTTTCCACCACCTGTCATATTAGTATTTAATGTTTTTATTTCATTGTTTCCAGGACACTTAGGAACGTATTTTACCTCTCTATTTTTTAAACTATTATTTATTAGACCGAATTTATCTCTAATCGAACAAAAATAGTTTACAAATTCATCGAGTTTATTATCTTCTTTAATTGTCTTTAAGAAATCTACTAATATATTTCTATATTGATTTAATTTTTCAATAATATCCTTTTTTGTTTCTTCGTTTTTAGCTTCGATGTCTAAATGTTTTTTATTTAGGTAAGATATATGACAATCTATAATCTGTTTGTTATTTTTACAAATGTACTTTAATTTATCTGGTTCAATGGTATAACTTTCTAAAAATTTAATCAGTTCTTCTATATTGTTTTCACTACAGCTAGTTGTGATCTCTTTACCTAATAATATTTCGGACTCAAATAAAACAAATAAAGAGAAAACATCTTTTATATAAGAAATAATTAATTCTTTTTTATCCTTGATATCTACCTCCGTATCCTTTTCTGGCTTAGAACTATTGCTATTATTATTGGTGAGTTGTTTCATATGGCTTGGTTGTATTGAATCATTTTCTGGTTTTACCAGAGGAACCCTTAATGGTGGTTGTTTCGGTTTTTTTCCAATCATTACAAGTTGTAAATTGTTTATAGAATAGTAGTATTTATTAATTATTGTATCATCAATCATACTTAGCACCTCTTTTATTTGTTTTTCTTGTGTATCTTCAATAGTATCTGCAAATGATTCTATTGTATCTATTTTTAGTTTTTTGATTAAATCTACATATAGTTTATGTTTGGTTTTATCTTCGCCGAACCCTAATATACCATTAATATTAAAATTAAATAGTGTTTCAGTAAATTTCGCCCTTTTGGAAACTACATCTATATTTTTTTTCCCCTTATTGGTATAATTATCATATTGATACATAAAGTCAATAAATCTATCACTTAGTAAATCAACGAAATATCCTTGTTTTTTATTTTTATTTTCGGTTAATACTCTAAACATACTTTGATAAATTGTATCTACATCTTTAATTGGATCCATATGTAATACAACATCTACACAAGGCAAACTAATACCAAGTCTTAATTTCATACCAGTTAAAATAATTAAACTTTTACCCTTGGCCTTTGCACATGCTTCTTGTTCCTTAATACAATCAGCAATACTACCATCATATTTCTTTTTATTACCCGCACACTTTGTAGATATACAGGCATTTTTTGAATCTTTTTCATAAGAAGTAACTTCTAATTTATCATATGGTACTCCTAACTTCCCTCCTATTGGTTTTTGTTCTATTGTCAATAGTTCTTTACTTAATTTCTGTGAATTTATAACTAATATACAAAAATTATTTCCAAAATGTTCGGATTTAGTTAGTTCCTGTGCTAATAATCGGGTTGCATTTTCAATTTTAGTTCCTTCTTTTAATCCTTCTAATTTTTCAGCATTAGTTTCTTTTGCATGACATCCTGCTGGTGTAGGGAGGAACCATAATTGGGTATGTTGTTTTTCAGTATAGTTAAATCCAAATCTACCTAATAATAGTTTTCCGTATACATTTTTTTTAATATATTTAATAAATTTTGATAATGATTTAGGATTATTAAACTTATTTTTTGTACATTTAAATATAATATCACAAATACTATTTTTAGTGATTGTATTAATTTCTGGATTAAATTCATCCTCGGTGGTTTCCTTTTTATTAAATTCCTTCTTATCAACTTCTTCAAGTTCTGGACACATAACAACTAAATTTGGGTATTTTTCATATTGTTTAGATAGATGTTCTAGTGTTATACCACGCTTATTAAGATCTGTTATTATATTGTTTAACATTCTGGTTTTAAGTTCACCATCTTCTTTTATTTTTTCATCATTTTCTATTTTATCTAAAAAATTATCTAAAACATAAGGTAAATTTATTGATTTCATAGTTTGAATATCTTCGTAAGACCATTGTATAAGTTTTGTTTGGGTTTTCCCCTTAGTCATATATCTTAAAAGGGGTTTTGCAAAAGTAGCTGTAACCATAATAAAAGGACTCTCCAACTTGGGTTTATTAAATACATATCTATCAAGAAGGATTGTCTGTTCTGTACCAATACTTGAACCCTGATGTATTTCATCAAAAAAAATAATTTTATTTTTCTCTTCTAATATGCTTAATAGAGGTATATCGTCTTTACCCACCCACCCCTTCTGTTGACTAATTAATACTATATTTTTTTCCCCCTTAGATGTTTTAATTTTTTTGAAACCATCCTTCTGAACATCAACAATATTATAATCATCAAAATCAGAGTATTCATCTTTAAACATACTATAGAATTGACTTACAGTTTCAGTAATAGCTCCTAAAAATATTACCACTTGTTGGGGTTTTTGTTTTGCTATTAATCCTCCAATCATATAAGATTTCCCACTTCTTGGGACAGCACCCCAAATTAATTTATAGTTAGGATTCGGGGATTTAAACTGTTCGATAGAATAGTCTATAAAATATTGCTGATGAAATCTTGGTGATACTGGGGGTTTGTTATTAAGTTTTGTAGATGAAAATTTTTCTATAAAATTACTTATAGTTGTTTGGGATAAATCGTATTTTAGTTGTTTGTAGTAGGTATCTAAATCTCCTACATCCATTATCTTATAAAATCGGTTAGTTATCTGTTTTTTACTCTTATCCATTTTTTTTTGCAATCCTAACTTATCCTTCACTAACAATATTATATTAAAATTATCTAATTTTGGGAGTGCTTCAACAATAATACTTGGTATATCATATTTTTCTACTCCCTTTTCTTTATTGAAATATTTAGCTGAAAATAAAAAATTTGTATTCATATTTTGTTTTTTATCAACCATACATGTATCTGATTCACAAGAAGGTACACCGCATTCAATTGTTATATCCGAAAATTGACACATTACGCGGTCCTCACATTTATGTGTGCTTTCTGAATCCATAGGTTTATTACATTTAGGACATATTCCTTTATCAACCATATCTTCATGAGAAAAAATAATATCACAGATACCACCACTATTACTTGCATTAATATTTGTGTTTTCTATTATTTCATTTATAGTTCGTTCGTCCTGTTTATTTTCTTCTAAACTTTGTTTAAATTTACGAATATTATTAGGTAATAGAAGTTCGTCATAATTAAATAAAAATACTAGAATCCATAATGCTTCAAAAACATGAGAATCTGTATTACTTACATCGGGTATACCAGACCCAGGGTGTGGAAATTGGTTTAACAAATCTATTACATCAATACTTTTTTGTTCCTTTATAATTGATAATAATTTTTTTAATGTAATCGGGTTATATGTATAGTCTGTAAAATTTTGTTGAATACATTTGTCATATATAGACTTAATTTTTTTATGTTCTATTTTTATTAATTCCAAATTATTTTTCTCTATTTCACATTTATTTATTTTTTTAGTTTTTATAATACGTTCCTTTTTAGGGTATATGATAATTTTCTTTTTTGGGTTAGTTGACATATATAAATATTAATATAAAAAAAATATATATATATTTAGTCTGGATTATAGTTTAACTAGTAGAGGATATCGTAAATCATTTGTGGATTCTTAATGAGTTTATCGTATTCGATATCTTCATTGAATGATAGAGTCCAAACTAGTCGTTCAAACAATAGTTTAAGAGCAATAGTATCGTCCATCGCACGATGTGTCCCAGGTACAATACTAAACTTTTTACAAAGGAATTTTAGGTTGAATGTTTTAAGTTCTGGCAGAAGATACTTTGCTAGGTGGATAGAGTCGATATATTTTACTTTTGTATTAAGAATTGGTCCCAAAACAGCGTCTGATTTATAGATATTTTTGAAAAAGAACCTGTCGAAATTACTATTGTTATGTGCAACAAGATACACACATTCACTATTATATATGTTAAGAAATGATGTAATCTCTTCCTTCTTTTCTTCAATAGTTGGGGCTTGTTCAACCATAGAATTCGTAATTTGTGTGATCATTTCGATTTTATCTGAGAATTTAGCTTTAGGATTAATCAAACTCTGGATAGCTTCATTATCTTGGCGAATGAAACTATATTCGATAATCTTTTCATGGTATGGGTTAAGACCCGTGGTTTCGAAATCGTAGTAGAAGAGAGACATTTTGTGTGTTTGTTTGTGTTGTGTATTTAATTAATACAAATTAATAAAAATCAATTTTATATTAAATATTTATAAATTTATCAAATTTATTAATGAAATTATAGAAAAATGGATTTCGATATTTAAATATTATTTTTGAAATTAATATATTTACTGATTATATCTTAAAAGAATGAAGCATAATACAAATAAAGATACGATGGAGGTTGACCATGTTACAAAAAGGAACGGCGAGTTGGAGGAGACATCATTTGAAAAAATTCAGAAACGTATTAAAACGTTGTCGACAAATGGTAGGACCCTAAATATTAATCCAACAAGAATTTCTCAAAAAATTTGTGGGGAGATTTATAATAAAATTCCTACTAATAAAATAGATGAATTAGCTGCAGAAATTTGCGCATCGCTCTCAACAGAACATCCAGATTATACAGAACTTGCTTCTAGAATTGAGATTTCTAATCTTCATAAAAATACGTCTCCATCATATTCTGAGACTACTAGAATGTTGTACGAGAATGGGAAAGCTCCCCTTATTTCAAAGGAACTTTATACATTTGTAGAAGAGAATAAAACTAAACTTAATTCTTATATTAAATATAAACGTGATAATTTGATTGATTTTTTTGGACTAAAAACACTCCAGAAAAGTTATTTGTTTAAAATTAATGGTAAAATTATTGAACGCCCTCAGCATCTTTTTATGAGGGTTTCTCTTGGTATTCACGGAGATAGTCTAAAGGATGCTCTTAAAACATATGACCTTATGTCAGAAAAATATTTTATTCATGCTACACCTACACTATTTAATGCTGGTACTGCACGACCACAGTTATCTTCGTGTTTTTTGCTTGCTATGAGGGATGATAGTATTGATGGTATCTATTCTTCTTTGAGGGATTGTGCCTTGATTTCTAAGTGGGCTGGTGGTATTGGTATTCATATCCATAATATTCGTGGTCGTAAAAGTGCTATTAAAGGTACAAATGGAACCTCAAATGGTATTGTTCCTATGTTGAGGGTTTTTAATAACACCGCAAGGTATGTAGACCAGGGTGGTGGTAAACGACAGGGTTCGTTTGCTATATATGTTGAGCCTTGGCATTGTGATATTATGAGTTTTCTTCTACTTAGAAAGAATCATGGCAATGAAGAAGAAAGGTGTCGTGACCTTTTCTATGGTCTCTGGGTTCCTGACCTATTTATGGAAAGGGTTAAATCACAAGGTAAATGGTCTCTTTTTTGTCCGGATGAATGTCCTGGTCTATCGGATTGTTATGGCGAAGAATTCGAAAAACTATACACTAAATACGAATCAGAAGGAAAATATAGGGAACAGATTAATGCGAATGATTTGTGGTATAAAATTGTAGAATCACAGATTGAAACTGGAACACCTTATATTTGTTATAAGGATGCTTGTAATAATAAATCGAATCAGAAGAATCTAGGAACTATTAAGTCTAGTAATCTTTGTACTGAAATTATCGAATATTCTTCGCCTGATGAATTTGCGGTGTGCAATCTTGCTAGTGTTGGACTATCTAAGTATGTTAATACGGAAAAGAAAGTATTTGATTTTGATAAACTCTATAAAAATGTAAAAGTAATTACTAAAAATCTTAATAAAATTATTGATATTAACTATTATCCACTAGAAGAAACGGAACGTTCTAACCGAAGACACCGACCAATTGGTATTGGTGTACAGGGATTGGCTGATGTATTTGCTATGTTGAAGATACCATTTAGTAGTCCTGAAGCACTTGAACTAAACGAGCGTATTTTTGAAATGATCTATTATAGTGCTTTAGAAACTTCTATGGAACTCTCTAAAAAGAGGGAAATAGGAATGAAACAACTCGTTCAACTCAGAACTAAAGAGACTATTACTCTTACAGAAGAAGAAACTTCTTTGATTGACACTCTTACAACTGAACTTAAACCTATCGATAGGGAATTAAATAGAGAGAAATATCTAGGTTCATATTCGTCATTTGAAGGTAGTCCAGCAAGTAATGGTATTCTTCAGTTTGACCTATGGGGTGAACAGCCTTCTGAAGACATGCTACCAAAATGGAATAAACTTAAAAAGGATGTTCAAAAGTATGGTATTCGTAATAGTTTGCTTCTTGCTCCTATGCCTACTGCATCTTCTTCGCAGATTCTAGGAAATAATGAAGCATTTGAAGCGTTTACAACAAATATTGGTGTTCGTAAAACACTAGCGGGTGAGTTTGTTGTTCTTAATAAACATCTCATTTATGATCTTATTGAACTTAATCTTTGGAACACCGAACTAAAAAATAAAATTATAGAAAATGATGGTAGTGTACAGAATATTGATTGTATTCCTGATAACATTAAAGAAATCTATAAAACCGTTTGGGAAATTGGAAATAAAACATTGATTGATATGTCTGCTGCTAGAGGTAAATATATCTGTCAGTCACAAAGTCTTAATCTGTTTATGGCAGAACCTGATTTTAGGAAAATTACTAGTATGCATTTCTATTCTTGGAAAAAGGGTCTAAAAACAGGTATGTACTATCTTAGAACAAAGGCTGTTTCACACGCGCAGAAATTTACAATTGAACCAAAGAAAAAAGTTATTGCTTGTTCTATAACTAATCCTGATTGTGATTCTTGTGGAGCCTAAATAAATAGACCCTTTATAAAACTTGTAATTAATAAACCATAACTATTCACCAAGTTCAAACAGATTCTATTATTGTATAAATAATGAAATAATCCCAATACGCTTTAATTATACACACTATTTTTTTATTTATGTATATTATATGACTTTACTAATGAATATAATAAACTTTTTAATGGCGAATGATATAATTACCATTTTATATTTCGCATTACTCGGAGCACTGGTGAGTAGCACGAATGTTTCTAAGTACCTTAAAACACATAAATTTGAAGCTGTGGTTATTGTTGTAACTACACTAATGATGGTTGTAATGACCTATTTTAAATTAACCAAACAGGAACAGTTTAAGAACAGAGACAGATGTTGTCCACCAAAAGGGATAACTCCTAATGTAATTCACGAATGCGATAGTAGTACGTTTACAAAATGCAGTGATGGTCTAAAAGAACATGTTGTTGGGAAATTTGTCCGCGGAGGTAAATACCGCTGTATGGGAGATGGAAGAGCATATAAATGCTAATAATTTCTTTTTATACAAGATATAAAAAGAAATGTTAATAAAAAAAGAAAGAGACACACAATTGTGTTACCCCTAGTGGGACTCGAACCCACAGTCTTCTGGTTAGAAGCCAGACGCCTTGTCCATTTGGCCATAAGGGCGAAAGCAAACATAAATTGGATAACCTCCCATTGAATTTATGTTTGCATACTAATAAAATCGTAATTTAATTAATATTTTTTATTATACACGAAAATTAATCCGTATTATTTATAATTTATAAGTATAACTATTTTATAATATAGTTTACCAGTAATATATTCCTATTCCGCTATATCTAATTTTAATCTAAATGTAGTTATATATACCTAAAACACCACACCACCATTTTAATTAGAAACTATTTAATATTTAATATTGTTATTTTTTTAATTTTTTTATTTTTTTTATTTTTTTAATTTTTTTTTATTTTTTTTTATTTTTATATATTTTTATTTATTTTTATTTATTTTTATTTATTTTTATTTATTTTTATATATTTTTATAATACTCACTTGTTCTTTTCCGCTGTCGTCGTTATCCATACTCCGCTGTCGTCGTTATCCATACTCTGCTGTCGTCGTTATCCATACTCCGCTACCATACTATTTAATCTGATATAGTATACATATAAAGGGAACATGTTAACCCTTACTAATATATATACTATAATACACACAAGACCCCCATTATATTTATACTGCTGAACTTAATTTATATCAACCACTCACTGAGTTAGCTATGCGGACACGCTATAATGGTAATACCTAATTAAGTTATCTAATTTATTTATTATTGATTTACTGCTGCACTTAATTTATAAAAACTGGTATAGTGTGATAGCAATGCTAGCACTCTATACCGGTTAATATCTCAAATTAAGGGTGATATATTTCTATATATATATAACTAAGAAAATAATTATACAATATAGTATATCATTCTCGTCAGATGGATTTGAACCACCGGCCGCGGGAATTATGATATGCACACTTTGGTACATTAACAACTACAATCCCATGCTCTACCCCTGAGCTATGACGAGTTTCAAATTTCTAGTAAATATTTAGTTCTGATATAAAAGTCAGATTTATTTGAAAATTGCTGTAAGAAATTTTGATTGCCTTGCGACAAACGCTCCGTAGAGGAATCGAACCTCTGATCTTCCGATTAACAGTCGGACGCCTTAACCCCTGGGCCAACAGAGCAAAAATAATCTATAATGTAATATATACGATTGTCTTACGACAAACGCTCCGTAGAGGAATCGAACCTCTGATCTTCCGATTAACAGTCGGACGCCTTAACCCCTGGGCCAACAGAGCTTTAATAATGTATAATGTAATATATATTATGTCCGAAGACATATCTTCTACAGAGGTATTGAACCTCTAGTCCCATATACAATGGAAATCATACATAATTGTATGGTAGAAGGATACTCCTGGCGGGACTTGAACCCGCGATCTCCGCATTATAAGTACGGCGCATTAACCAACTATGCTACAAGAGTTAAATACTAACCACTATACTCATACAGAGTTATAGGTGTTAGATGATGACATGTGCAGGGTTCGAACCTGCGCATCCGAAGATAACTGAGCTTAAGTCAGTCGCCTTAGACCACTCGGCCAACATGTCGTGATTTGTTTTTCAGAATGCCATTGAACTACGGTGCTCTACCGATTGAGCTAACAGTGTAAACACTGTACAGGACTTGAACCTGCAACCCCGGCTTAAAATGCTTTGTTAATGATTGCTGTTGACATTCTATTCTTCTCACACTTATCTATATTAATATATCTTTAAGTATATTTTCCAATATATATTATATTTTTAAATACGTAATTTTTTCTTCTTTTTAGACGGAATCGTTTTTACGAAACTATTGAGCTTTGCAGACCTTACCGTTAATTCTCTAATACTTGGTACATTATTATTACTTATCTTTTTGCGAATTGTCTCCTGATCCTTTCTTAGATATTTTAAATTCGGTAGTAATGTTTTTTTTAATCCTTTTATACCAGTATTATTAGGATATAATTCCATCGAATCTAATATTGTTGTATATTCATAAACTAGATTGTCTAAAACATCTGGTAAAATCGTATCCTTCTTATTTTTACTCTTCAACTCCTCATACTTCTCATGATGTGCAAGCAACACAGACACATTCCTTCTTATATCTCCTAAACTATTAATTGTGTTATAATTATTATTAGGTTCCTTTAGTCTATTAAATCTTTTTTTTAAAGTTTTTAATCGATTTCTATTAGAACTCATTATATAATATAATATATATTAATAAATTTGAATATATTATTTACTCTTTTTATAAACACACAATGGAGTTGTCTACTACTAATATTCAACAAATAGTCAAGTTTTTCAATACTAGATTAGATAATAAAGACTATAAACATATTTCCATTGAAGAAATAACCAGATGTATACACACTAAACGATTAAAAATTAAACCAAAAGAAAAACAAACGAAACTTATTATTAAACCTAACCCAAAAGAAAAACAAACGAAACTTATTATTAAACCTAACCCAAAAGAAAAACAAACGAAACTTATTATTAAACCTAAACTACCGGACCCAAGCGAATTTAATAATAATTACCGATATTTTATGAAAGTTTGTTCTATTTTAAATTTACCGGTTTATAAATACGAAACTACTTTATGGTCAGGTCCTTCTATTATTATACATAGTTTTGATAATTTTAATAATAAAATTAGAAATAATTTTAAAATAGACACATATCTTGATACATTATCTGAATATAAAATTGCAATTTACCCATCTAAAAATGTTCGGGACGATGATATTATTTATAACAATGTTTATAAAACCGAAATAGAAAGCGAAAAGTTTGAATACAACACTCAAGGCACCGTTTTATACATTGATAAACAAACAATCGATATGCTTGAAAGTCTTAATGATATGGAAAAGAATTACTACATTGATAAATTAATTAAATTAAAAAATTGATTTAATATATTGTTTGATTGTATATTACATTATATCTATTATGTTTGACCAATGGGAACTCGTCTGTTCCGCCAACAAACTTATTGCCAGTGTTCCAGAAAGCATGGCGTCCGCTAAAACTAATTACCCACAAGACCTACCACTATGGTACACAGAAGATGATGAGATGGTAGGTGAAATCTTTCCGGAAGATCTCTTCTTTAATCCTTACATTTCTGTAAAAGAAGAAATGAAAGAATTGGTTAAATATGAATACCATCTAGAATGCATCTGTAATTCTGATTCTGAAAGTGATGAAGTTTCTGATTATGAATGGGACATGATTAAAAACAAGTTCTAGTTTTTTAAAATATCTAATTTATTTGATAGAGAATTTATGGTTTTATTATAAATTATATTACCACTCGGTTTATATTCCTCAATAGATCTATACCCATTATTTTTCTTTTCTATTGTCTTATAATTCTGTGGATTTGATTTACCTATCCATGAAATAAATAATAGATTCGGGTGAGTATATTTAACCTCAAATCCATTTTTACTTAGGGTTTTAAATAAATAAATTACGCACCCCTTATAATTATATAGTGGAAACCCATAAATATATTCTGGAATCACATAAAAACAAAATCCCTCGGTTGACGTTTCTGATGTTTTTTTAATTTTATGATGACATTTTTTTAATATCTCATCATAAATTTTATTCTGTTTATCTTCTTTCTCCTTTAAAGTATTATTTAGATCATCTATATTTAACATAGACATTTAATATATAAACTATCTTTTTTTTTTAGGAATTATACATTCATGTATTATCTAAAAATTTGACGGCATCCTCAATATTATCAAATACTGGAATATTATTTTCTTCTACATGTTTTAAAAATACTTCTCTTGTTTTTTTTATTTTTGTTTTATCTAAATCATTCCTAGATAAATAATATTCTAAATGTTTTTCATATGGAAGTATTACAACTGCATCTGCTATATACTTCCAAAATAATGCTCCTATTATTTTATAACCATATTGTTTAGATTGTTCTAACATATAATCCGCTCTCATATAAGACAATTTCTCGTTGTGTGATCCAACCCAATCTATATTTAACCCTTTATCGCCAAACAAATTATCTGAATCTATCCAGTTTTTCAATTCACCTAACTGGTTATTTACAAATGTTGTTTTCCCTGAACCAGGTGGAGCTAAAATAACAGCTCCTTTACTATGTCTTCTATATTCTTTATCAAAATCATCATAAATATCCACTGCATCTGTGAATTTGAACATATATTTGTATATGTTATGTTCTACTTTACAAATAAAAAAGAAATTGAAAATAAGATATATTGTATATTTATCATACATAAATGAACTAACATGTATAAACAAACAAACTCTAATATTAGTATAATATCTGGGAGTATATCTGGATTAACACAGGTAATAGTTGGATATCCATTTGACACCTTTAAAATAAAAGCACAAACACAACATACTAATAATATTACTATAAAAAATGTATTTACTGGGGTACGGTTTCCTCTACTAACTATTCTACCCATTACAACAATACAATTTTCTTTAGAAGAAAAATTAAAAAATGATATAGATAACCGATATATTACTGGCGCTATTACTGGTATAGCCACCTCACCTTTAGTTTCTGTAACTGATTTACTCAGAATTAGGAAACAACAAAATATAACTATCCCCTTGGATTTTAAAAGAGGACAATTATTAACACTAATTAGAGAATCTATTTCATTATCAATATATTTTGGTACATATAACACAATTAAAACAACTCTAGAAAAACACAATTTTAACAACATTTCATCTATAACTATTGCAGGTGGAATATGTGGGTCTTTATCGTGGACTATTACATATCCTATAGATATTATAAAATCAAGAATACAATCATATACGTCCAACACATTTATAGAAGCTATCAAAAAAAAAAGATTATGGGATGGTTTATTAGTTTGTAATGCGAGATCTGTCATCATTAATTCATTAGGATGGCTTGTTTATGAAAAATCTAAACAATTTATTTATACTCTTTGCTAACTAACCATTCCTTTACACTATCTATATCAACCTTTCCTTCATACACAATCTTCTCATTTTTTTTATGAAGAATAATTGTTGGTATTATTTCTATTTTAAGTCTATTACATACATCATTTGAACTATCACAGTCAACCATATCTATTTCTATATCACTAAATTTATTTTCTTCTTTGAATTCTATCCACTTTGGTTTAACAGTTGCACAATGACCACACCAAGGAGTATAATATAATACCAACTTATCTTTGCTATAAAATTCTTCCTGATTATTAAAAAATACAAAATAAGATAAAATAGATAGTAAAACGATTAATGTTACTATAGAAATTATAATTTGTGTATTATTCATATAAATAATAAACAATTTTTTTTTAATAAAAAAACAAATTAATTAGAGTTTCGAGATAACCCATGCCGTAATAGCTTCGACCGTTCTTTCACCCTCATAGTCTTCTCCTACCTTATCACTGGCGTTTTTATACAGTTTCATACTTGGGAACCCCTCAATATTAGCGGCTTCACACTTATCTTTATTGCTTTCATCATCACATTCAACGCCTTCTAATTTAACATTTTTAGTAATATCGGTTTTCTTTAATTCTTCCCAGACAGGAACGAATTTCTTACTCCACCCACACCAGGTAGCGTAGTATAGCTTAAAAGATGGTTTATCATCATCAGGAACGGTATCATAGCCCTCGGAAGTTCTAACATATTTCCAATAGTAAAGACCACCACACAAAGATAAAACAACAACAACTGCTAAAAGAATCAAAGCATTTTTTTTGGTAAACATAGCAGTTTTTGTCGAAATTAGAGGTTGAGTAATAGTGGGTTGATAACTCATACTATTAATAATAAAAAAAAAAATAAAAAATAAACTTATTAAATATTAATTAATTCCCTATTCCGGTATAGTAACCAGGTGTCCGTGACGACAGCTTTATTGTGGCGTGGTTTTTGGTAGGGGTGCTTCTAATTCTAACCCTCGGCATTCCTAAATTTCACTAAGTTTGGAAATGTTGAATCTGTTAGCATCACGTTACTTATATCTGTTAACCAGTCTATAATATTCTGTTGTAACTGTAACTCTGTAAGAGTAATACCACTCGCTATATCTTCGCCTGAAGATGTTTGATAATCTTTATATACATTAGTTACCGTAAAATCTTGGACAGTGTCTTCGACCTTGTTTTTTCTTTTACCACTTAATTTAAATTCTATTAAAGGTAACTCATGTCGTGTTTTTTCTGAACTGAACTGAAATGGATCCGTTTTCTTTAAATTATAAAATCCAACACCAGCATTTGTACATAGTTGTTTGTTTGTGTCAGATACATCCATCCATTCTGAAAATCCCGAGGTTTTATTATATTTTTCACATGTTACAGTTTTATAATTAAACATACCTATCATACCATTCCCTTCAGAGAAAACATTAGACTCAAGTGTTGTTTTCATAGTATCAAATGCTTTTTTATAATCTGAACTTAAAAGGCATCCACTACCAGCACCAGAATTTTTTGCATCATAACCTCCTATATATAAATTTACTTCTACATTATCCAATGATAGAATATTAGTCTCTGACCCGGTTGACTTGAGATTTGTATCTTGAAGGTCCTTAAGGGTACCAACATTGCCACCAAGGTCGTCAATAAACGTCTTGTTAAATATATTTACTATGTCCTTAGATCCGAATCTTTCTGTGAAGTTCTGAATAATTAATATTTCAAGTATACCTTTTGCATTATCGTTATCCGTTAATAACAAATTATCAGAATCAGTGTAAAGTCCTTTTATGGTATCCGTTCCTCCATCTAAAATTATTCCAAAATTTTCTTTGGATTTTTTATAATACCAATATAATCCAACAAAAAATACTATAGATATAGCAACCAAGGTCCATTTATTTTTATTTAAACCGAATTATTTTTTAATAAATTTACTAAAGTATTCATTTATAATAATATAATATAAAATAAAATAAAAAAATTAATTAATTATAAACCTCTAAGATTAGAAAGCCACGCAATTATTTTGGCGGACGTAAATACCGTTTTCGGTCCATCACCGTCGGATTCCTCATCAACCATTTCTTTACCTTGCACCTTCTTTGTTGGGTCAAAATTAGCTGTGTATCGTGTATAGCCGTCTGTAGTGCCATCTTTGTTAGTTTTTCCTAAAAACGAATATTGTATTAATGGGAAAGAAAGTGTTTTATCATCACCATAAAACCCGGCTAATTTACATATTTCTTTGTTTAATGTGTCTGAAAGATCGTCTCCATCATCATCTGTATGCTCACATCTGATAATATCTTGCGGCATCCCGTTGACCGCCGCGTAGACGCCTGTTTTGACGAGTGCTGGGCGCGACTGCGTTTCGTCCAATTCTATTCCAGGTAATTTATCTATTATTTGTTGTCTCAGATTTTCTCCTTTAGCATCTACCCCTTCATTTGTATAGTCCGTATCAGTCCATATTTTAGTTAAAAAATCATTCGAGTGCGGGCAATTAGTATTACCTAAATACAAAGTTACTTCTTCATGAACAATTTCATTAATATACTCTGGTTCTGCGCCGCCATTACCTTTAATCTGCAAGTCCACCTTTAGTAGTTCTTTATTAATTTCCTGTTGATGTGTAGTAAATTCTGGAGAATATTCGTCTTGACAGTCACCCTTCGTCTGAATGTCCTGTTTAGCTCCGTTTATGCCAGTCCATATAATGGAGGCGGTGGTATCTTTTTGTTTTATATCAATAAATGTACCATAATCATTTAAATCTGTAACTTCAGCCTCAACCCCCGTACCGTCTAATCTATTAATAGTACAAAACATGTCAGTTGATGTAGGTCCACCCCCCTCACTATTTTTTTTTTCAACTTTATAAAAAGCATCTCTTATACCTGAAATCTGGGTTGAAAATCTGAAAAGAGTTGCCTGCTCTGTTTCAACTCTTACCGGAGGTAAAAAGTTTCCGTCACTGCCTTTTTTTAAAGTCTTTGAACCGCCCCAGGCCCCCTCGCCCTTAGAATTATAATAATTTTCTTGGGATTTTTTAGAATACCAATAAAGTCCGATCAAAATAACTAAAGCCAGAATAACTAACACCCATTTATTCTTTTTTAATACCGATTTTTTTGGTAAAACATTTATAAACATTTTTAAATTAAACTTCATCGTTATGATATTATAAAAGAAAAGAAAAGAAAATAAAATAAAATAATTATTCGTTTACATCCCTGTAAATCCACCGGTAATTCTAAGATAAGCAAGCCAATCAAGTATTTTTTCGGAAGTATAAACCGTTGCAATATTACCTGTACTGTCTTTGGACTCATCTTCTATTTGTTCCCTATACTTCTTTGTGGGATCAAAATTAAATGTATACAATTTATAGACTCCGTCATTTTTGTTAGTTTTTCCTAAAAACGAATATTGTATTAATGGAAATCTTAGTGATGTATCAACATTATCTGAATAAAACCCTGCGAATTTACATTTTTCTTTGTTTGGTGTGTCTGATAGATCTTCGCCATTTCCTTTATTTTTCTCACATATGACTATACCTTCCGTTATAGATTTGTCATCAAAGGTATACTCGGCGGTTATTAATTCTATTCCAGGGTATTTATCTGATATTAATTCTCTTAGATTCTCACCATTTGTATTGGCACCGACGGTATCTGACCATAGTTTATTTATAAATTCTTCAGAACTTTCACCGTCAGTATTACCTACATAAACTCTTACTTGTTCATTAATAATATTAGTAATATATTCTGTGTCATTACCCTCGATAAAAATACTTTTTAATTCATTATTAATTGCTGTTTGATTTTGAACAAAACTTTCCTTAAATAAATCATCACAAGAGGGGCCAGCTTGTCGCTCAATATCTGTGGGTTTTACTATTTCCCATATAGTAGTTGGGTCTATGTCTTTTTGTGTCATATCAGCCGCGGTATAATCTTCCTTAAAATTTAAACCGCTAATAATAACGTGTGTATCCGTGTCGCCCTCTTCCCTGTCACTATTGTATTTTGTAACGTAACAATACGAACCATTTTTTTTCAGGTTTATTTTTATCAATAGTCTGGTCACCATTTATTTTTTCAACTTTATAATAAGCATCTCTAATACCTATAATATAAGGGAAAAAACTGAAAAGTTTTGTATCAGGTCCCCATTTATCCCTGGACGTTTCTAGTCCCGCGCCCTTTGTCCAGGGTTGTTCTAGTCTTTCAGGTGTATCGCCATTATTCACATATTCAGTATTATAATAATTTTCTTTATTTTTTCTGGAATACCAATAAAGTCCTACACATACAACAACTATAGCAAGAAGTAGCCATTTATTTTTATTTAAAATAGACTTATTAGGAATTATACCTTTAAAAATATTTTTCATATAATAAATAAGAAAAAATACTAAACCTGTCTAATGTTACGAATCCAGGCAATTATTTTTTCGGATGTATATTTATAAGTAGTCGGATCTTATTTGAGACCACCGGTTTTATTATATTTACCATCCTGATCCAACTTAATAGTAGGGTCAAAATTATCTTTATATAATTTATAATCCCCATTTCCGGGTTTGTTGGTTTTGCCTAAAAACGAATACTGTATTAATGGGAAAACAAGTGTATCATCTGGTGGGTCACGATAAAATCCTGCAATCTTACATTTCATAAGGCTTCGTGTTTCTGAGAAATCTTCATTGTCATCACCGGTTACGGGATTTTTCTCACACCGTACTATATCCTTTGTTATTTCGGTTTGCCCATCATTACCTAAATACGTTTCAGTTTGGTATTTTATTCCAGGGAATGTATCTGATATTACTTGTTTAAGATTTTCCCCATTTTCACTCCATCGGTTGTTATAGAAATCTTGGGAAGGAATACACTTAGGGTTTCCTAAATATATAATTACTTCCTCGTGTATTATTTCATTAATATATTCTATACTTGAAGCGTCCTGCATGACGATTCCCATGTCGTTTAATTGCAGTTGAATTAAAACTTATATATTCTTTAGAGCAGGGAGAAGCTTTGTATATGTATATGAATTACCATTACCATCTATAACATACCACGTGTTATCACAACCAGGGATATCGTTTTTTACAAATCCCCAAATATCTACCATATTATCCCCTACCCCATCCCCAGGGTTGTATTCTATGATTCCTTTTTTATATTCTTCTAATGTATCTAAAGATTATCCCTTTCGAGTAAGTTTACATTTCATATTATCAGCTAACTTTTCATTAGCCTTTGAAATTATGCCAACCAAATCTCTTAACTGACAATTTATCTTCAATAATTCTTTGTTATCTTTTGATAAATCTTCGATTTTTACACCACCTGCGGATGGGTTAGTTCCTCCCCAGTCTGCAAGTTTAAGCCCATAATTATAATAATTCTCTTGGGGTTTTTTAAAATACCAATAAAATCCTAAATATACTAAAACAACTATAGCAAGGAGTAGCCATTTATTTTTATTTAAAATAGACTTATTATGAATTATACCTTTAAAATATTTAGATTCATTGTAATAATAATATAAAATAAATAATATTAACCACTGGCTGTGGGGGGGATTACCACTTTCACCCAGTCCTTTATTTTTTTAGCTGAATATCTAGTTTTAGGGTTGTTATTATTAGTAGGATCAAGATCTTCATCCATTAGTTTAGGTTCGTCATTGATTTTATCGTATATTTTTGTTGGATCAAAATTTTCTTGATGTAGAGAATATTTACCTTCTCCTAAATTTTTTGTTTGAAGTAAAACACTGTACTGTATTAGAGGATATGCTAGTTTACTTTCCTTAGTTGTTGTGCTAAAAAGTCCTGAAAATTTGCACATCGAATCCTGTATACGTCCATCGGTGCCTTTCTTTAAGACCTCGCATTTTTCTACATTTAAGGATATAAATGGATAGTTTTCTAATAAATAATCTGTTAGGTCTTGAGTCCATATGTTAGTTAAGAAACCTTCAGACGCAGTACAACCATCAGCCACAAATACAGTAATAGTTTCATTCATAGTATTAGTAACAAAGTCTGTTGTTGAAAATGCATCGTCATACAGGTTGGTTCTTTCTAGTTCTTGTAAAGCTTTTTTATATGAAGGAAACATACCATCCTCGTACGTTCCATCTATAATCTCATTAAAATCTATATTATAATCATTACATTTGGGTTTGTCTAGAGTAGTAACAAACATGTTTTCATTACTTTTCTTGTCTAAGAAGAATTTATAAAAATCTTGTGTATTTATCGCATCTTTAGTAACGTCGCCATTCATGCCGCTGGGGTTGGCGGTGCGCCACCTCTCGTTTAAGGTACACCCCTCATTTAATCCTTTCACATATACATCCTTTATCGTACGTGTATATATGTTTAAATCTCCCGCATGTTCGTTTTTTAGGTATGAAAAATTCTTTACTTCCACGTTTTTATCAGTATATAGGGTTCTATTCAGTTCTACATTATTAGTGTTGTTCAAATTTACATATCCGTCTTCATATTTTTCAAAATTCTCTCTATTTTTTCTGGAATACCAATAAAGTCCTACACATACTAAAACAACTATAGCAAGAAGTAGCCATTTATTTTTATTTAATACTGATTTTTTTGGGAAAATATTCTTTAACATATTAAACTTCATTTAATATCATTATATAATAAATTAATTTTTATCAAACACTTTTTATATCTTAAACCCAATCCTAATTGTTTGGTTTTCTAACACTATTAAGTCATGCAGTTATTTTTTCAGAAGAATATACCGAACCAGAACCTTCTTCTAAGTCAATAGCATGTTCCTTTTGACCACTGGTTTTAACATAAAAATAAAGTCCTATACATACTAAAACAACTATAGCAAGGAGTAGCCATTTATTTTTATTTAAAACAGACTTCTTAGGAAATATACTTTTACACCTTTGAACATTTAAAACGCCGATTTAATCAAGATAATTTTTAGGTTTTCGTTTTCTCGTTGATGGTCGTTTTACATATTTTTCATTTCTATCATATGCTCCTTTTATTAGATTTTTATAAATATGTATTGGTATTTCATCTAATACATCTTTTACATTATTACCTAATTCATTATATGTTAATCCCTTTTTCTTTTGTAATCTTGATTTCAATACATTAAAATATCCCTCTATCGCATTTGTATAATGTTGATACGGAACAGTATACAATAAATTATTATCCTTTTTAATTACATCTTTTACAAGTTTATTTCTATGACTACTCGCATTATCTAAAATGATTAATTTATTTTTGTATTTTTCATTTATAAACTTGTTAATAAAATTAACCATTCTATTACTATCAATACCTCCTTTTTTATATACCTGATACCCAATAACACCTTTTGAAGAAATAGCAAATATCCCAGTATATTTTTTGAATACTTCTTGACTTTCCGTTTTCACTACACATCTTTTACCTAATTCTTCATAACATTTCCTTCTAATCATAAATGAGTTTAATGATGTTTCATCAATACATATAATATCATCTAATCTATATTGTTTAACCGGATTATAAAACTCTTTTATTTGATTTTTAATTACAATAGGTTTTTTATATCTTGTTTTTGGAATATGTCGTAATCGTGTTTGTTTTAGTGTGATATTAATATCTCTTACGATTCTACCTAAATGAACTCTTGATAGTGTTAAGTTTGGATAATTAGTTTTTAATTTGGTTAATAATTCATCCATTGTTATAGTTTTATTTTGTTTGAGTTGTTGCTTTATAAATGAAATATGACTATTACTAATTTTATATGATGTATAATCTCTTTTCTTTCGTGTAATATTATTAGTAGATTTATATTTTTTAACCCACCTCATTAAACTCCTTTCAGAACAACCGAATATTTTACAAGGTTGTACTTGATTTTTAGAATGAGATAAATAGTATTTAACTGCTGATAATTTATAATCACTGCTTTTGTGAGTAGGTATTAATATATTATTAGAAATGATAATTAAATTTTTAGAAATATATATATATATATATGGAAGTAGGAAAATATACATATGGAAAACCAAATATTCATTGGAGGGGACAAAAGGACGACAAAGGGCGTCCCGCTGCTAAATTAGTAATTGGAAATTTCTGCTCAATCGCTAGTAATTGTAATGTGTATTTAGGTGGGAATCATAGAACAGATTGGACAACAACGTATCCATTTGGACATATCCATAAAAATATTTTTAATAATTTTAATGGTGTAGGTCACCCATCCACCAAGGGTGATGTTATTATTGGAAATGATGTATGGATAGCTAGTAATGTAACAATTATGTCGGGTGTTACTATCGGTGATGGTGTAGTAATAGCAAATAATAGCCATGTTGTTAAAAATGTTGAACCTTATAGTTTAATTGGTGGCAATCCAGCAAAATTAATAAAAAAAAGATTTACAGAAGAACAAATTGATAAATTATTAGAAATTAAATGGTGGACTTGGGATGATAGTAAAATAAATAAATTTACACCATTATTATGTAATCAAGACATTGATAATTTATAAAGTCGGCGTTTTAAATGTTCAAAGGTGTAAAAATATTTAGTTTCATTATAATAATAATATAAATTTTATTATAATTAATAAAAAAAAAAAGTAAATAATTAGAGACTATTGTTTTTTTTGTCATCACAACAAAGTTTTACATAGTACATAACAAGAGCAAGTAGAACAAGACTTAATAGTGCAATCAAAAGATTTTCAGGGTCCTTTAACGATTTGTTTACACTTTTGACAGATTTATTCATAGTATCCATAACACCTTTTACTAAACTACCACCACCTTTAACTTTAACCATTTTATAATATATTATAAGAAAAAAATTATACAGGAGTATGATAAATAGAATTATTTAATAATCTATTATTATTTGTATTTGTATTATTATCATAGAAAGAATTGTCAAACGCTCTATTAGTAAACTTATACGAATCCTCCATATTTTCATCATTATCTATTATTTCATCTTTATCTATAATTTCATTATTTTCTACAACTCCATCATTATCTATTATAGCTAAATTATTTCGTCTTTTATAAACTATACATGAAATTACTATAATAAATAATATAACTAAAACAGAAATAAATATTATAATTAATAAATTCATAGATGATTTATTTAATTTAGATTTTAAAACCGCTTCGGATGTCACCATATTTATAGTAGTAATCGGTGTCACCATATTTATAGTAGTATTTATAATAGTATTTATAACATCTGGGGTGCTTGTTTTTCTACTTTTATTTGAAAAATTGTATATGTTGTTATTTGTGGTATTAGTATAGCATATATTAACTGGTAGTAAAGACCAATTACCTAAAAATAGGTTTTTAATACTACAAAAATAATGACAATATGTATTATAAATTTTAAATTCATTTGTTTCATTAATGCAAATTTTGTGGTGTTTTTTTGGTTTTTTTATACAAAAAGTGTCTAAACATTTCTGTTTTACACATGTACTTTTAAAGGGTTCTGTTAAATTTAATTGATTCGGTTTAATAAACAGATCTAATATAGTTCTATTAATTTTATTACCATTGTAATAAATATATTTTTCAATATAATCATTATTCCAATAAGAATTACGAAATCTATTCTCTATATATTTATAGTGTATATTATCGGGTTGTAGAAATTCATCACCTATATGGGTATCTGTAAAAAAAATTACAGTTAACATTTTATAATTATCTTCAATAAAATTAGATTCTATTAGTTGTAAAGCTAAATCAAGATTTGTATGTTTTGTATTACGGTGGTATTCTAATGAGTTAACCTGATTTATCATACTAGATTTATTATTAGATGTATTAAAATTAAATATAATACTTGGTGATGTATCAAATGTTACTAGTCCTATATTGTCTTCTTTTATATCTGTTGTTTCAATAATATCTATTACTTTGTTTTTAAACTTTTTAAAGGTATGTGGTTTTCCAAACAATTCAAGATTATTAATAGAACTAGAGCTATCTATTACAAAAAGTAATTTAGAATTACATTCTATATTAGAAATATTAATAGATTCCGATGGTGCAACCAACGTTAATAAAAATAAAAATAAAAACATATTATTTGTTCTATTCACATTATTCTTAAATATAACAGGAATTATTTTTTATATTTGTAATAGATATCACAGTTTTTTTCTCCAAATTTAAAAATATTTTTGAATTTTATCTGCGATGTCCCTAATACTATATCCTTTAATAGATGTTTAATTTTAGTAGTTCCCTCTGTACCATCATATACAACTGATATCGTTTTATTATGTGTTTTATTAATATAATTAATAGAAGTAAATATTTCGTCATCATGATTAAATGTTAAATTTATAATATCAACCCATTCATAATATTTATAATTTTGGGTTATTTCATTTATAAATATTTTTTTAGAAGTGTTAAAATTATAACCATCATAGATTAAAAAGTTATATTTCTTAGATAGTTCTTTTAATATTGTAGCCTTTTCTATATTAAAGTTTTCTATTATATTTGAATAAATTTTCAATATACAAAAATTATTGTAATTATCAATAATAAAATCTACTAACAACTCAAAATCTGTATAATCAATAACATAACATACTTGTGTTTGCTTTGTTTTAATAATATTTATTAGGTTGTCTATATTTGTTTGATTATTTGTTTTGAAATTTATTTTTTTATTCTCGACTGGATTGTATAATTCTCTATATATAGAGTGTTCTATTAATTTATTTTTATATAGCACTGTTACAATATCCGATATGGTAAAAATAGATATAACTTTATAGTTCCCAAGTAATTCAAAATCATTTCTTCTATCACAAATTGTTAGAATAGATAGTGGTGTAAGTTCTATTTTCTCTAATTTTTCTATAAAAAATTTAAGACTTGACCCGGTTGTTATAGTATCTTCAAGAACAATTAATTTTGATGATGGAGTGTATTCGCCTTCTATTAATTTTTTTAATCCATATTTTTTAGTTTCCTTGCGCATCATTAACATAGGTATGTTATATTTGGATGATAAAACAGATGAAAATGGTATTGCACCATATGGTATACCAAGAATATGCGTATAATCAAGTAATTGGATCTTTTCATATAAAAGTTCAACAATAGTGTTTAAAATATAGGGATAACTAATAACATTTTTAAGATTTATATAAATTGGTGATGTTTTTCCACTTTTTAGTTTAAATTCACCAAATTGTATACAGTTTTTATTATACAGATCAAGAATTAATTTTTCCTTCATTAATCTATCTATTTGTTTATATTTAAATTATACTATAATAAAACTTATTGTTAATATATAAATTATAAAAGCACCAATTATAAAATACATCCATAAAGGTAAGATGGTTTTATGTTTACCTACACCAAATTCCTTAATCTTATTGGTTTTTGTTAGAAACCATCTTGGATTTTTTTTTATGACAGTAAGAAATAATACCACTAATATTAGATAAATTATAATAGACCATATTAACTCATTATTTACATATAAAATCATTAGTATATAATAATAATTTTTTTATAAAATTTATATTATTATATTAACTATGTATATTTTATTAATAATTATACTTGGGTATCTAATATACTATAAATTCATAACTATACTTGCAAAAGAACAATCTTCTGATTCCTTTACAAACTATAATGACACCCCGATTCTAGGAGAATACGCAAAATACAATAGTAATGACCAAAAAAATACATATATTAAAATGGCAACCCCTAAAAATATGAAAAAACATACATTTATATCGGATGAAATAAGTACTTTACCATATTATATAGCAAATACGATTAAATATTTTAGTGGAGATGTAAGATTTGACGTTATAACCAAAACAACTGAAATGTTAGAAACCACAAATATAGAATATATAAATAATGGTGAATTTGAATTTGCTTTATGTACAGAATATTCTTTATTAAACATATCAAATAATAATGAAAAGCTTAAAAATACAAGAGTAATTTGTAGTTTAAACAAGAGTTACCTATTTTTAGTTGTTAGAGATAATTCATCTATTACCACTATAGAGGATCTAATTGGAAAAATCGTTGGTATAAATAGTTCTAAATCAGAAGCATATTATATTTTAAATCAAATGTGTGAAATATTAGGGCTTTCATTAAAAAATATTAGTACTAAGGATATCTATGATACAAAAACAATCTATTTTAAAACCGATGGTATAAATGAATTATTTTATGACTTTGAAACAAATGGGTTAGATGGATTATTTATAGTTTCATCCCACAATTTACCTTATCTATTTTCAATATCAGAAAGTGTACCAGTTAGATTTTTAGATTTAAATAATAGAAGAATCGAACAATTTAGTAAACAAACATCGAATCATTTATTTTTAACTAAGGAACGTATAAATATTGAACAATATAATACATATAATAAAAGTATATTCCTGGATACATTCTATACTAAAAATATGCTAATTTGTAATAAGGAAATAACTATAGAAGAGGTTTATAATATTACAAAAAATATTTTTGTTAATATCAATTTAATAAAGGATAATCTAAGAGAAATAGGAAAAACATATTTTGAAGAAATATACGATCCAGTTTATAATGATTTTAAAAGACAATATATGATTTATAGTAGTCATAAATTACAACTCCACAAAGGAGCTAATAAATATTATGAAGAAATCCAGGTTTTTACGACTGAAGATAAATTATGTGAATTTTATAATGAAAAATGCAACGTTTACCCATATCAAAAGGTAAAGTTTAATAAAAGACCATTAATCAGTATATTAGATACTATTCCCTGAAACTATTCTTTACATATTGAAGATTTAAAATATTCCTATATTTTTTAGTTCTTCTGTATAATATTCTTCTAATATTACTCTTATACCATAATTTTTATTTTCTGATTCCCTTTTAATATTAATAATTTTTAGATTACTATTAATATTTTTAAAACACATACTTTTAAAAAAACTATTATTGGGAACATATCCAATACATGTATTATTAAATAATATTTGTATTGCCTTACTATCATATATATTTCTAGGTTCCGGTTTTAATTTTAAAATACTATCTAAATTAATATCAACTAAATTATTTTGATAATATGAAATACCTGATATAAGAAATGATTCTTCAGGAAAATTTATTTTATTACCATGATACTGTATGTCAAAATGACCATAATTAGACATCTATAATAATAATAAGAATAATAATAAATCTTTAAATCTTCTATTCCTTAAAAATATACTTGGGTGGGGTTTGTGTTTTACAGCACCTATATGTACCATTACCACATCCACTACAAAATGGAACAGATTCTTTATTATATGTTCTAGGTGAATAGACTTCTACCCCCCAAGGGAATTGGCAATTGCCATTATTACACTTGCCAGTATTAGTAGTTTTATTATAAAAAGGACATTCTGTATTTGATGAACATTGTCTATCCCATACTCCATTATTATCTAAACATATTTCTTTAGTATTTATTTTTGAATCTATTGTAAACTCATCCTCTGATTTTTTATAGCAGTTATAATTGTTATTTTGATTTAATAAATAGTTTTCTCTGTTTACCATCTTAATAAACATTTTCATTTTATTTTTATATTCTGGATCAAGTGATAATACATTATTACAATCTACACTACATTTGTCGTCATTTACTACACATTTGTCTTTAGATATAACACATTTATTATATTCTTCTGAAATTACTTGATTATTAATTTTAGTTCCCATAAATTTTGCAGAATTAAATAAGATAGTGTTTTTTAGTTTATGGACAATAACATCAAAATAAACATTATAATACAGATGTGTTCCAAATCTAAATAGTGTAAAAATAAACTGGTAGTTATTATATAAATTATTTTCACCAGTATATAATATTTCGGTATTTATAATTTTATAATCATTCAAAATTACTATATCTTTCTCTTTTAGATGTTCCTTGACCTTTTTGTTAATATTATCCAGAATAAATAATCTAATATTGTTTATATTTTTCGTATTTGTTATAGATTTAAACTCCAATTTGTCTTTATTTTTATACATAGCAACAATTTCTTTTACTATTTTTTCTAGGTCATCATGTTCTATAGAAGCTGTGTTATAGTATTTGGAATAAAATCTATGTGGATGATTTCTTCTTATTCCATAGTCTTTGCTAGTTATATCAATATCATCATTTAATTTATAAATTTTTGGTTTAAATGAGGAATGAATAAATTTAGGTTTAACAACAATGCAGGATTTCTTGAAATTTATAAAATCTTCTTTTTTAGTACTAAGATAAAAAAGAGTTACTATTACTAGTAATATAATAATTATAGTTTGATTCATTATATATATTAATATAATTAATTACAATGTAAAATTTTATTGTTCCCCCTCACCACCATCCTCGCCATCATCATCAGGCATGACATCTCTTTCCTCATTTTCTAACAGGTTGATGACTTCATCTCTATATTTACTGTTCGATTCATCGGACTCGTCTTCATCTGGTTCTGATACAGTATCGAGTTGTATATTTTCATCTTCACCAACAGGTTTATCGGGGACATATAAATTTTTATCTTTTGAAGATATAGTGCTCCATTTATCTAATCCTACACTTATACGCATTTTAAGACTAGCCCAGGTTTCTTTGTCAAGTTCCTGAACGAATCTTAGTGTTTCTTCTTTTTGTGTTTCTGATTGCTTTTCAATAATAGACTTGATATGTTCTGAACTGTGTTTATCTAATAATTTTGAATCCTCTTCTATATGAAGTAGAATACTATATAGAAGATTAGCTTCAATCTCGTTTGTTTGTTGTATACCTCTAGAAATTTCCACTTCATCATCATCGTCCGAATCTTCTTGGGTATCTGTCGTAACTCCAACAACTATCTCATGACCTGTCTCTAATATTTCGGACAATATAAAGAGGAAAATATAGTGTATAAATGTTGAAATATTAGAATATAATTCTTTATTATCTGGTTCTTCGCAAATATTAATATTTGTAGAACCTGACAAGATTTTTATATTTTTGGTTGTTCCAGATATAATATTCCCCATTTTTTCAAGCATTACTTTATGAGTAGTACCTATATGAAGGAACCGTTCGGTGTATTTATTGTTATTCATAATTATGTTACTATATTTATTATCTAGTTCAGGTTTATTTTTCCATTCATCTGGGATATGAACTTCTTCCTTAATAATAATATTCTTCTTATTTTTTATTTTAAATATAGTGTTTTTTAGGTATGTGAGTGTAAATGACTGTAGAAGATTTATTTTGTCAATATAAAATTTAGTGTATGCTTCTTCTTCATCCATATTTTTAAGATCAGATTCAAGTACATTTTTCTTTTCTCCAAGAGATAATAATATTACTTTGATAGGTTCGCGATTGGATATATTTAATTTTTCACTAAATTGTTTTGATAATACATCACATAGAACTTCTATCTGTTTTTTCATATCAGCCCATACTAATTTTTTATTTTTATTCGCCTTTAGTTTTCTATTAAAATCGGTAAGATATTCGCTACCCTGCAATTTAATATTAGAATCAATTACATTCGATATTTTATCCTCGATTTCTTTGTAAACTGTTTTATCAAGATTAAAAAGTTTTTTCTTATTTACTTTATCTACTAAATTATAATAATCATCTTTTTTATATTTTTTAGACATTATATCTGTTTTATTTTCTCCAGTTAGAATACAATAGTTCTGTTCATATATATGTTTTTGTCCTTCAAAAAATCCAGTATCAATAAATTTAGCATATAAATTCTGGATATCTTCTTCCGTTAATTCATCTCTATCCTTACCAATATTTCTATTAAATGAAATAAGTGTAGGCTTTAATTCAGATAGAATAAATATTTTTGATTCCTTTAATAATTTATTGATGTCCTTTTTAATTTGGTTGTATTTATAAATAATTTCGATTAGTTCCTGTATGTTTTTGTTCTTGTTAATAAAATCTGTGAGATAATTATATGTTTTATTTATTTCTTGCAAACAACACAAATTATCAAGAGGATTAGGAGTAAATTTTTTGTTAACAAGTTCGTTTTCCATTATTTGTACATCGATTTCTTCTATAAGTTTAAGACAAACATTACTTTCAAATGCCTTTATTTTTTGAAGTTCAGCGTTGGCCTTTTCAGTATCGCCAGATTTGATATGTTTTTGTATACTACTAAATGTTTTTAGTTCTTTTATATCAAGATCAAATTTATTTAGTGGTGGTCTAAATTCATTCCATTCATAAGAATATTCCTTTATTTCTTTGCCTTGTTTTTTAAGGAGTTCTCGTTTTCTTTCATATCTATACTTTATTGTATTATCATTACGAAATTCGTCTATTTTTTTAATAATATTATCCTTCGTTTTTATTTTTTTAATACTAGACCAATCTACACCTAATGAACTTAGACTATCTAATACACAAGAGATATAATCGATACCTTCCTTATTGTTTCCTTCTTTATCTAATGGATACCCTCTAAGAGATGGTTTACATCTAGAAAAGGTTTTAGTGATAATATAGTCTGTTTCACTTGATTGTATAAATAGGAATAAAATAGAAGCTGTATAGAGTATAATAGTTCTGATTCTATAATTATTATAAGCTGATTCTAAAAAGGAATTACTTGCTTTTTTCTGTTTCTGTTTTGCAGCACGTATCCACGCAGATTTATTTTTAATTTTAGATGTTTCAATTGAATTAGATAGAGTTAGAACACTTAGTTCATCGCTGTTAGACAATTTTATACCCATAATAGTTGTTAGAACTCTAATAATTCTAATAACAGATAACCCCTGATTTTCTATCGATTTATCGTCACCTTCTAATAATGATTTTCTTAGAATCTCTACTATTTCACTATTTTCTTCTGATTTATAGTCATCTGACGTATCAATTAATTCATGAGTAATATCGCGAGCACCAGAATCGAGGAAACCTTCCTGTGTTTCAAATTCAGCACCATTTATTTGTTCGCCACAATTTTTACACCAAATAAATCCGTCATTTTCTACACCATATTCCATTATAGTTTTTTCTAATGCCTCGTCGTATGTTATAATTTTATTATTGTAATCAATAAAATTACTATGATGTTTGCATATAATTTTTTTATTACCCGGTCTACTATAATAAAATTTTTCATTTTCCCCATCAGTTATAGAACCAGACCGACCATATTTATCAAGTAGTAAAGATAAAGATGTATAGAATTTGTTTAACGGAAGAGATTTTATATTTTCTAGATATTTATCTATTCTATAATAGTGATATTGGTAAATATCTTCTTCACTTCTTTCGTTCTTTTTATATTCTTTTCTTGTAAATTCATTATTTATTTTCTTATTATTGTCTGATTCTAGTTCGTGTTTTAGAATTAGCAATTCATTTTCCTGTTCCTGTAGAATTTTATCTTTATTATTAATATCTTCAATATTTTTAGAAATATCTTCTAACTGTTTATTGTAGCTATCAATTTCATCCTTTAATTTTATAATCCGAATAGGTAAACATCTTTTATAGTGTTCTGAATATTTGCATCTATTTTTACCTTTTAAAAATGTAGTGTCGATTTCTTCTAGTGCCATGCCTTGCTGTACACAGAAATCAGTGTATGATGAAATTATCATATCAATATTAAGATCTTTTTCAATAACCCAAACATCTGTGTTCTGAACCTTTTGTCTTTTGTATATTTTCTTTCTATCGTAATCTTCAATTAGAATAGCATATTGTCCTGGTTGAACTTTATTAGTAGTTTCTCCTTCTATTAATTTGTCGTCTTCAATAAAAACATCACGGTTATTATCTAATTTAAGTTGGTCCATATCGGTATAAGTTTTAACTAAACGCATGCCTCCACATTTATTATCCTTTTCAATTTTAGAAAACTCTTTATCTAAATTTTCAACAAGTTTCTCTTTTGATTGTATAACTCTTTCCTGCACCTTAATCATAGATTCTATGCGTTTTGAATTTTCTTCCATGAATTTCTTTGTAACATTATGGGTAATAGTTTTAAAAAACAAATGTCCATTGTCATATGATTTCCTTAACCAATCTAATCTATTATTTTCTGTATCGCGGGATGTTTTATAGTCTGGGTAATCTCCATAATAATAATTTACCTGGTCTAAACTATAATTGTTTACTAATGGATAATTCATTTTATCGAGTACTTCTGTATCCTTCTTTTCTTTTGTAGTTGTTAATGTTTTTTGTGATTTATTATTATTAGATAAAATCGTTTTTATGGTTTTAAAATGGTTAGATGGTATATTTTCTAGAGTGTATCCATATCTAAATAATTTTTTTTCGAATTGTTCTAATGATGTATATTTATCCTTACCATCTATACTATTAATAATATTTCCTAAGTCCGGTAGAATCTTAGTTAGGTAATTATCTAAATCAGTTTCGTCTAATTCTAGTTTATCGTATAGATAGACAGAAAGTGAATCGGTATCAAGATCTAAGCAGGACGGAACTATTTTCGTAATTCTTACATTACTATCCTTTTTATTAATACGTAATGTTTCTACTGGGTCTGTATTTATATCAATAATATAGTCTACATCATTAATGTTAGTAATTTTTCCCTGAATCGTTTGTTTATTTTCTATACAAATATTTACAGTATCTCCTAAATTATATTCACTAGTAATAATTTCTGACTGTATATTTTCTTCGAGGTGTTTCATATTAAGATGTATGGGTGTATTGGAATTTTCTATAAGAGATTTATTATTTTTGTATAACTCTTCATTAAGTTTATTTTTTGGTAGTTTTACGAATCCAACGTTAGAGATTTTATTACCCTTTACTATTAATTCATCATTAAAAATAGTATTACCTAACAACACATGTCTATTTATATTAGTATTATCTCCTAACATTTGTTTACAAGATTCTTTAAAACAATTGCTATAAACTTCCATATCATTTCTAAGATGTGTGACAAATCCTTTGTTACTACTTTCGTATGCATCCATTAGTTCATATTGTTCTCTGGTTTCATTTTTATAAGAATAATTAACACGTGAATCTCCCATTTTATATTTATGATTTATATCAAAGACTTTCGTAACATGGTCTTCGAAACTTTCCATTATTATTTTGTCATCATCACTTAATATGTTTATTTTATCAAGAGGTAATCCGGTTGTTTTAAGGTCATCTATATTATCAATTTTAAAGTATTTCTTTTTTTCAGAAACAATTGGTTTGTATAATGCATGACGATTGAATTTTTTTAGGTGGTCTTTTAATGGTTTGTATGATGCTCCTTTCAATTCAAATCCAGTTATATTTTTATCGTCATCAAAAGTAGAATTATTCTGTTTAAGATACATAAAATTTTTAATACGTTTTTTGATACTCTTACTATTATTTGGGTCTAATTTGATTAGTTCATTTAATAAATCATCTTCCTGGATTTTATCATTGTAGATAACTTGGTCTTCGGGTATAATACTTTCTTCATAAATAACCATATTTTCTGAATTTTCCATTTCTATATTATTTTCTTCAAGTTCATACACATTACTATTATCATCTTCTTCGTTACTATTATCATCTTCTTCATTATTATTCTCTACTTCTACTTCTTCATTATTATTCTCTATTGCATCTTCTTCTGGGTCTATATCTTCTTCAGGGTCTATATCTTCTTCGTCTTCTTCATCCTTAGATTTAGAATTATCGTCATCGTTATCTCCTTCGTTATCGTCGTCGTTATCGTCGTCGTTATTGGAATCATTAGTTACATCACCCCAACTAAAGTCTGAATTTGAATCAGCTCCTCCTGATAGTGGTTCATCTTCAACATACTGTTCATTATCAAGTACAAATATTTCTTCGTTATCTTCTTGGTCGTTTTCTTCTTCATCATTGGGGTAGTAGTTATCATTAAAATCATATTCATTACCTACAACATTATTATTATTAAATTCTTCATCTTCTTCTTGAGATTCTTTATTTAAATATTTTGGATGTTTTTCAAGAGTGTGAAAAATATTAGAAATATTATTAAAATTAATTTTGGTTTTATTTTTTCCTACATAAAAATCATCTTTATTTTTTAGAATAATTCTTATATAAATAGAATTATCATCGTCTTTTCCAACGACACAATACTTATTTGTGTCATTTTTAATTTCTATTATTGAATATATTTTTACGTCATCTAAAAACTTATTCATATAATTAAAGGTTATATTTTATTTAATAAAATATTTTACAGATACTTAAAAAAAAGACAATAGTATATATAAATGGAAGTCCTAGATTTTATTACCCATGAACCTTTTTCTTCTACTAAAACTAAACTAACTGAGTTGGGTCTTATTGTAAAGGAATACCCAGTTCACGACCTATATCTCGTAAAATATAATAAAGATACATCAGATATGGACAATAAATATGTAAAAATGTGTAGAGGTCTGATTGCTAAAATGTCAACGAATGAATTGGTATGTTTGCCTCCGACTAAATCGTGCGAACTAGAAGAGGTCTATAATTCTATAGAGCAGTGGGATAGGTTGAGTGTAGAAGATTTTTTGGATGGTACAATGATTAGTATGTTTTATCACAATGATAACTGGATGATTTCTACAAGGAGTAATATTGGAGCAAATTGTAAATGGATTGGGAATAAATCTTTTAATGAAATGTTTAAAGAGGCTTGTAATTTGGAGTTTTCATCATTGGATGAGTCAAAATTCTATACATTTGTTCTAATGCATCCAGATAATATTATTGTTACACAGTATCATGTTCCAGAAATTGTATTGGTTTCTGTTGGGTCTGTTGTAGATAGTAAAGTAGTGTGTCATGATATTTATAAGGAACCGCTTGATATTAAAAGGCCTATTAAATATTCATTTAATAATATTTCAGAAATTCGTGATTTTGTTAGGACAATGGATTTTCAAAAACAAGGAATTGTTATTAAGGATAAAGAAAATAGAAGGGTAAAAATCAGGAATGAGAATTATAATTATGCTAAATCTCTTAAAGGAAATACTAATAATGTAAAATATCTATACTATGAAAATAAAAAACATAAACACATTCAGGAATATTTGTCTTTTTTCCCGAATGAAACAGAAATGTATAATATTTTTAATAGTGAATTTATTAAATTGGTTTCCGATACACTAAACTATTACAAAAAATATCATATTAAAAAGGGTATTAAAATCAATGAAATTCCGTTCCAACTTAGACCTCTTTGTTATGACCTACATGGTATCTATATGATTAGGAGGACACCATTGCTGTTTAATGATGTCTATAATTATATTAGTTCGCTGGATAGTGCTAAGATTCTATTTATTCTAAAGCCTAATAAAGAAGTAGATTTGTCTTATAAACTATAGTTTTTTATGAACCGTTTTCTTAAACCCTTCTAGAATGGCTATAATTTTGTCACAGGTAATAGTAATAATTTCCTGAATTTCTTCAGGTGTGTTATTTTGTGTACTAATTTTTATTTCAATTAGATCCTTGAGTGGGTGAGGATTTTTATATCCAATATACATCAGTTTTTTTCTATCGAAAAAGTTTAGAGCGTGGAATTGAATAAGATTACCAAGAGTATGAGATTCATTTTTGGCAGTAATCGTATACGCCTTCATATTTTCAACAGAAACATCTAGACTAATTCTTTCATCTTCGGATTTGTTTCCAACAATATTAGTAATCGCAGTTTTGAAATTTTCAAGTTTTTGCGTTAGAATATCTAGACATCCGTGTAGAATTTTTTCGGGTGATTCAATTCCTAGAGATTCTATATACATTTCATATTGGTCACAGATACCTTGTTTATTTGTATGAAAATATCTATCAGCTTTAGAAAGTTCGAACTGTCTTTCTAAAGATTCTTTATTTTCACTATCTTTATTTTCCTTTAGATAAAGTTCTAGACCTTTCTGAACTTTTTCTGGATCTCTTTTATTGTTATAGGTAATGCAAGAAATAGGTTGGTATCTGGCATGTTTTTTACCATTATTGATTGATGCTTTTCCTTCAATATGTATTTCTTCACCTTTGTTATTTGGATTAGATTTTAGTTTAGTAATAAGAATATAAGAGTTTCTTTCATTGGGTGGAAAGAATTTTTTAGAGTCTACATTTTTACCGGTTTCAGTATCAATAACTTCAAAATCTTCTGTAGTAACATTAATAGTACTGGTTCCTTCATTCTTTTTTTTAAGAATAAAATTATATCTATTTACATCAAATGTTTCTTTGTTGGCATGAATGGGTACCATTCCAATACGATGTAACAAGAATTCATTGTGTAGACCACACGTATTTTTAATAACCTTTAGATCCGAATTTATATAGTCTTCAGTATTAAATGCAACTGTTTTATATTCAGATATACAAACACGTCTAATACCATTGACTATGCTTGTATCGACATCTTTAATTTCAAGATGAAGTTCATTTGAAGTTTTTTTTGACGAAAGTGAAATAGACATTTTATTTATATTAATTAGTTATAAAATTTAAATCAATTTTAAGTTTAATTAAAATAAATTTTTTATAAAAAATATCTAATGAATAAAGATCTTCTATTTTATAGCAATAAAGACGATTATTCTAAGGAAATAATAGAAATAATTAATAAGAATAATATAAAAGATATATTTCCGGTGTGTATTGATGATAGTAAAATAAAGATACCTGGTTTTATTAAGTTAATACCAACAATATACTTAAGTAAATCTAAAGAATTAATTATAGATGAAAAAATAAAGGAGCATGTAAATGGATTAATAAAAAAGGAAACAATTGAAAATGATTCTATAGAAGCATATGGTACAGGTAGTATGGATAATTTTCACGATATAGATCTTAGTAAAAAAGAAGATAGTAATTTAGATTTTTTCTTTACAGAAAATGAGAAAATAGATGAGGATAAAGTTTTAGAAAATAGAGCCAAAAATGTTGATGGTCTTATGAAACTCAGAAATAGTGATATTAATACCTTTTTTGAAAAATAGAATATTATAAGTTAATTTATAGAATAAAATATATTTGTATAGAATAATAAACTATGTCTGTCCTTTCTGCTTTCAATAATATTATTTTGAATTTTTTAGATGATTGTATATTAATTTTTAATGATGATAAAGATTTCAAGGTTTACAAAAGAGGTCTTGGAGTAGTTGTAAAGTATAATCCTAAACAAGTGCATACTGTTTTTAAGGAGTATTTAGAACAGTATAGGCCTTATATTGAATCGAGAGATGATAAATTCTTCCTACAAAACAATTTTGATGAAGTAAAAAAATACAATAACGAAGAAATTTTTACAGTAATTTCTAAAATTAAGACTTACTGGACTACTTTAGATGACCATAATAAGAACAAAGTGTGGGACTATTTTAATATTTTGACACAATTATCTGATAAGATATAGTTGCGGTCTATATTTTTAAAATTTTTATTTTTTATTATTAATGGAAAAAACTAATATTGAACATTTCAATAGTTTTTTGAAACAGTTTATAGAAAACATTATAGAATCATTTGACGAATACAAAGAAGTTATCACTAATTATTATAAAGACCTATTGGAATCTGATACTTGCAATGATGATAAATATGTTAAACGATTTCTAAATAAAACAAAGGATTATAAACAATTTATTTCAGAAGAAAATAATGATTTGTTTAAAGAAGATATTTATCTTCTAAAGAATGTGAATTTTAAAGATATTTGGAATTCTGGTGAAATTAGTGATAATAACAAAAGGAAGATATGGGAATATCTACAGACTTTATATGTTTTGTCCGAAACTATTATTAATGATACTAAAACAATTTCGGAATTAGTGAATCAGTTTAAGAATATTAATGAACCTGAAGAGGAAAGTGATTCACAGACGGACCCTAATATAGATAAAGATGTTTTTAAAATGTTAAAGAATCTTTCTAATAGTAATAATGAAAATGTTGATAATATCTTTAATGAGTCTGGTATGATTGGTAAACTAGCCAGTGAATTAACCGAAGAATTAGATATTAATAATTTAGATTTAGGTATAGATCTTGAAAGTGGCGATGGAAATATGGAAGACCTTTTTTCAAATCTTATTAGTGGGGATAATTCGTTAAAATTTATGAACCTTATACAAACGGTTGGTAATAAAATCCAAAATAAAATTCAGAGTGGTGAATTAGATGCTTCTTCTCTCCTAAGTGAAGCCCAGAGTGTTATGTCTAATTTAAATAATAATCCAGACCTTGCAAATATGGCGAACATGCCTAATATGGCCAATATGGCCAATATGGCCAATATGGCCAATATGGCCAATACCCCATTAAATCCTACTCAGGAGAGATTAAGGAAAAAACTAGAGAAAAGAAATCAAAATAAAAATGAATAATAATATATATGAGTGATATATTTTGGTTTGATGACTTTAAAGTATTATTAGATAAAGAACTTGTTAAAGAATATTTTCCAACAAAGGAAATGAGTATAGAAAAAAAATTAAATTCGTTAGTACGTTTTTCTTTATATCTATCGTTTCTGTTATCCCTACTAACAAATAATATAAACTATATTTTTATACTAATAGTAACTCTATTTCTGACCTATTTAATATATATATTTAGAAAAAGTGAAGAAACTAATTAAGTTAATTATAAAAAAATTTATATTTCTATAGTATATGGATAGACAAACATTAAGAATTAATGAATTAACATCTTTACAACAGGATGGTAATTTTAAAAAATATAACACCGTTCAGGCACTTAGTGGTGGAGAATATATGTTAAAGGATTTTACTGAAGTACATCCGAATAATACTAAAATAGCAACAAATCAACCTTATCTTAATTTTGATGATGGATTTGGAGTAAATTCTGATTTAATTGACGAAGAAAAACGTGAAGGTAAAGTAAATAATTTTAGAGGTGATGCGAACCAATTATTTCCAAGACCGTATCTTACAATTCCATATACTGGTAAGGGTAAGTATCATGTAGATATTGATAGCGAGATTCGGTCAGCGAATATTGCTAGTGATGACAGAGCTTGCAATTCCCTCTCTGGAGTTTCTATTGAACATCAATATACACCACTTGTTCCTAATCTTAAAGAAACTATACAAAATCCTAAAAATCTAATCCCAGAAGATTCTGTTCCAGATTGGTTTAGAGGTGGTGTTGATACAACACAAATAAGAAAAGATATAGATTTTTTTGAAAGATGTCTTGATGACCAGAAGGTTAGAGATATCTTAACAAAGAAGAAGACCTATTTGACAACTGAACCAGTTCTTAGAACTGATAATTAATTTTTTATTTTATTTCTTTTATTTTTCTGTTAAAAAAAAATGTTTTTTAATGGTATATGAGTAGCAATCGATTAATGTACGATACTTGTGCAGAACAGACTAGAATTAATCAGAGTGCAGGAACTGCTGGTTATCTTTTAGATAGTGATAAATATGAAAATGTTAATAAATGTAGAAATGGATTCGGACTTATTGGAGGATCTAATGTAAGTCATATTTCAGGTAATATTGTAGATTTAGAATCTGATTTATATGGTATAACAAGGAAAGCTTCTATGTGTCCAGATGAAAAATTTTTTTCTAAATGCTCTTTAGAAGATATTAATAATTGTCAACCGAATGATATCGTAATTAGAGGGAATGAGTCAACAGAAGAAAGGGTTATTTCAACTGATTTATTACATTTACCAACTTGTAATATCGTAGACTATCCACCAGTTGTTCTTCCAAAAAAAATTAAAATAAATAAAATTATTAAATAATTTATTAAAATAATATCTATATATATATATGAGTTTTACTAATTTAAATTACGATAACGCTGCTTATGACCAGTCATTAAAGGAATCACTAGGTAGTTTAAAATATCAGTTAAACACCCCACAACATTCGCAATGTTTTGTAGAAGATCCTAATATTGCTATGCAAAAATCTGGCGTTAGTGTAGATGTAACTAACGCAATGATAGATGTTGATTCAGAATTACTTGGTTTAACAAGAAAACATAGTAATGATCCACACAAACAATATCTACCAAAAATGGATAAAGATGGAAATGTTTGTTTAGAAACAAAAAAAATGAATTATAATCCTTGTAAAAATGTTAAAACTGAACACACACGATTAAGTAACCCTAGTTTTAATCTTAGAGGTACTGGTTGGAACAGATGGGAATGGTTATGTCAGAATCCACAGGATAAATTAGAAATTGATTTTTCTATGAATACAGATACTAAAAATTTAGCTAAAGATTCTCATAGACCAATTATTCCATCTCCTTTAGGTTCGAGTAATTCTTTACCTAAAGAAAATAAAGAAAGTAAAAATGAAGAAGTATATGTTTTTGATGAAGTCCCAACAAATCCAGTAAGTGTTAGGTGGGAAAGACCAGTCAACGAACCATTAGATTATGACGGATGGCAACCTAAGAATGTTCTTAGTAACGAAGCCCAAGTTCCTACAGGTCCTGTCAGTACTCAATGGCAGACACATAACACATTAGATAATTATTAACGAGCGAAAGCAATTTCAGCCGCACCCTCTTTAATTCTTAGAATATTATAGGATACAGCATAAACCTTGACTTCAGAAACAACCTTCTGGGCCTCTTCTGTTAATGTAATTATAATTTCTGCATCAGATATTCTTGAGAAATTACATGTCCCTGAAGGTTGATGATCTTCTGGGTCTATAGCAAAAGAATAAACATTTATTCCACTACATGGAACATTAGTATGGTGTTGATATGGTTGTATAACATTAAAATAGAAACCTTCCCTCTCATCGAATCTTCTTACACCATTAAGGAACAATGAAGCGTTTTTAGTTGGATTATCGCCATTATAAGTAATTCTTTGAGCATTATCAAATCCCGGTTTATTCCATAATCCATTTACATCGGTAACATGGGTTGTTGTATCAGCCAGTATTGTTTCAGGCTGATTGAACATATGAGCCATAGTAAAATTTTTATATAAACTACTTTCTGCCTCAGTAGTTTCTGTTCTTGTAGAATTAAAATATTGTGATATAAAATCAAATCCGGTTGAAGCACATTGAGTAATTCCTAATGCAGTAATATCAGCTAATTGATTATTCTGTCCATCCCAGCTAGTAGAGGCAGAGGCCGTTAATTGATTGGCTAAAAAGTCAGGAGTATGTATAGTTTTGTTTGCTGTAGTTGTAGATTTATATGATAACTTAGCCGCAGGTAAACGTGTAAAGAAATTTTCATTAGTTCTACCACCCACCATACCACAACCACCCTTTGGACTAGGAACACCTGTATACCCAGTAAAATCAAATTTATCTGTATAATTATATCTTTGTATACCTCCTCTTGATTGGCAGAACCTTTTATCTACAAGATTAACAGGTCGAATTCTCCATATTAATTCTTTAACGGGATTAAAAAAATTTAGGTCAACTGTATGGGTTTGACTGTTAACTGATGTGAATGAAGTACCACGTGTCTGAATTTTTTCTATAAGATATTCGTGTCTGTTATTTGCGAATCTTTTTTTTTCATCATTATCAAGATAGATATAATCCGCATATATAAATGCGTTCCTTAAAGATGGTTTATTATTTGATTGGAAAATATTAGCGGAGGTAGAACGACGAACTGTATTCATTCTAGAACCACCACCAGAAACGAATAACTCTCCATCACCAGAAACGAGTTGTTCAGATGCCCATATTAATTCTTCTAATTCTTCAAATTCTATATCTACCATTACTTCAGATTTTTCTAATGCTATTAATGGTAAAGCTTGTCCAGGATTTTTACAGAACCAAAATTGTAAAGGTATATACAAGTTTCTTGCATCTGTCATTTTAAAATTACTTACGTCAGCGCCATCTGGAACAGCAACCTCATCAATCATACCACGAACAGTATGAATCTGTGTTAATTCAGGGATATTTCCTACCATTTCAGCATAGGCATGTTTTTTCCCTTCCTTTTGTGATAATTCATTCCAAATATGAAGCCATTCTCCATCTTGTTCATCAATAATAGTCTGTCCTATAGAAATAGACGAGTTTTTAATAATAGAATGACCTAACCAATTTAACCATCGGAAAGCCTTATATGATTTTGCTGAAACATCGACATTTACTTCTGGTAATTCAATATATAAGTATAGTTTATGTAAAAGGTCAGGTCCTTTAGGGATTCTACAGTTAACTGGATCACCGAAATCAGGCTTAGATGTAAAATTTAATTTTCTAGATTCTATAGCAAAATTAGTATGCCTTCTATAAACACTTTTAAAAAATGTAATCTGAGGATTTCCTGTTAGATAATTATTTTCTGTAGCTTCTGCTATTAATTGTAATGAAGCTCCACCCATAATACTATTTATAAATATTATTTCTTAAGTTATAATTTAAAGAAGTTATTTAAAATACATTATATTAAAAATATAATTATGTCATTTAAAAATAAAAATAATAAACGAATACATTACGATACAAAGGTAACATTAGAATCAAAACACAATACTTTTGTAAACAATTTTAGAAAAAAGGAAGATATTTTAGAAATGGAAGTAGAAAAAAAAGAATTAGAATTGCAACTTAAAAAAACAAATAATATCGTAGATGAACTAAAAATCAAAGACCGAATTATTTTGTTGAAAGAAGATATAAGCAATTATAAAAACAATAATAATAATAGGAATGAAATAGAATATTTTTTAGATAATGGAAATCTAATTTTTCAGTATTATGATAATAGTTCATCCACACCTGTACAGAAACAATCATCTATTAATGATAACACGCAAAATATAATGTCATTCTTTAATGAAACAAAATCAAATAGTAAAGATAACTCTAATATTGATAACGATTCTAATAATAATAGAAAACATTTATTAAATAGTTATTTACTGAATACTAAAGAAAATTATCAAATAGATTTTGATGAATTTAAACATAATGTAGAATTATGTAATAACTGTCATATAAATAAAATTGTTTATATGTCTGAAGGAAAACAAATATGTCCACAGTGTGGCGAAGAATCATTTATTTTAATAGAATCCGATAAACCATCATATAAGGATCCTCCAAGAGAAATTACTTATTTCTCATATAAACGTATTAATCATTTTAACGAATGGTTAGAACAATTCCAAGCAAAGGAAACAACTGATATTCCTAAAGATATTTATGAAAAAATATTATTGGAAATAAAAAAGGAAAGACTTGATATTAACGTATTAAAACCTACAAAGTTAAGATGTATTCTTAAAAAGATTGGGAAAAATAAGTATTATGAACACATACCTCATATCTTAAATAAACTGAATGGAAAGACGCCACCGGTGATGTCGGTTGAAACTGAAGAAGAACTACGACGCATGTTTAAAGAAATCCAGATACCATTTCATAAATTCTGTCCTAAAAATAGAAAGAATTTTTTGTCTTATTCTTATGTATTACACAAATTCGTTGAATTATTGGGGTTACATGAATTTGAGAATAGTTTTATATTACTTAAAAGTAGAGAAAAATTACACCAACAAGATATTATCTGGAAAGATATATGCAATTATTTAAAGTGGGAATATATTTCGAGTATTTAATTATTTTTATCATTAATATTTATAGATGGGAATAAAATATCTATTATACTAAACATTATAATATTTACAGTAATAATTTTAATTTTATTAGATGGGGAAATATCTAGTGTATTTAGTAATAGATAGTTTATAAGAAAAAGAAAGGATATTTTTAGAACCTTTCTGATTAGCTCTCTTGGATTAACAAGTTTAAAAGTCATTAATATTAATAAACATATTTTTTTTAAATTTCTACTTAAACAAATAATTCTTTAGAATACTATTATGTCAGATGATAATGAAACATTTCTTGAAGGCGATAACAATATTCCGGGGCAAAACTTTGTGTGTCTCTCGTTCCTCTCTCCTGAAGAGGTTATGAAAAGCAAAGAAGTTTATATGTTCCACCGTTATATGACACAACGGTTTGGAGAACTAGAACAATCTATTGATAAAATTACTAAAAATGCAGGTGATGAACTTAAGACAAAAATTAACAAGGAACTAAAGGAGAAGCTCCGTCTTGAGCTTCAGTTTACATATGACCAGTTTAAAGGTAGGTTCGAGGATTTTACCTACAAATTCCACGATGACCTTAATAAGGAATTCAGTGAAAAGAACGAGTTCCGGACGAGTGTTCGTGGCGTGAAAATCAGGGGTGTGTATGAGACTCAAAAGGAAGCTGAGATTAAGGCGAAACAGCTACAGAAGCGCGACCGCACATTCCATGTGTTTGTTGGTTCGGTGGGTCAGTGGCTTCCTTGGGACCCATGTGCAGATAGGGTTCAGAGCGAGGAGTATCTTGAGGATGAACTCAATAACCTAATGAGGGAGTACAAAAAGAACGAGGTGAATAAAGATATATTCTATGAGGATCAGAAACGTGAGCGCAAGGATGATGCAATGAAGGAACGTATGAATGCCGAAAAGGAGATGACAAAACAGGATGAGGAGAACAAGAAGAATATGGCTACTATTGAGGAGCACATTGAGAGTAACGATCCGTGGATGGAGCGCAAAACACAGGATACAACTGACCCAACAACTGGAGGGGATGCTGAAGGTGGTGCCTCGGCGTGATGATTAAGTCATTCTAATATATTACAATTTACAATATATAAAATATACTATCAACTTATATGAGAAGTTTAGCTTCGCTTTTATTTTTAATAATAATTATGTTTCCTATTTTTATTTTTTATAATAAAAAATTAGAAAACATTAAACCTCCTAAACTGATTAAATACAGACCTATAGATACAAATATTATTGATATGCAATTCGACACATATAAAATTAAAAAGGAAAGTATAAAAAATATACGTAAATATGAAACTAGTCGTGAACAACGAGACCGTATTGCTTTAGAACGCAGACACGCTTACCTTGTTGATAAATGTTCAAGTTCGATAGTTGAACCCAGTTCTAACATAGTTGTAGGCTAGACTATTATAACTATTCAAGATGATTTAATCTATAAAAATTTATATCTATAATATAATATGAAATCATTAACACTAGTTTTTTTAACTTTATCTATAGCCTGTATTGTAATCGGATATATGGAACTTAAAATAGAATCTAAAAGACAAAAAAATAATTTTGACATAGAATATAGATTTGTTCCAAGAGAGATTTATGATTCACAATTTAATCAACTAGATCTTGAAAAAACATTTAGTGATATATTCGAAAATAAACTATTAATCTAAAATGTTGTTTTTTTAACATTTACAGTAGGACCTCCTTTTCTTTTTTTTTGTTGGGAATATGCTAAATCAAAAGGTTCTTGTTCTTCTTCTGAATCGTAACCACTATTAAAATTATTAGAGTGGTGTTTCCAAAATTCTGGTGCCCCTATTTTAAAATCAGAATGGGGGTTAGCTTTATACCAGAAAACCTGTTCTTCTAGTTTATTACTTTTAGCATTATTATTAATAACTAAACAATTAAAATCTTCTGTACATTGGTCCATCACCTGACAGAATATTTCAAACGTTGGAAACATGCCAGCATAGTGTTCATATAATTTTTTTCTGTTTGATACATAATTTTCTCTTAGAATAAATACGTAATCAATATTTGTTCTTAGATTCGGTGGTATACCTAAAGCATACTGCATTGTAATTATAAACAACATTTTGTAATGTCGTCCATTCATAAATAATGAACGAATATTTACATCCTTTACCCAAGAATTATCATATAAACAATCATCTAAAATTAAAAAAGCGGAAGGATTTATATTACTTTTCCCATATAAATGTTCCTCTTTCATTTTTTTCTTTACTACTAATTTTTGCCTTTTTACAGCATTTGCTACAACCACTGGCGTATATTCGTCGTGGATAAATAAACTTGGAACCATTTTCCCATAGAATTGATTAGCGCCTTCTGTCCCTGAAATTACTGTGCCTATAGGTACCTTTCTATGAAAATATAACAGATCTTTTACTAAAAAACTTTTACCAGTCTCGCGCTTTCCTATAAACACGCAAACTTTATCTGGCTTTATTGTAGAAATATCGAATTTTTTTAATTCTAAATTCATTATAATATTTGGATAATTTTATTTTGTTTTTTTAACAAGCAACGCGTAATTATAAATAAACAAAAATATACCACAATCATAAATGAATAATATACTTTTCGATAATAAAAATTTTAAGTTTACAAAAAAAAACATAGAAACACACATGAATGTTAGTAATTTACAATCATATTTCCCTATATTAGATAATTATATCGATGAGTCTAATTTTGATTATGAAGACAATTCTAATTTAATTTTAAAATCAAGATTTATTATAAAAAACCTTAGTGAAAATAATACCGATATATATACACAAAAACAATCTCATTATATAAAAACTTTCTATAAGTCTAATATTTATGATAGATTTGCAAAAAAAGAAATAACAAAAGATATATTTATTAAAAAAAATCCTATAGTTGATGTTTTAGGATACAGTATGAATCATTATAGTTTAACTCCTAAAATTCTCCCAAATATTACATCATGTATTACATCTGACTATATTAATAATTATAATAATGAAGCATATATTGATTCATTTTTTACATTCTTAGGAAGTAAATTAACCGAAAGTAGAAGATGTCCCACATTCCCATTATTCTATGGTACATATAATTGTTTATCTAATAATCTAAAATTTGACATTACTGAAGATTATGATGATATTAAATTTAATAAATCATTTAGTGATAATATTAACAACAAATTCGCAATTGAATCTATTGACATTGATATTGATTCTGATAATGAACCAGAACCTGATTTAGAAATTATTGAGAATAATCTGGATATCGATACATTAGAGATTGATACTAGTTATGAAGATACACAAGATAAACTAGAACATTTAAATAGTTTAGAAGACTTACCAGACTCGTTTGTTAGTAATATAGATGTTATGGATATAGATGAATTAGAAAATTTCTCAGAACTTGAAGAAAAGGATGATGACACATTTAAATATATTAATGTTACAAATTTTCCCACTCAACTAATATTTATGGAAAAACTAGAATATACTTTAGATGATTTATTAGAAGAAACTAATTTAAGTGATAGAGAATGGACCTCTATTCTATTTCAGATTTGTTTTGGTCTTGCTGTAGCACAAAATAAATTTCATTTCGTCCATAATGATCTACATTCAAGTAATATAATGTTTACAACTACAGATAACCCATTCATGTACTTCGAAGTAAATAACGTTTTTTATAAAATACCAACATATGGAAAAATTACTAAAATAATTGATTTTGGTAGAGCTACATTCACTCATAACAAAACACTATATTTTAGCAGCACATTTGATGAAAATGGTGATGCAGAAGGTCAATATGATTACCCTATAAATAACTCTTTAAAAAATTGTAAAATTAAACCTAATAAAAGTTTTGATTTAGCCAGATTAGCTACAACCATTATAGAACACTTCAATCCTAATACTAAAATATTTAACCTTCTAAAAATATGGATGACTGATAAAAATAACCAGTTTATTATTAATGAAGAAGACGATTTTGATTTATATAAAAAAATCGCAAAGGATATTAAAAATGCTGTACCACTTAACCAATTTAAAAATAAAATTTTTAAAAGGTTTATTGTAAACAAAAAAGACATAAAAAATGAATATAGTATATTTAAATATTAATATGTTTATTTATTAGATAGAGTAAATATAAACAAAAAGATATCATAGGATGGACATTAAATACTATAACTATAACAAATAACATAATAGCTTCTTTTAATTTATTAAATTCAATAGATTCTTCATTTTTAAACAAAAATAAGATCAAATATAGAGTAAATGGTATTATTATATAAACCAAATCTTTCTTTGATAGAGTCATCATTATATTATACAATTATTAAAAATTAGGTGTTCCAACAATAATATCATTATATTCAGGAGTTCCAGTATCTGTAATATTTTCTACACTAACCGACGTGTTTGCAAACATGTTATCTAAAACCTTTTTTTTTAGATAAAGCAGAACTAAAATTATAATACTATTAATTATAAAGGTTTTAAGGTGGGTTTTTATAGACACGCCTTCTTTATTATCGCGATTTAAGTAATTCATAACTAATGAAATAACTAGAGATGTAACGAGAGCACAAGCAAATTCCAAATTCATATATTTCATAATATTTTATTAAAATATATTTAATTTTTTAATTTTACTTATTAAAAAAATTTAATATCAGATTTATTTTTATATTTTTCCAGAACTTCCTCCATTGTTGATTCTTTATTTACCACAACATCACTTAAATTCACTATCTCTGTTATTTTTTTGTTATTATTTGTATCAGATATAGAAATAGTTTTAATATCACTTTCTGTTGGTTCATCTGACTTTACTTCAAATGGTTCATCATATACCTCCTCGTAATTACCAAAGTCATCCAGATTTAACTCCTCTATCTGCAGCACATCTTCTAAAGAATCAACCACAACACTAGTTTCATCTTTAGGTTCCTCTTTAGGTTCATCTTTAGGTTCCTCTTTAGGTTCATCTTTAGGTTCCTCTTTAGGTTCATCTTTAGTTTCCTCTTTAGGTTCCTCTTTAGGTTCATCTTTAGGTTCCTCCTTAGGTTCCTCTTTAGGTTCCTCCGTAGGTTCCTCTTTAGGTTCCTCCTTAGGTTCCTCTTTAGGTTCTTCCTTAGGTTCCTCTTTAGGTTCTTCCTTAGGTTCTTCCTTAGGTTCTTCCTTAGGTTCTTCTTTAGTTTCCTCTTTAGTTTCCTCCTTAGGTTCCTCCTTAGGTTCCTCTTTAGGTTCCTCCTTCGGTTCCTCCTTAGGTTCAGTTTCTAAAAGTGTCTTTAGTTCCGTTAATTTTTCATCAGAATAGTTGCTAAGTTTATTAATTATAGATGTCCTAATAGGATTAACCGTATTATTAATATAATCATTCCCTAAATATTCCTTTAGAATATCTTTTAGAGGTAGTTCTTTCCTGATAGTTTCTATAATAGATTTTTCTATAATTTTATCACATTCTCTTCGATTCTTTTGTTTATCTTTATTGGATACACGATCATCAAATAGGAAAGAATTTTTCCACATATTTCTTGCAACATCAATATAACATTTATGGATAAAATGACTGGTTTTAGGTATTTTAAGATTAAGTTTACCTTTATCTTTATTCATATTGATTGATGTTAAAATACGCGTATGACTAACAAAAACCGCAGTAATAAGTTCATCTAACCAGTCACAATTAGAAACAGAAACAATATTATTGTATTCTTTATCTATTATATCTTGATTCCATATAGGTATTTGACTTAGTTCCTCTTGGAATTTTTTCAAAACATAGGTGGATTCCTTAGATTTTATAAAAAGTTTATGGACCGTTTTATAGACAATTGGTTTTACAATGTGTATAAATTGTTGGGTATATTCGGTCTTAGCGTCGACTAAAACAGCTAAACTTCCTTCTTCCATATTATAAAAAAAATATAAATAAAAAATGTTTATAACGCAAATTATAATTTATTAATCTCTTCTTGGATTTTTTGTTCCATAGTTAGTTCAGTACTTTCCTTAGGTTTAAAATTGTTAGATTTATCATCTATTTCTACAATAGGATAATCATATTTTCCAGCTGTTTTTATATGATATGGATTATCTGTTAATGAAGATAATAATTCCGGTGTTATTCTATCTGAATTATCGCTATAAGAATGGTCCCTGTAATTAGATAGGTTTATTTTAGTTTGTCCTTTGCTAACTTTAACAGAACTTCTAGGTCTTTGTGTTTTAGTTTCAGCCATTTGTTTTTTATGGGTAATTTGTACATCTTTACTACCTATACTTTTTTTAGCACCAGATAAAGTTGGAGCTCGACCCTTTGAGATTAGTTCTTTATTAATATTTAGTGAAGCGTTGTATGAAGCATCGTATGATGAAGGTAGTTTGTTTTTAGAACCAGCAATACCTGAATACTTATGATTAGATGTAAACTGACGATTTGTGTTAGGTGCTTTTGCATTAGCAATCTGGTAACCTCCGTCTTTGTTGAATTTAGGTTGTCCATGGTTCTTTTGTTCTATAGTTGTTTGTTTAATAGTAGCTTTAATAGGTTGATTAGAAAATTGTTTTAATTTGGGTGTTTTTGTGCCTATGTTCAAATTAGTATCTACAGTATCGAGTGTATTTCTAATAGTTATTTTGGGTAGTGTATCATATTCATAAATTTTATTTTTCTCACCACTTTTAATATTACCTTCCCGTTTGTTATGAATCGTAGTTTCTTTGATTGTAGTTCTAGCAATATCATTTGGATCATAAACAGTTTGTTTGTTAGGTACACTCATACCAAGGTTACCTTCTGGACGGATATTACCTTCGAAATTTTCTTTCTTTGTTCTTTTCAATTTATCTAATAATGGAGAAATGATAGACTTAACCGTGGTATTTAAGTTAGATTTATATGTTCTCTGTTGGGTTACATCTCTTTCATTTGGATAGGCCATAAAGGTATGTTTCCCGTAATCCGAAATTTTTTCTACAGAGTTCCATGTTCCTTTAGAATGAATATTTCTAACGCCATCATTTTTATAGTTATTTTTAGTAGATTTTTTAACATTAGGGTTTAATTTATGATAATTTTTATCAGATTTTGCATGACCTAAAAATGCTCGACTTCTTGTTCTGTTTGTTGTTTTTTCATCAACATTAAAATTCAATCTTTTTTTATCTTTAAGATAAGCACCAGTAGTCTTGAAATACCGCGACTGGTCATTTTTATAGAACGTATCTGGTCTTCTTTTGCTAATTCTACCAATATGTTTACGTTTACCATTAACGGATTTACCTTTAACAACCACCCCTTTATAACTTATTTGTTGATTATTTTTAGTTCTTAGTTGATCTATAGTTTTAGGTCTAATAATATCCTGAATTTCTATCTGATGGAATCCACCTGTTGGTTTATTACCATATTCGTGTCCTAATCCAGGACCAACTTTAATTTGGTCGAATGGTAGTTCGCCACGTCTTATATTTGACCGATGAAGACGGTCCTTTTCGTATTCATTAATATTTGGAGCACCATTAACATGTGTAAGGTTTTTAACTGGTTTAAAAAAAGGTCTGGATTCAGATTTCTTATAATTAAATTCACTTTTCCCACTTAATGCCTGAAAGACTCTATTTTCTCTTTGCATCAATCGTTCTTTATTTGGATCATCTATAGTTTTATCTTTTTCTGAATACATAGGAACCATCCCAGCATCATCCATTAAAAAATTTTCTTTAGTTAAAAATTTACTCTTCAGAGTTAATCCATTAGAGAACTGTTGACCTATATACGATTCATTATTTTGTCTTTTTAAAACTGGTTGTTTATTTAGTAAATTGAGTTTTCTTTGTTCTTCAGCTCCCTTAATTTCATTATCTTGAACTATGAGTTGTTTCGGGTTAGAATTAAATGACTCTTTTACCTCCTTAGTTTCATCATCTTTTTTATTATTGACGTATAAAAATCCTAATAATCCCAATGCCATATACAGCTGTATCATTTATATATTATAATATATTATTTAAAAGAAAAAACACATTAAATAAAATGGCATCACTAATTTATAATACTGATACATTTTTTGAAATAAAAAAGAATTATGTTCTTAAAAATACTGAAATTGATAAATTATTTAGCGACTTGTTTAATTTAAAAAAAAAAACATACTTTAAACAGGATTTTTCTATGATTGATAAGAAAAAAAATGAGCTTGTTAGTTATCTAAATAAAATTACACCAAATAACTATAATAATATGTTTAAAATAATGTTTGAAATATGCACAGAACATAAACTAACACTATTCCTTATTGAAAATATGTTTAAATTATCTACGTCACAATCTATTTATTGTACCTATTATGTTAAAATTATTAAACAATTTCTAGAAAAAACCGAAAATAAGAAAGAAATTATGGATTATATTGTAGAAAAAAGTAGTGAATTTAAAAATGTTTCTATAAAAAATAATATAAAGGACAATTTTGGTCTAACCTATGATGAATTTTGTGAGAATAATAAACTTAAATTATTTAAAAAGGGTTATTCACAATTCCTAGGAGAACTTTATCTAAATAATATTATTGAATATTCATTGGTTATTGATACACTTAATACCATTATATCTAATCTTAAAACCATTCTTAAAACTTCAAATACAGATTTTATTGAAGATTCAATCTTGTGTATAGAAAAGATTTGTAGCACTATTTCTAAGAAAATGAACGTTTATGACAGAAAAAAAATTATAACTGATTTTGAAGAGATACAAAAACATGATGCTATTTCAAAAAGACTAAAATTTAAAATTTTGGATTTAAAGGAGAGTCTTTAATACTTTATCAATGAGTGAAGTCCAGAACCATTTGTTATCTATTTTTGAAAATAAAAAAACAGAACTAATACAGTTATATATTACAGAAAGACAGAGATATAATGAATTGGGAGCTCTATTTAATTTTACTAAGGGTGATGAGTTAAAGTCTGTATTTTATCCTATCTCTGATCCTATTGTTTCAGAAGAAACCAAAAAGGACATTATTGAAAAAAACAATTACAGGAATACCTATGCTTTCTTTTTTTTTACAGATGTCCCTACAAACACAACCATTCTTACAATAGAAGATTTAGATTCAAAAGTTTAATTAAAACATACTTAAGAATGAATTAATCAATACATTTATAATGTGTGGCATTCTAGGTGTTCTCGGCGACATTAAAGAACGAGAGTATTACCTTAATAAAAGTAAGTTGATGCGTCATCGTGGTCCTGACTGGAATGGTATGTACTATTCTCCTGGTGAAAAAATTGCAATTTGTCATGAACGTCTTTCTATTATTGGTGTTGATAATGGATCACAACCAATCATTTCAGAGTGTGGTAATTATATTCTATCTGTTAATGGAGAAATCTATAACTATAAAACACTACTTAGTGAAGTTTTGGGTGATAAGTATAAAGGTAATACCGAAAGTGATTGTGAGGTAATTATTTATCTCTATAAAGAATTTGGTATTAATTTTATTAAAATGTTAGATGGTATTTTTTCATTTATTCTGTATGATATTGAAAATAAAAAAGTTATTGTCGCAAGAGATCCGATTGGTATTATCCCACTCTACCATGGACTTGATTCCTCTGGTTCTTTTACGATTGCTTCAGAACTAAAATGTTTTCATGATGTAGAGAAGGCAGAAGTAGTTAACCCTGGGTCTTATTTGTGTTATGATTTTACTACTAAATGGGAACAGGTTGAATCAGGTATTTATTATACACCAGAATGGAAAACTTCTAAATACTCACAAGATATGGACGAAGAAAAAATCAAAGATACTATCAGAACTTCTCTGATTGAAGCAGTTGAAAAACGTCTAATGTCAGATGTTCCTTTTGGAGTTCTTCTTAGTGGAGGTCTTGATTCAAGTCTTATTGCGTCTATTGCCAATAAAAGCATTAAAGCAAAAGAGAATTCGTTTTGTGGGAAACTACATACATTTTCTATCGGTCTAAAAAATTCACCCGATATTCTTGCTGCTCGTAAAGTTGCAGATTATCTAAAATCCGAACATCATGAATTGAGTTTTACGGTACAAGATGGGTTGGATTCTATTAAAGATTTGATTTACCATTTGGAAACGTTTGATGTTACAACTATTCGTGCTAGTACACCTATGTTTCTAATGTCTAGAAAAATTAAATCATATGGTGTTAAAATGGTTCTTTCTGGTGAAGGAGCTGATGAAATTTTTGGGGGATATTTGTATTTTCACCAGGCACCAAATAATGATGAATTCCATAGCGAATGTGTTAAACGTGTAGATGAACTACATCATTTCGACTGTCTTCGTGCAAATAAATCTACTATGTCATGGGGAATAGAGGCAAGGGTTCCCTTTTTGGATAAGAAAGTTATTTCTAAATGTATTACGATTCATCCAGAACTTAAATGTAAAAAGATTGAGAAATATATTCTAAGGGCTGCTTTTGATAAAGACTATCTTCCGGATGATATTCTATGGAGACAGAAAGAACAATTTACCGACGGGGTTGGTTATAATTGGCTCGATACTCTTGTTGAACACTGTAATAGTTCTGTGTCAGATGTAGAATTCGCTTCCCTACAAAAGAAGTATGGAGTTAAAAATAAAGAAGAGGGGTACTACCGAAAAATCTTTGAAGAACTGTTTCCAAACAAAGGTAGTATTGTTCCAAGGTGGATTCCTAAAACGGAATGGGATGGTGTAAGTTATGACCCATCAGGAAGGTCACAACTTGTCCATAACTCAAATTAAATAAATTAAATAAATTAAATAAATTAAATAAATAAATTAACATAAAATTTTAAAAAGGAAACATTTTCCTTTCTTCTTTAGCACAATATTTTTCTTATCAACCTTTATAAGATTATCTATTATAGAAGGTGCTATACTTTTTAGGATAGGATCAACAATTGCATCATCACCAAATCCATCGGTTTTATCAATAAACCGCATCAATAATTCTAAAACTAATTCTTTTTTTTCTGAACCATTTAATGCTTTGTATTTTTCAACACATTTAATAAGAGGTGGGATTATATCAACTAAAGTTGTTAAACTTAAATTACTTAATTCCTTAGTAAACATTTTTTCTATTTTTTCGTAATCATTATTTATTACAGCATTCGCTTTATATCTGTGGACGGACATTATAATATAATACAACATAAAAATTAAATAAAATATGAACTAATAGATACGATTAGTAACAACATAAATTCTTTGTTACGTTCTGTTAAATTGTATAAATCTTCTCCGATTAACCTAATATCCTTTATACTTTCCTTGTATTTTTTGTAATAGTTAAGTAGGTAGTATCCAATAGTAAATGTAAGAATAGGTTTTAATAGACTCATTATTATATGATTATATATTTATACGGATTGCTTCTCTTTTAATTCAGATTTAGATCTTTCTAATGCAGCTTTTTCTGCTGCAGCAAGACCAACATAAAATCCCAGAGCAAAAGAAATAAATGGTTTTAGTAAAAGCATTATATTAATAAAATATTTTTATACAGCCATTTCAGCTTTGATATTTGGATATGGTTCATAACCAATAACCTCGAAATCTTCAAATTCAAAATCCATAATATTATTACGTTTTTTATTAACCTTTAGCATAGGATATGGGCGTGGTTCTCTTTTAAGATTTTCTTCTACATGTTTAATATGTGAAGTATAAATATGGGTATCTCCTGTTACAACCGTCAACATCCCTGGTGTATAGTTAATACCTTCTATATTACAAATCATATAAACCAGAAAAGCACCAGTACAAACATTCCAGTTATTAGCCAGAAAGAAATCGGAACTTCTAAGATATATCATCAAATCCAACTTGTTATCCGTACTATTTACATAGAACTGATATTTACATAGACAAGGTGGTAGTGCCGCATTAGCGAGTGTAGAACCATTCCACAGGTCAATAATAATTCTTCTACTGGAAGGGTTATTTTTAATTAGATCAATAACATATTCTAACTGGTCAAATCCCTTTCCAGTATAATCTTCTTTACATGTTTTGTATTCTGCACCATAGTGCCTAAAATTAAATCCATATGACTCACCCATATCATTTTCTGGATAATGAGATAGACCTCTTGAATCTAAAAACTCTCGGGTTGTATTTCCCTTCCAAATTGTAATACCTTTATCATTTAGAATCTGATTATCTGTTTTACCACTTAGATAAAATTTAAGTTCCTCAAAAATAGCTCTTACCCACATCCTTTTAGTAGTAAGGAGAGGGAACGTTTTACTAATATCATATTTAAAAGTTAATCCAAATTGTGATAAGGTTCCAATACCAGTCCTATCTATATTTTTATAACCCAGTTTGATAATATTATTTAGACTACACATATATTGTTGTTCTTCCTGATTTTTCCATTTTTTAGAACCATTTTTATCATAAACAAATTTACGATAATAAATATCCTTTTCTTCACAAAAATCAGATACAGTATTTAGAACAAAATCTTCTGGGATTTTAGGAAAAAATACATCACACTCATATTTTTTATAAACTTTAGTCATAAATATTTTATCACACATTTCTTTATCCAAACATTCTTTATAAAGAGACCCACCACCAATTAAAAACACATTTGTTTTACTACTATTATCTATAGAATTAATAAGAGTATCCACCTCTTCAAGAGAATTACAAGTAAATACACCATCAGGAACTTTATAATCTTGATTTCTTGTTAGAACAATATTAATACGATCACTTAGAGGTCTATATTTTTCAGGAATAGATTCCCAAGTTTTTCTACCCATAACAACTACATTTTTATAAATAGTTGTAGTAGTATGTGTGGTTATCTTTTTAAAATAGACAAGTTCTCCACTAAGATACCAAGGGATAGTATTACCTTTACCAATACCATTTTTATTGCAGCAAGCGACAATAATTTGAAAACCCATTATAGAATAATTTATATACTAAAACTTTAAATAATCAAATTATTTTTTTAATAAATATGAAAATAATGATTCAGAATTACTTGAAACTGAAAAGGTATCTGAAAGATTATATTCAGAATACCACCACCCATATGGTATATAAATCATTTGTTTCTCCTTTAGTATAACTTCAATATATTTCAACTTGTAAAAGTTTGGTACAGATGATTTATCCTTATCCCAAAAATCCAGATTACTATAACCATTATGTATATATAAGTTCGGTTCCTGTAATGGATTAAATATTATAATTTTTTTCATACCATTTAAATTTACCTTTAAAAACCTATAACTTTTTACTTGAACAATAGGTTTATATGAATCTTCTTCTTCACTTTCTATTTTAAAATTATACGTAAATGAAATTGGTATATGATAGTATTTAAAATAATCATGAAGAATATTCTTGTTTTCATTATTTGTTCTGTTTAATTTATTACTATCCAAATCGGTAAAAATGTTTGTAAATACTGCAACTGATTTATTCATTAAAACTGTCTCGTATTCATCTTTAATCGGATTATTACCTTGTAGAATCTCATAATTATTATTGGGGCTATTTATAAAAATATATTGACTATAAATTATAATTAAAACTACAAAAAATAGTAAAATAAATAAATTATTCATATTACAACTTTATTTTTTTATTTTATTTTTTCAACTTATTAATTAATAATAGACAAATTTATATTTATATTTAAAGTTATACTAACTATTATAATTATAATGGAAACCCCTGTCTCGAACGTCCCTGTTTTTACCGATTCTTATGGAACTCAAGTGGGAAGGGTGAAATGGTTTAGATCCAAACTTGGATATGGATTTATTACAACATGGGATAATGAAAAGTCCCAAGAAGTTGATGTGTTTGTTCATCAGTCTCACATTAAAACCCAGCATAGTCAATACCGAACACTAAAGGAAGGGGAATATGTTTCTCTAAATGTTAGTGTTGGTGATGATTCTCAACAGGCTGTTGATGTTACGGGTGTCCATGGCGGACCACTCATGTGTGACAATCAACACGCTCGTCAGAGTCAGGCTGAACACCAAGATGAACACCATGCTGAACACCATGCTGATGCATCTGAATAAATTATAAATCTACTATTATCATAGAATGATCACTTAGGTCAAAATTAGAATAGTTATAATACTGTTTTACGTCAACCCCTTTATAAAATATATAATCTACCCTTCTTTTATGAATATGTGTGTACTTATTAGTATTATTTAGTTCATGACTATCTTTATAATTTTGTTTTATTATTTCTACTACTTTGTTATCCTCTGGAGTATGAATATATTCATAATTTTTCATATACCTCATTTCGGTATCAGTATAATCGCTTGATGTTAATGAATTAAAATCACCTAATATAATCGATTTGTTATTATGAACATTATTAAGTATTCTTTTGACTTGTTTAAATCTAATATCTTCTTCTTTCTGGTTGTTATTTTTAAATTTATATGTATCTGTAAATAAATGCGTGTTTACAACAGTAATCGTTTCATTTAATTTTATATCAAATAGTAATGCCTTCCTATTATATTTAAGATCTAATACCTGTTTATTTTCTAATTTTATTTTGGATGCAACAAACAGAAATGATTTCTTATCAAATATAAAATAGCTATATCCTATTTTAGTAAATGTTTTCTTTACTGTTTCATAATTATATAAATAGACCCCTTCTACCATTTTTCTTGGTACTACTACTTCCTGTAAACACAAAATATCTATATCCTTTGTTTTAATGTAATCTGAAAGTCTATCTAGGGTTACATTATCTGAGGTATCCCTAAAATAATGAATGTTATATGTTGCTATTCTAAGACTACCTTTCTTTTTAATTTGTTGTTTGTTGTTATATAACTGTTTAAATTCAACTAAATCAGTTAATTCATTTTTTTTTATATTATTTGTTATATTCTTTACACTTTTATCGAATATGAAATTAAAAAACATCAAACATATTAAGAATATATAATAAACTGTAATAGAATAAGATATATTAATTTTAGGTGTGTCTATCTTCTTAACATCAAATGGCGTAGTTTCATCTATTAATATTAGATAGACATTAGAAGTAATGTTTTTAAAACTTTTTTCAGTAAAAAACCCATTTAGTTTATTTTTTTTAAGAAAATAGATAAGTTTCTGGTTACTTAATTTCATTTGTAAAATATTTAGAATTAATTCATCGTCTATTTTAAGCAACTTAAGTTTAGTTTTATTATTAAATACAAACATAGATGAATTGTCGCCATAATTACCAAACGCCTTTAGTAGGAAATTAAGTCCTTTAATTTGATTTATTTGATAATCTGTATTATCTGATAAATAGATTAATCTACCATTAATTATATTTTTGAATGAATTTGAAATATGATAAAAATTCATAGGACTTATATTTTTTATATACATATAATATGTATAACAATTTTTTATCGACTATTTTAGCAGTAATACATACTATTGCATTTCTATCTGTAATAATACCCTTCGTTTCTAATAATATATTTATACTAAAATTATACCTATATTGGCTCATATTTATCTATGCTGGGTGGATATTTTTTAAAGATAAATGCTGGCTTTCAATAATAGAAAATAATGTTTCAGATAATAGCAAAGATGAATGGGCGCTACACCTATATATTACAAAAATATTCCCTAATTTCAAAAAAAAACACACCGCTATCTTCTTCTATTTGTTAAATTATACCGCACTTATATTGGTAACTTATAAATTAGATATGCTACATTTAGGAATATTATGGGTATTTTTTTATGAGTTTTTTAAAACACTAATAAACACTAATAATAAAAATTGATATAAAAATAAGTTAATTAATTAAACAAAGATCCAGGATGATGCACCCCACGGTTCAAAGAAGAATAGATTCCGCTATCACTAATAAATTACAAGAAAATATTGGTATTCCTAAAGACTTCAAAAAATATACTTTGAATGTATCTGGTAAAAAGGGCAAGAATAGAATAATACTTGAAGTAGAGTTTTGTTATAAACATGATGGCTATTATTTTGAAAATCTTCCCCCAGAAATAAATAATAAAATTAATGATTATTTAGATGATACACTTAAATTATCCTTTGTTCTTAACATACCACATGATTATCCATTTAATCCTCCAATATGGATGCTTTCTAACATATCTACTTCTATTTCTAATTTAAATTTACTAATATCTTATTATAGTAGTAAAGTTGTTTATCATAATGAAACACTTTTAAAAAATTGGTCTCCAGCTATACTAATAGACAAGGACATACTATTATTTATGACTAAAATACTAAATTTTGACGATATTATAAATAATATTTACGTTTAAAATACCGTATCACATTTACCACTTATAACACGTAATACATTGTAATTAATTGCATATATATTATCGGCATTTGTAAGAGGAGAATCTGTAACTAATTTAACAGTTTTTATATTCGAAAAATTACATGCACCAGAAGGCATTGGATCTTCTGGTTTAAGAGAAAACGAATAGCAATTAATTTTTTTTGATAATTTAGTGACATTATAACCGTCCGTGTCTAGTTTATAGATAGATGAAATATTTATAAGGCCTGCAGATTGTCTCATTGTGGGAATATCAGTACCTTTATTTATACCAAAATGAGTATTAGCCTCATTTGGATTATTATTATTAATTTTATTATATATTGGTACCGATAGTCTAAATCCAATAGCAACACCTTCTTTAATTTTTGCTTCATGATCTGTTATATTTGGTGATTCAACACCTTTATCTATATCTATAATTTTTGATATAATATTAATACTTTTAGTTGTACTGGTCGAGGTGTAATTCGCACCGTCATAAGATAGTCGATTACCTAAAGTTTGTTCTCCAAAAACAGTAAATAATAATGTATCTCCTATAGATAATTCATTAAACTTATGCTTATCATCTGCTGAAAAAAAATAATAATCTGGTTTATTTTCATTATTTGGTAAAACACGTTTATATCTTTTCGGATCATCATTTAGATTTATTGCTCTACCTATTGAAAACGTATCACGACCAGCTGTATCATTTAATGGAATTCCTTCGGTGGGCGTAGAATTAGAAGCTCCAACATCGTCATTTACTGTTTTAGATAAATCATTATGTGCAAAAATAAGTTGTGATGTTATTGTATTATTTATAATAGATGTGTTATTTTCTGTGTCTAATGGAGTTGTTGTTATATTCTGGAATGGTATAGTAGTATGATAGTCATAGGTCTGTCTTAACTGAAAATATTCTTCGGGTTGGCTAGAAAATCTATCTTCATCATCAAATGTTAGTTTGGCACGACCATAGGTATTAACTAGATTACTGGTCCAAATAATTTCTTTAACAGGTTGAAAGAAATTTAGTATAGTCGAAGTCTTATTACTTGTCTGTTGAACCTGCACTTGTTCTATAAGATATTCGTGGGATATAGTTGAAAATCTCCTCTTTTCATCTACATCTAAATGTATATAATCAGCATGTACTTCCAAAGAAGCATTTGTTCCAACATCATTACCTATACCCCAAGTAAAATTTAAAACAACCGGCTGTGTTTGTATTGCTATTAGTGGTAGTGCCTGTCCTGGACTTTTACAGAACCAGAAATTTACCAGAAATTTAAAGGTATTTGTGTTGTTTCTATAGTATTCGGAAATAATGTTTCATTTAAAGTATTACCTACATTGTTAAGCATAGATTTAAATCCCCTTAATTTAGAGCCAGGTGTAGTTAATTCGTTTTCTATATCCATCCATTCTTGTGTTTTTTTACATATAATTTTTCCACCTATTTCTAATTCTACTGTATTTATTATTTTTGATCCATTTGTTATATTACTATCATGTGATACTACATAAACATTTTTTAGAAGGTCTCCATCTCTGGATATAACAACATTACATTTAGTATTATTTGTTGGATGTAATTCAAAGTATCCAGTAATAAATTGTTTTACTGTATCTATTGTAAAATTAGTATGGCGTCTATATACAACTTTAAAAAACTTATCTGTGGATTACCAACAATATATAAATCATTATTATTTGATGCGGATTGTATAAATGAACCATTAATATTTTTACGTAATTTATTATTAAGATTTTCACTAGATTTCATATTATATAATTTGTTTATATAATATTATTTAAATTAAATTAAAAGAAAAAAATAAAAACTATAAGTTTAGTTAGAGTATGCGAGACCACCCATACCACTCATGATACGGAGGACATTGTAGTTAATAGCATAGCAATCAACATCACTCTGTAACGTTTTACTTGAAACTAGGTGAGCACTATCAATTCGCGAGAAGTTGCATGTGCCAGATGGCTGGTGTTCCTCCGGCTTAAGAGCAAAGGAATACACGCAAATACCATTAAGACAACCACCACCATTAGACTTCTGCGCAATAGCATTCGTGTCCTGGACATGAAGACCACCATAGCCCGAATGGTATTCGTTAACCTGGAGACGCGAGAAATATGTAGACTCACGAGGAGAAAAGCGGTCGTGACCATTTAGTTTCAAATGAAACTTACAGTCCGCGTTGTCAGTAACATTTTTTATACTAGTACCACACAAAGCCTCCTTTCCTTGCACGCCAACGGTTTGCCTTGCGTCTTCTGTATTGGTGGGATTGGTGTGGTTACCTGCCCAAATCAATTCTTTAACCGGATGATTAAAGTTTAGTTCGTGATCACCAGCTGTTGCTTGGAGTCTACGTTCCTGGACCTGTTCGATAAGGTATTCGTGCGAAACCTGTGCGAAACGTCTGCGTTCATCAGTATCAAGATAGATATAGTCAACCCATAGTTTATTAGCAATAACTCCCGCCGCTCCTGTCACCGCGCCATGGAATAGAGTGGCAATTCTGTGGTTCAAATTAACCTTGACCTCGTGGTACTGGAGGGCAATAAGCGGGAGAGCAAGACCTGGGTTTTTACAGAACCAGAATCTAAGTGGAATATGCATGTGGCGGCGTAGTTGCTCCTTCTCCATCTCGACGGGGGTCTGGGTATAACCACCAACTTGACCACCCATACCAGACATATTCTGGAACAAAGTACCCATACCATTGGCACCCTTTCTATGTCCACAACTAACCATACCATTCGGGTTTCTCTCAGTTAACTCAGCCCAAACCTCTAAGAATTTACCACTATGTTTATCAATTTTCTGACCGCCAATTTCAATCTCAACATCAGTAATCCAAGCCGAACCAGGATTAAAGGTTTTTCCCACGAAGTCTTCCCCGTCATTACCTTGCGCACTCGCGAAACCCTCATCAGACATACCAGTGATTCCTTCAATTTCTAAATACATTCTGTGAACAAGGTCACCATTGCGAGAAATCGTTGCCGTGCAGCGACCATCAGTCATCGAAGAACCATTCCAAGTCTGCTCTATAGACTCCATCGAGAAGTTAGTGTGTCTGCGGTAGACCACTTTAAAGAAAGTAATTTGCGGATTACCAGTAAGGTAAACGTCCTGTGCGCCGTAAGCTACGAGTTGCATTAATCCTCCACC